AGGTTCCAAACAATGTGTACCCATCGTACGGGGCTGGGTTGTACACGGCCTTTTTATCAAATATGAAAATGGCCAAAGGTTACGGGGATGTTTACCTTGTACTGAACGCGAAACCATTGAAACCGGTAGTTGTTAACAACGTGAATGAAGCCGAGATTTACCTTCAGGGTCTAGTAACCGATTATTGCAAGAAACACGGCCAACCTAGAAGCCTTTCATACTTCGAGGATAACACCTCTTACGAGGAGGAAATAATGAAGAAAGGTTTCGATGGGATGGTTATAAAGGGAAGGGAAATGGTTAACTTCAAACCAGGAAAGAACGTGAAATACTTCAAAACAGACCAGGAATTGTACGATTACTGGCAAGATTACATAAATGATTAAAAAGGGGAAATGGGGGTATTTGTTAAATACCCCCATTTATTAGAATGATGTTAGATAACATCACAACATACCTTTATTCCTTATCATTACATGTCATACTTCCTTCATTGGTTCTGTTTTTCAATTCATCCAGCACTTGTGTTAATTCTCGTTGCTTGACAAAATAGTTGATATGAAATAAACTTTTCTCCATCAACCATTGTTCAAGTTCTGTCTTGCGTTCCAGCAATGCTTCATAACTCATTACACGCATATTGTCTCGTGTTTGTGTATGTTTGCACGTAACCTCTCAATCTCTTGTTGGGCTGCTATTTTGGCTTTCTCGAAACTAAGTCTGTTATTGTGCTTACCGTTTTCAACCGCGTTCTCGATTTGTTTCTGGAGAGCCGATATCTCTTCTTGTAGATTTTCAATCTTCATTTTGGTCATGTTATCCTTTATTAAATGCCACGGTATTGTTCCACTAATTTTAAATGTTTTTTCTCGTTTTCCACCTCCCGTAATATGTCGGATGCCTTCAGGAAATCGTTATCAAGCTCAAGTCTATGAGCCTCGTTAACTAGTTTGGATATGCGGACCCTTGTCTCCAGTATCTCATCGTTTACCGTTTTCATTTTTCAAATTTTAAATTTGCTAATTGTTTCCGGGGTTGGGTTGTATTTACCCGGTATGAATATGTTTACGTGCCTTATTGCCACCGTTAGCCACAAGTTTAAGACCTGCGTTCATTCAGGCACTCTTCGACCACGTTTGAAACAGCTAATGCCATTTTTGACTTGAATATGGCATCCTGCTTTAATTCGTTTGAAACTTTATCAAATAGCCCATCATTATTCGAAATGATATTACGAGCAACTTTATGAGAAAAAGCGTTAATGATTGAGTTTTTAAATTCATCGGTTCTAATTACCGTATTGAAACTTTCAGAAATAAGTTGCTTTAAAAATGTCGTATTTTCAGAAACAACAGCTTCTACCAGTTTTTTCAATGGAGAACTGTAATCGGTTAAAACTTTCTGAATACTTTCATTCATTGCTATTTGAGCTGTTCTCAAAATATCTTGTTCCAACGTAATTGGAACGTGTTTTTTATCTGTTTTGGCATTAATTGTTTCAACCTGCAATTTCACATCTTCCCGGAACTTTGCATTTTCTGTTCTTAAATCTTGGACAGCTTTAAATAAGTTGTCGATTGTTTGTTGTTCTTTAGTTGTCATAATCATTTAATATTAAGGTGATTAATAAAAACCTGTGGCTAAAAGAATTAGATGTTCCTGGTGTTTTAAATGTATACATTAATAATTTATCGCTCATAATTATAAAAAATACTTTAGTAATATAAAAATACCCGCAATGTTGCGGGTATTTAAGTGTTATGGGTAAGCATAAAACAGCCTACCCATTTCACAGTTAATCTGGCATTTTAACTTTTTTGATATTGTCAATTTGCCACTTTTTAAACTCATTAAATCGCTCAACAATACCTTGTAAATGGTTGAAATGACATCCACCATGTACGCAATCTTTAAAATATCCTGCAATCGCTTCTACACTATGGTAGTCTTTTGCTGTTAAAACAAAGATTGGAATACCTTCGCGTTCTGAATCTTTGATAATTTTTTCGTCTTTTGCTGTCATTGTTTTAATTTTAAATCGTTAATATATGATTGTTTAATAAATGCCTACCCATAACACACAATATAAAAATTGGATATCAGCGTTCGTGGTATTTTGAAAGGTCGGCACAAGCCAACTTTCCATATTGCCACCGTTATCGGTAATGATTAAAAACGAGCAGCCGAGCCTTTTCTAAGTATTCAGCAGCTGATTTTCTGACACCTTCCCTCCATTTATCTGAACGAAGATTAACGATAACTGTCTTTCCTGTGCTTGCTTCGTGCATAGGCATTGCATTTTTACGAGAATATACAGCTTCTAAAGCTGACTTTGCGAATTGCTCACGGTCATAATGTTCTTCTAAATCAACCTGACCAGCCCACATACCAGCTTCAAAAGCTAATTGTAAGGCTACGTCAACAATTTGAAGAAAATCACTACCGCTAACACACGCCTCACCCACAATGGTAGGCTGTGTAGGTGTTTGAAGTTGTTGTTCTCGTGCGTTCATTTGTGTTATTTTGAAAGTTATTTACTTGTAACCCCACCACTGGCGGGTATTTGAGTGTTAACAAACAGCTTAATTCGCTGCTTCGAAAAGTTCTGGGTTCTCGTAAATATTACCAAGAATTTCATATTTGAAATCTTTTAATTCTTGAAAAAGCGAATATGATATTGATTTGTCATTTTTGATACTGCAATCAAGCATCCACTGACCAAGCATTTCATCAAAATAAACTTGCATTGCGCTTTGAATCATCTTTCCGTCAACTTCTGTCCAATCTCCTATAATATCGCCATCATATATTTCTTTTTCATTCTTGTCCTTAAAAGGAGAAAGTTGAAGGGGAATTATATCTTCCGTGAAATCCCAATGTAAATGAGCAATATCAATTAAGGAATGTTCGTATGTCATTTTTTTGGTATGACACAACCAGAATTTAAATTTAATTTCTTGTTTCATAATTATTTGATATTTAATTTATTCGTGTAAAAGCCGATTTGTTAACACAGTATAGCGGTCAATAAGTGTTTTCGTGGTATCCTGAAATTTGCAGCCCGTAATAGCATCTTTGTAGCTCGACAGCGACACGCTCCGCATCCCTTACATGCCTCTATACTCGACCGTTGTACGCTATTTAACAGACCAGCAGCTAACCCGTGGTATGGTTAATTGCCTTGTTAGTACTAAGTTTAAGCGTTACCACCCGCTTTTAATTCTGCGGAATTATTAACTAATTGGTTTGTGCCTCTACCATCTTTTCATCAACTTCCTTGAAATCTGCAATGGTGTTGATGAAGAAATTTTCCCTATTATACATGATTTTTACTCCTTTCAATTTTGGTTTTAAAATGATGGCAGGGGATTCAAGCCCCTGTCATATTGTTTTCCCATTAATGTACTTTGATGTTACAAGGTCTCGATAGTCTCGGTGATTTCCCTGGCGTTTTCAAGGATGTATGCTTTCAATGCATCCTTGTCATCACCGAATTTTATCTTCGCCTCCGTGAATAACAAGATGCTTACACTGTATTTCTTGTTACCTACAAGGACAGGCATTTCCTTGTCCTTTATCTGGGAAGGTCGTGGTTTAAGGTAGGTTAACACGAAGGTTAACCGTTGGGCGGCTTCCGCCATTAAAAGCAAGTCATCAACTTGTTTTCGAAGCGTACCTTGTATATAGGTATGTTTATCCTCCTTGCGTTGGATCGCTTCCTCTTTCATCAAGTTTATGCACGTCTCTCGTGCTGCCTTGTTCTCCCAGTGTTTAGCAAGTAGCATTAAACCACCGGATGTTATGAAACCCTTTATACCAAGTTTCTTCAAACCTTCCTGGATCCTAGGTTCACGCGCAGCATTATACTGTGCCGTGTAGTTTCCTTCAATTGCCTCAAAATCGTTATTCTCCAACCACTCGGCGCTGGAGAAATCCTTCCCCGTTAACACTTCCTTTACTTGTTCCAGGTCTGAACCGATAGTTTCAATACCTGGTACTTGGTTCATTGCTTCGTTCCCTACTTCATTTACATCTTCAAGACCTTGTCCTTCTAGTGTTTTTGCTACTTTTGTCATATGTTTTAATTTTAAATTAGAAATATTTGATGTTCCTTACAATCATTATATCCTGTATTTCATGAAATACCCGTGTCAAGGGTGTATTAAAATTACACCATCTCATGTAATCCTTGCAGTTACTGTGTTACATGAGATCATGAAATGGCCACCGAACCACCCATGGTATGTTGGTTGACATCATGATATACCTGATATCTATGTGGTTTTATTGATCATGATCTCATGATATGTATACTGCTTTATTGGTCATGATGTACTAATATCTATATTGTTTGACTGCTCATGATTTACCGATATGCTTGATTGATCATGACGTACTGATATGTTTGATTACTCATGATGTACTAATATCTATATTGTTTGATTACTCATGATGTAATGATATGTATACTGCTTGTTAGCTCATGATGTACTGGATATCCGTATTACTTGATTGATCATGATATGCTGTATATCCGTGTTGCTTGCTTGATCATGATGTACGATATACATGTTTACCATGATAAAATCTAACGTATGACATGGTCTCAAACCATAGATATCGTAACGGTTAATGTTTAAAAAGGAAGGGGGAACCCCTGTCATCACGACTGGTCTCCCCCTGGTTCTAACTTAAATCCTTGTTGCATATGGCAAACAACAAAGTTCTTTATTTATGTTGTGACTATAACACCGGTGAGATTAAACACTTAAACACTGTGGTAATATTCCTTTATAGTTTACAGGTCCATACCCTGCGTCAAACTTTTGGAACAACATGTTAAATATTTGATCCTTTTGCTTTTCCTCATGACTAGGAGTGTCCTTGCAAATAAACGAGCGTAACCCTCGGTTAATCGCAGCTTCACGAACCCTTTGGGCGTGTGTCCTGCTGTTAGGATCAATGTAAATTTCCATGTTATATCCTTTTTAAAACACTATTCAGGAATATTTAGCTTGTTAACACCGAAAGTCTTCCTGTAGTTCTCATTTATCTTTACTGACATTATTGCCTCGATGTTCATTTTAATATTCTCATGGTAAAAAGATGTCCATGTCAATGTATTTAGGTCACATTTACTCGATGGTTTGCATTCCCCACCAACGGTTATCCCGTGTACCTTGAACCCTGCTTTAGAACATTTCTTCCTGAAGAAAGTAAACGATTTATGCAACATTTCATCAGTTACGAACATTGTTGGTATCCCCTTCCTGTAGTTAAATTGCCCGATCGCTGTCTTTTTCAAACCCTCGTGGGGAGAGAACCTTGTCTTGATCCTCGAGTTAAGCGGGAAAGGACACTGATCCTTGTCTACCATGATATTATTAGTAGCTGTTTCAACTGTTAACCGGTACAACGGGAACGCTAATATTGCTTTCATCATTATCTTCAATTATTATTTTCATATCCTGTAAAACCTACATACCCATCGTTTCATGTTGAGGTTGTTTATATATTTATTTCAACGGTCTCACGAACTTGCTCTTCCAACCAGGGGGCATCGGTTCAACCGCTGGTAGGACACCGGCTAGCACACCCAGGATGTGACATATGACATCGATAGTCCAACCGTTACCCACCATCTTCCTGGCCTGGGTCTCGCTAACACCGGTTCCATTAAAATAATCATCTGGCAATGTTTGTAACCTGCACAGTTCCTTCAAGGTGTAGTAACGAAACGGTAGTTTTTTCTTGAAAGCATCCGGGTAACGTCCAACAGGTAACGGGGTTAGGACGTTATCCTTGTCCACGGTAGTGATGCAGTTACTCTTGTCACTGTTGTCACCCCTAACTTCAAGGCATTGTACCAGTGGTAATGACAGGTCGTTATCATCCCTTACCCCACGGTGGTTGAAACGTCTACCCAGTATGGTTGACTTGTTCAAATCCCTCCCGCGTATGGCACCAGGTTTAATGTTCTTCACGACGTGATCTTCCAGTATGTCATGTAACTTGATGTTCTTGTCGGGTGGTTGTGTTATCTTGAAATTAGCCCAGTAAAGGCGTTCCCTGTTCTGTGCTGAAACCAGTTTGCTGTTGATCAGCACCGGTCTAACACCTAGCAGGCTCGATATTGTTTCCTCTATATCCTTCCCCATGACGACGTTCTCCAGCAACCAGTACCTTGGTTTAACTTCCATCAACAACCTTAAGAACTCGAAGAAAAGCTTGCTGCGGGGGTCATCGAAGTTCAGCCTGTTACCGGCCATGGAGAACCCCTGGCACGGTGACCCACCCATCATTAGATCGATCCCGGGAAGGTCAGAACACTTTATGTTCCTTACATCACCAAGCTGTACCGTGCCCGGGTAATGGTGCTGCGTTACCTTGATGGAAGCAGGGTTAACCTCGCTGGCGAAGTACGTCCCGTGTTTGACACCGAGTCTTTCAAGTGCTAACTGGCCACAACTCTTCCCGTCGAACAACGATAACACGTTGCCGAACTCGAAATTACATTGATCCATCAGATGAAGTAAACCTTGTAATCATCCGTTATGCCATCCGTGTAATATAATACCACCTTGCCGTTCAACGTGGATATAACCGGTAATACCTGCGTGCCATCCGATTTCTTCGAGAAGACGAACATCGAATCAACGTTCCATGAATTGTTGGTAAGGTTGGTTATCTCCACCTGGTAATCGTCAACCCGTTTCAAGGAGTACACCATACTGTTGGATGTCTGTTGCTCTACCTCGCCGTTAGCCCACGAGGCCTTCACGGTCAACGTTGACTTGGAAGTTTGGAGAGTGTTCAACATCGATGATAACAAACCGTTAACGTTCAACACCGAGTTGATGTATGAAACGCTACCCTTTAATTTCCTCAAGTACGCCTGTATCTTCACGAAGTTCTTCCCCCCTATGTAAATGTTGCTTGAGACGGCATTCTTTGACTCTATGCCGTCAAGCACGGGGTCAGTGCTTGATAAAAACTGGTCTAGTTCTGCTTGTGTCATGACTTGTAATTTTTCTCGTATGTTGCCTTCAACCTTGACATGTCACCATCGGTTAACTTCTTCCCGGTGACACCTGTGAAGGATGAAACCGATGTGATGAAATCAGTCACGTTGGACGTGTTAACAGCGTGCCACCGTAACCCTATCTTGTTGTCCACGTTAACCGTTATGTTTCCCATTACCAAACCAGAATCTAACTTGAATTGCAATGATTCGTTCCGGTAAATCTCACCTATTCTCGTGAGTGTCGTATCTTTTTTCCCCATGATTTCTATCGATTGTTCAATAATAAACGTATTTCTTCATCACTCAGGTCACGGCTGATCAGTATGGTGGTCATGTTGTTCATATTACTTTCTATCAGTGGTTTACGTAACCTTTTCTCTATTTCTTCCCTCTCGTGGTTCAAGCGGGTATTTATCTCCGTCCCGGTGTAAGTTAGAAGGTAACTCAAACCTGCCTTTATGCCAGGGTACTGGTCAACTGCTGCCTTCATCTTCTTGGATAGGCGTTGTATCATGTCCCACACCTGGTCACCGTCTATCAATTTACGACCTTTCTCCCCGTTCTCGTGGTAGTAACGTGTCAGTATCTCGCCTATCTCGCGGTTGTTGTACGCGAATTTCTTGCTGTCACCATCAACAGATATTACCTTGAACTCGATGCCAGTCATTAACTTGAAAAGCTTGTAATCGTACTTGTCGAATATCTTCATGTTCGTCACTTCCCTCTCGCCACTGTTCGGGTTTACCCTTGTCTTGAACAGGTTGAACAAATCTTTCAAGCTCTTCAAGTACTCCTCGTACTCGACGCGAGCCTCTATAAGCTCGTTATCATTAACCCTGTGGATGTTGTTCCACACGTCTGAATCGTACTCGCCATCATCACCCGTGTACTCGCTCTCTGTTTTAACACTAGGTATAGGTTTTACCTCATGTATGTTATCGGATATATCGTTCATGAGGTCAACCGGGAGATCTCGTAACTCGGGGTTTGCGTTCATGAATATCTTGATTGATTTCTGTTGCTTGTGAACCATGTCAGCCATTGCGTTACGGCTTATGGTACCACCTGTGCGGGCTATCTCGTACAGTCCCTTGCGAATCTCGTTCGAGATGTAAACATTGGCGAATCCCTGGAACGATACCGGGTTATCCTTTGTTTTCTGTATCTTGTACCACTTGTCAAGGGCGAGTGATAAACCCAGGAAACCGTACCCGCTGGCATCGTTGACGTACTGGATCAAGTTCTGCCTGGAACATATATCATACGCTATCTTGTTAACCAGCTCGATGTGGTTAGCTGCCAGCATTTCCTTCGGTTCTTCCTCCCTTACCGTGTTGTAATCGAAAATCTCGTACATGACGTTGGTTATGTCGTGTTTACCGGAAAGGGTTGACATCTCGTTTGATGCCTCGAACTTCACTGTCTCGATATCCAGTTTCAGCTTGTCAATCTTAACCACGTCCACGTTTTCTCTCAATAGTTGTCCTATCTTGGATGTGTTCATGGTGTAGAACTGGGAAATACTCATCACATCATGGTACTTCTTGTCTATCAGGTTATCGTAGATGTGCGCCATCAACCTGTCGTATGCCGCGCGCACGTTTGTTGTTTCCGATGCCTTCTCTAGCTGTTTAAGCATGTCATCGTCATCATCTGAATCAAGGTCTATGAAGTTCTCCGTGTCCTCGTCAACAAGTGCCGACAAACCAAGCACGCCCCTGTACTCTCGTACCAGGAACAACACGCTACTGGGGTTCGTGAACCTGAATTCCTTCTCTAGTGCATCACGTTTAGCCTTCATTTCCTTTAATTTCCCTGAGTTCCTTATCTTGTCACCAAGTTCCGTTCCACCCGTAGGTTTGGATAATACCTTCATGAAATCCTTGCGTTGTTTGGTGAGTTCGGATATCATCTTGATACACTTCGAATGTAACTCGGGGTTAACACGGGAGTATTGTTTCGCCTCCATGTTCAATAACCTTATCTGTGTTTCAATTGTCTTGAAACCTGGTGACGAGTTCAGGTAATGTTCTGTCCTGGTGCGTCCCATCTTGTTCATTGCCGATGTGGCTGATGAAAGCTCGGGCATACGCTCGGTTGTCCTGGTTCCCTTCAATCGTGTTACCCGCATGTCATCATTTACCCCGGCGTGTCCCGCGAAGGTATTAACGGCTTCAGCCGTGTCCATGTCAAGGAGTTGGTCTAGTTCCATGACTTTTTCACCCTTTTCCACTAAATTCTCCATTGTTCCAAATATTTAAGTTAGATATTGTATATTTTTCCAGAATCTAAAATTACATATCGTGTATTTCCTGGTTTAACATTAGACAATCCACGTATCTTATTATTTTATTTTTCAAGACATCTAAACCACCAGATTTCTCGATTTTAGATTGCTCGATGTAAAGGGAAACCTGTACCTTATTATCATTACCAGGTTTTCTCCCTGCGTTTTTTCTTTTCCCCCCGTGTGTGGTTTCCATGATATTTTCCCTAAAAATTCCTCATTAATGATTTGATCCTACAAATCTACAACTATTTTTGAATTTAAATACATTTTATCTTGATTTTTTCAAGATTATCGAAAATAAATCAAATGTTTTCCATATTAATTAGATTGGTGCATCATGTACTGGTATCATTTGAAAGCCGGGTTTGCATTCCCGCTCATGTTGGTTGCCGAGCTGCTGTCGGGGCTGCTTGATGAACCTGACCTTGTCACTGGTTTATCCTTCTGTACCACGGATGCCGAGATACTCTTCACACCATCCGCGATGAAATCGTAAGTTTGACCTATGGCGTTATCAACTTCCTTCTTGTCGAAACCGAAGAATGAGAAGGCATCCCTGGAGGCATTCTTGTTTGTCTTCACCACGTTTACTGATTTAGGGGCGAAGTAAATCCTGTGTTTACCCATGTTGAAGGGCATCTCTATACCCGCCCTGCCCCTGTTCTGGGCAGGCTTCAGCTTCACCTTGGCACGCATCTTCGTCGGGAAATCGCCGTAACCCAACGCGTCGGTGGGGAACGATACTTCCACGTCCTCCAGTATCAGGTTACCTATGCACATTATGGGGTTAACAGGGTTACCGATGGTAAGGTGCCAGAACCCGGTTGGTTCCCCGGACAACAGGCTGTTCATGGTGAGTATCCCTGGTCTACCAACCTTGTCGAGAATCTTGCCCATCGCTAGTGCCATTCCCCCTTGCATGGCTGTCTTCAACGCGTCAACCGCGGATGACTTATCACCGAAAGTCTTCAACACTGATTTCAAGTCGTTGGTAGCCTTTGATAGTATGTTGTCCATGTCGGTGGTGTTCATGTACTGGAAGCGCTGGTAGAACTGCGATGGTCTATCACCAACCCAGTACCTGGCACCTGGCCAGAACTTCCCGTCGTTGAAGCAACATGCCAGTATATTGGCCAGGATGTCCTTCATGGCGTACTCCGGGGTACGACCGTTCTCCGACCGTAACTCGTAATCGAACTGTATGTCGAAATTCTTCTCGAATTCCAACCCCACGTCGCGTATGTTGGTGTTGGTTATGCTGTCAACAGGACCGTATACCTTGTTCTGGTCGAATTTGGGGTCTAGCATCTTGGCGTTCTCACCCATAAGGTGATTGTTGTACAGGTTAGGGTCGAACACCGTGAAAGCTTTCTTCATGAAACCTGATAGTCCGGCCTGATCTCCCTGCATGGTTGATTGCTCGTACTCCGCCGTTAGTTCCTTCCATTTCATCTTGAAACCGAAACCAAGGAGTTCCTCCATCTTGTTGACTTCCTGGTCGAAGTACGTCACCATCCGGGCTATGTCGGGTTCCCCCTGCGATTCCTTGTCCCATATGTTATCGGTACAAGGGTACGGGTAACGCCTAAGTGTTATCAATCGGTTAACGGGGAACCCAAGGTTCTTGCAGTACAGGAAATCATCAACATCATACCTCATAGCACGAGTTTCCATCTTGCACAGGTCAACGAATGAAAGTGCCTTGAACTTGTCACGGTTAGATGGGATATCTTTTTCCATCGCCGGGAAATCGTCCGCAAGCTTTATCAGGTGCAACTTGTTCATCACCGAGTTGGTGATTTGGCCGTTCTTGATCTTCGATGGGTCGGCACCCTTCGGCACCACTATGTTACCGGTATTCGTGTACTCTGGTCCCGTGACGTAGTTGTTTATCCTGTCTAGTTCAACGATACATCCCATTTCACTCGTGGTTTAAAATTTCATCGATATCTTGCCTCATCCTCATTATGTCATCCCTCACCTTGGTTAAATAATATTTACGTAACTCGGTAACATCATCAAGTTTCTCCCTGGTGAAGAAAGCATCAACCTTGAAACACCAGTTAGAGAAATCGAACCCATCATGAAACGATACTATCCTTGATGAATTCGATACAGTACCCCTTGATATCATGTACATGTTGGAGTTCTTGTTGTATAGATGTTTCTTCCTGGTATTGATATCCTCTAGTATCGATGTCAACATGATCATGTACGTGTTATGTAACATATCATCCATGTTGACATCGATAATAATACCGGCACCAAGTAACGGTCGATGATAATTACCATTCGTCATGAACATGAAATAACATTCATCACCTGTCATGAGTGGTTTGTTATCATGATTGTACATGTTGATGAAAACATTACCTACTTTGGCACATGATGCACCACTTAAATCGAGGTTCATGAATGTTTGTTTTTATCGAACCTTGATAGTAACATGTCAACATCAGATAACTTCTTGAATATATCACTATCATGATAGGTGTGTGTATTTGTATTATCGACTTCAATCATGATTGAACCAGTATCAAGGTTATTATGTCTTGAATCATTCATGATTGGTTTGATGTTAGATTTTGAATTAAACTCGATTACCTCATGATTCAACTTATCGATGATATCCATTTGTTTATCGATGACACGTTGTAATTCCTTGATAGTATCATGATCAACATGTTTAACCGTATCACCAGTATGATCAAGATGTTCATGATCTCCCAGCATAACTTCCATCAAACCCATCTTGATCATACTAATGAGATCATGTGTGTTGATGTATTCTGCAATAAAACTAACAACATCATCATGATCAAACTCCAGCATATCGGATAGTTGTTTGACTTTCATGATGTCAAAAGGTACCTCGATACTAACACGTGTTGATCTTGTCGTGTTGTATGCCTTCATGATGATGGGTCGAATAACCTGGAACTCGTCATGTTTAACATTGTTATCTTGTTCCATCATGACATGTTTGTTTGCATCTTCCCTGATAGTATTGGTAACACGTGGTTGAGTGATCTTGGAACCTTCCTTACTCGATGTAAGTGCCTTCTCCTTGTCCATATCAGTAACGGTTCCTATTCCATCGAATATTCTTGATGGTAGTTTCCTGGTGTTCTTGATGTCCTTTTCAGTCATGATCGTATCGAAGTACACGTACCTTGATAGTATCTCCTGGCTAGACATCACCTTGTACTTGGTGGCATCATCCCTTAAAACGGTGTATCTCGCGGTGTCAATCTCTAGCGGTGAATCAGGAGGAACGTACTCCCCGTCTGATATGAACCACGCGTCTTGACCGAACTGGTCTTCAGGAGCTTGCTTCAACACGCGTATCATGTCTTTCAACGACATGTCAGTGGATGTCTGGTTCTGTGATTGCCCGCGTATCACGTAGTGACCGAGCTTGACTATGTTACCTTGATTATTCATATTATCTGTTTTAAAAATTTTACGCAAGCATGTTAATAATGTTTCCTTGAGGATATTTCCATACCCAGGGAGGCGTGTACCCTCCTTAACGATTCCGTTGTCACCGGTTCCCATATGTCATCATCATTGAAATTATCTAGTTTCGAGATGTCATCAATGACACTCGTTATTATGAATTTCATCGTTTTCAACTGGTGATCGTTGATGTTCCTGAACAGGTAAGCAGCATCGAGTATGTTGCTCTTAAGGGTGTTGTAGAACTTGTAAACCACGTGTAGTTCCTTCATGTTGAACCCGTCAACCATGAAGTTGTTCTTCATGTTAAAACAGTAATTAAGGAACACGAGCACGTTGTTCACGTCTCGTGCATCCATCTCATGTAACCCGTCGCAGGCCGATATCTTCCCGGTGAAATCAACGTTCACCTTCTCAATGTTTCCCATTTCATGTTTTATTTTCCCCATGACTCGATAACATCGAGCTGGTGTTTCTTTAATCTCATTATATACATGTACTGCACTATCGTCCTTCGGTGGGTGAAAGCAGGACGACACGCGTCGCAGAAACTCGTGGCAGGAGAATGCCTCCTGTAACTCGGGTATGTCGTGCAACCACATTTAAGGCAATGCCACTCGGTCCTGGTAGTGAAAGAATAAGGGTTGTCAGGTTTCAGGTTACCGAGCACAACCTCTAGTGACTGGTCCAGGGTTAGTTCAACTTCCATGATGCATTAGTATAAAAATAAAAGGGAGGTTCAATTTAACTTGAACCGCCCTTATTTACATGTTATTTAAAACCGGTACTAGGCCCAGTTGTTGTCGTTGATGAACACCCCGACGTAGTAGTTCAACTCAGGGTAGAAACCGATATCAGCTATCGCGAAACGAGACCACACGCGGATTAATTCAGCCATTGTGGTAGGGTCAATCGTCTGGCGTGAAGCTGCAAGGTCATATGCCAGGAATTTAGAACCTGGATCCTTGTCATCACCACGGCGACCGAACAAGATACGTGGGTCGCGGAACCTGATCTTGGGGTTCTTGTAGACGTTGACCGATTCGAATATCGTGCCGGCGTACTGTAATTCGGGTGATGTTTTCATCGAGGTTACCGATGGACAAACAGAATATGACGCGTGTTTCTTCAGTGTGGCACACATGGTTCCACCAGCCACCAGGAAGTCGTAACAACCGATGCGGTTCTGGTAGCTGCCGAACTCGACGATCTCGAGGATACGCGAGTAAAGGCGTTCCGCGTGGGTAGTCTGGTTCTCGTAACCTGCCGACGTGATGGAGTTGGTGATGTCACCCATGTCATCGCGTCTGTCAGTTCCCGTCATGTCCTGGAACACCACGTCAACGGCACTCATGTCCTTGGTGGTGGTGGCAGGTGCGCTGATGAATAACGAGAAGTTCTCACCCTGCGACTGGTACACGTTAACCGCGTGTTGGACACCCATGCGGTACAGGTGTGTCAAGATAACCTCGTCGAGAGATTGGATTAACTGGTTCTGCACACCGGTGTACAGGTGCGATATCACGTTGACACCAACGGCCGCCATGTCCTTTATCTGGATGTTAGTGGTGTTTGCCTCGATCTCGAGCCCTACCATTTCAATCTGCTTGTCAAGGGTCACTACTTGCAGGCGGTGGATAGGTCCCTTCTCTTGCTGGGCACGTGCCATCCCGCCGAGCGAGTTGTTATTGGATGCAGCCTCGGCGATGTTCGTGCGAACGGCAGAAGCGTAACCGATCGTCAATGCTGCTTTCGCATGGTCGATTGCTGTTCCATCAGTATTATCGGTGATGGTATCACCGGTACCGGCACCAGCCCATACTCTTGCCCCTGTTTCAAGGTTGACAGCATCGATCACTGCCTTGATGGTAACGCTGTTATCCCATGTGTATGTGATCGTGCTGGTTTCAATCGTAGACGTGCCCGTGGCAAGTACTTCAACAGTCATAGCGGGGTGAACAAGAGAGCCCAGCATGAAGCGAACTTTCAATGCTTTGCCGTCGTTAGCACGGATCACGACTTCAGACGTTGCTCTTTCAAGGGCTTTAGTCTTGATGAAACTGTACGTGAACAAGTAACACACGATCTCCATGTACGATGGGTTGTAACCAAGGCGGTCGAACGTGCCACCACCGTAGACGGTATCAACGTACTGGACACGCACGACGGGGGTATCGGTAGCGATGACGGGCATCAAGTCGAACCCGATGCAATTCAACGCGATGTGGTTCTGTAAACCGAATATGTAAGATGGTATATCACCGGAACCAGGTTTGTAACCGGGGTTCCATATACCGCCGGTAAGGCTGGTGGAAACACCTGGTGAAGAGAACTCTCCCATTCCCGTGATGGATTCAGACGCGCTTTCAAAGAACTTAGACAAGTTACCTATACCCTTGAAGATCTGCGAGTCCTCGAACAATGGTTTCTCACCTACCATCTCGGACACGCGGGCACGGTTAGCGTACTGGTTAGCTGCGAACGAGATTCTTTCCTTCGCTATGTTGTCACGGCCTGATGCTTTTGGAGAACCCTCGTAACGGCTTAATTCCGTTCGGAACGCGTTCTCGATAAGAGGTTTGAACTTGCCAGCCACTTTCTCCTCGAGCTGGTCGTGCTTGTAGATAGACTTTCTATCCAATACTAGTGGATTATTCATATCCTTTTTCAAATTAAATGTTTGGTACTGTTTTTAACTAAATTCCAGGTTAATCACGTTAACTTAACCCGTAGTGCTGGCGCAATGATTGCTTTAGGTCGGCTTGTTTCTGCTTCTTCTTTTCATCCGCGGCTTTCTGCTGTTCCTTGGCTTTCTCTTGCTCTTTCACCTTTGGTTCATCTTCTTTCTCCTTCTGGTGTTTGTCTTGCAAGTCTTTAAGCTGCTTGGATTGCTGTTGTTTCAACTGTTGCATTTCCTTCTGGTGCTTCTCGTCGATTTTTTCCTTGTCACCTTTTTGTTTCTGCTGTTGTTTCAACTGTTGCATTTCCTTCTGCTTCTGTTCTTTCTTCTGCTGCTCTTTCTGGCTCTCGAACAACCCCTGTAATCCTTGCTGTTCATCATCGAATTCGAAATCATCAGGATCAGTATCGTCATCTTGATCAAGGTCATCGAAACCCTGGTCATCGAAGTCGAAATCATCATCCTCGAACATGAACCCGTCTTCTTGTTCCGACTCGTTCATGTTTTGCAGTTCTATTGAATCTACCCCTTGTATCTCCAGGGTAGCTTCAGTTTCATTGGATTGTGCGATCGCGTGCAACGCGAATCCTTTCATTCCTGACATGTTAATAGATTTAATTGTTATGGACTAGTTAATAGAATATTTATTTATTTACACGCTCGGTTCAAACGTTACCCCGCTCATGTTCTCTCCAGGGACGAAACCACCGGAACCCTCTTCATCATGGTATGACAATACCCCCTTGAAAGGTTCCCTCCGTTGTTGCGCCATATCTACCTGCTTGAAGAAACTTTCCTTGAACATGGATTGTGCCGTGTCATCAGACTCGTTCAGTTCCTTGTCGGCACTTGATTTCATCTTCCCCTCCAACTTGTCCTGGTTCGGTACATCACCTTCCTGCATCTTCTCCTGGTCCTTTTTATCCTGGTTGCCTTCCTTTTCAGCTTCCATGAGAGGTTTCAAGGCTTGCTTGCTGAAGTACCACTGGTAGAATGGCATGAATCTCGACTCGTCACAAGACTCGAACAACGCGTACTCTGTCTTCATTGTTGCCAGTTCATCATCGTATATGATCCCGCTGAAATACCCTAGGGTGGACAGTTTACCGTTCGGTGAACCGGTGCTCTCGTTCAGGCAGTAGAAATCAAGCAACGCGTTGGGGAAACCTGGCTTGTAAACAAGGTCGTATGTTGTTAGAACCTTGACCGAACAGTTGAAAGTGCCGTCGGGGTTCTTGGTCTCCTGCCCGGCAGCCCTGGCTGACACGGCTAGACACCCCCCGGATTTCACTATTTCTTGTGCTTTCAACCCGCCAGGGGTGTCTAGTAGTATCAACATTCCCATCACGCACATCGTTGATGGATCGTACCATACATCGATCAACTTGTGTGACGCGTTGTTGTAGTTGGGGGTGTACTTCTCCGGGTGTTCAAGTTCACCGTAAACACCATGCTTGCTGAAAATCTGTTGTTTCAGAACCTGTACCATGTACAGGTACGAGTTAAGGTCGTAATACCTGAAATTGCTGTTCGGCATCCTGTTAGACAGGTCGGCGAACACCCCCTTCAACACGATGCCCTTGTACTGCCCCCCCGTTATAGGGTTAACGAGTATCGTTGATCTTATGTCCTCGTAAGACACCATTTCAAGGGGAACGCTGCTAGATTCAACCAGTATGAACTTCCTGGGGTCTACCTTGCTTGTTTCTGTTGCTTCCATTTACCGTGTTTTTACACCTTATTTATCGATGGTTAGAAATTACCATCATCATGGGATATGTTTGACCTTGCATTCGATGTCTGGTTGTTTTCTTCATCTTGTCCTTCACTGTCATCCCATTGACCTGGTGAACCGTTAACATCTTCATCTTCCTCTACTGGTTCCTCGTTACCAGGAGTACCTTGAACCGGTTCACCTTCTTTTGACTTGAAACCTAGTATGACCTCTTCCTCTAACCTGTCATCCTCCATGCTGTCGAGCTGTTCCTTGTTGAAATCAATGATGTTCTTGGCTGCCCACCTGACAGGTATGGTTTTACGCATTTTCCCTTCGGCATCCTCCTGTTCACCGAACGCCACTATGTTGGTGGCAAGCTCTACCTTCTTGCTGAGAACCTCTATCTCGGCCAACCGCTCGTACTGGTTGTAAGCCACCCAGTCCATCTTGATGGCATCCAGTAATGAAAGGTCACAACCGATCTCTACCTCTTTCAATGTTAACTGAATGCGTATAGGTTTGATGAACACGAGCGCGAATGCCTTCCTGTACGTGTTAACTATCTTGGAGAAGTTTACCTCGATCTTCCTTAACGATGACACGTCGTTGAACCCCCAGTTATCAGATGAATTCGGGTCAATGCGATCGTACGGTATCTCGGTGTCCTTCCAGTATAGTTTCTCCCAGTATGTCAGCGAGTCGGTTTCCGTTAAATCTGGGCCTGTCGAGTTAACCTCCTCTATTTCCGGGTGTCCCGAGTTCTGTGTTTCACCCGTGAAGAACTCCCTGTAACCACTGTTGTTAGGCTTGTTGTTGAACAGTACCTGACCGTCCGTGTGCATGGAGAACTGGTTGGCGAACTGTGATTTAGATTCTGTTAGCTTCTGTATAGCCTCGTAACGACCGATATCACCTAGCCCTAACTTGATGTGCATCCTTACCTGGGACTTGGCAGCGAACCACAAAGCCTTAGATGTCATCATGGATTTCATGATGTTGAAGGACATGCGCAACCTGTCCACGTACGACACGTAACCGAAATCATACTTGTTGAACTCTATCAAGACGACCTGGTTCTCGTGCAATACCCTCTCCCTTCCACCATCCGACATGGCTTTCATGACGTAGAACACGTAATCACCGTCCTTTATCTTCTGCAAGGTAGACGGATCTATCGGCATCATACCTATGATATCTTTCGGGTTCTTCAGGTTATCGTATAGGATCTCCCACGCTACCTTCCCGGTGATGATGTACTCCTTCAACTTATCGAGAAGACCTTCATCGTTGAACAACAGGTACTGGTAAAGTTTAGGGAAGAATACCTGGTCGAGGTACTCCTGTATTGCTAGCGCGGTTTTCTTCTTGTCCTGGGGTATGAATGAATCTTTCAACCTTGGGGAAACAGGGTACTTGTGCTGGTCGGTATCCATGATGGCGATCTCGTTTGCCATTATGTTAACGGCCTTACGTACCTCGTTGTTCTCGGAGAATATCAACAGGTCATTCCGGTAATTGATGGCCGTGAGAGGGGAGTACGCGTACATGTAACGGTAGCGTATATCCGGGTTGAACACCATCGAGGAAGCGTGTGATGCGTCCGAGTGGTATATCGGGTCTGATGATACACTCTTGGCTCTCTCCATTGCCCTCGCGTCGATGCGCTTGTCAGTGGTGTTGGCCAGCAGTATCTTCTTCGATATGTCCTTGTCAACATTCCTCGCTGTTAGCGCGTTGACACCCATTGATAATTTCATGTTCCTTGTTCTAATATTTAACTACCGAGTTATCCTTCTTCAACCTGTGCATGAAGTTATCCAGGTACAGGTTATCGGTGAACGTTAATTCCAACATGTCCATGTTCTTGTGTACCTCCATGATGTTGAACGATATGTTCTCCCTCAAGTACGACAGGTAATTCCTGGGTTTCAACTCGGTTGTTTTCAACTTGATGTTGTTAACTACCTGGTAGTTATCCATCATATCTTTCTTCAGATCATAACATACCATCATGGTGTTCAAACCTTCAGGGACGAATATCAACTGTTTCTCTCCCCTGTCGTAACATACCGATATGAGTTTCGATGGTTCTATATTGAATGTTTCCTTCAACTCCTTGAGCAAACCGAGGTTCGTTGATATGTTGAAACCTAACACCATCACGGGACGGTTGGCCAGTATCCTCATCTTTACCAATTCAGGGGTGAAGCTGGTATCATCTTGCTTCTCCAGGAACATGATAGCCTTCCGCAAATCGTTCTTGAACGTGATGACGTTGAATTGCACGGGGTTCTCTACCCTCCTGTGGTCAACGTTTAAACACTCGTTCAATGATGATTGAACGTCAAGGTTATTGTTACCGAGGAAGTTGTAAACACCCTTGAAATACACGTACCTGTTGTTCCTTGATGACATGGTTATACCAGGTTCAAAGGATGAATCCTCGAACATTGGTTTCAAGCTACCGAAATTGTGCCTGTATATCATGGCGTTCTTCCTTGGTAGCATGTTACCCTTGTCAAGCTGCTCAAGGCAATCAATCAACGTTCCGATCACTCTACCTTCAGATTCTATGTTTCCAAGGTTTATCATGTTGTTCTGGTTAAAATTATATTATATATCATCGTTGAGTACCACGTCTACCTTGCTGTCAATTGTCGATAATTTCTTCCCGCACACGTGCAAGATGGTGGCAACGATCTCGTTATTGAGTATGTAACTGGCGAAAAGCCGGCTGAAGAAAAGGTAAAAATTCCCCATGTTGTTCATGTTTTAGCATCGTCGATAAGCAACCTGGTCTCCATGTTGAGTAGTTTAGCCCTCAGTGGTTTCCATACCTGTTCCGCCTGCACGAAGGCGGCGTTCTCAGCCATAAGTTGCAAGTCGGGTGACCATTCCCCATTTACCTGTGGTAACATTTCCAGCATGGACTTGTACAACGCGATGAAATCCACCTTGGTCTGGGGGTCTAGTTTACCGTACCTGGCAACATCTTTAATTACCGGTGTGAAGTTATCTGTTTTCGTGAACGGCATATATTCTTACTTGGTTCCTATCATTGATTTCCAGTTGACGTTCGGTATCGAGGGTATGTGGTTCTTCCTGCAAAACGCCTTCCACTCGTTGACGAGCTTGTTGGCGGTTATGGAGTTGTAACCCCTCGATGGTATGAAGACCGCCTTGTGCCAGTCCTTCATGGGGAAGCGGGCGATCTCCCGCATCCTCTGTGGTATGTACATCCTCACGCAGAACTTCACACCCATGCGTTCCAGTTTCTTTATTATGTGCTTGTACTCGATCCTCACTGGTTTCTCCTGCTTGAAGAACAGCTGGTACCGGTACATCTTCTTGTAAATCTCGAACACCCCGCACAGGACCACTATCCTGACGGCCGGTGGGAGAATGTGCAGGTTGAACCCGATGTTCCTGACACCCAGGTTTGTGCTGATAGGCCCTAGTGATAGGACGAGGGGGTACTGGTCGAACCACGGCAGCACACTAGTGCCCTTGTACTTCGGGTTCTTGTACTCGAACATGAACAAACCCCCCTGGTACAACAGTACCTTCTTGTACTTGTACTCGTCCGGGTTCTTGAACACTGTCTTGAAAACCCATGATATCGCTTGTGATGCTGGTTTGTTATCAACCCACGGGTTCTTTAGTATCTTGGATCTAAGGGAGTAGTACCCGGTCTTTACCTTCGATGACTCCTGTTTCTCGTGTTCCGCTTGCGAGGCGCGTGCTTCCCCGAGTACATGGCGGTACTTGTCCTCGTGTAATTCCTTGTTCGTGACAGGTATTTTTCCCATGTTGAACAACTCGTTGAATGGTACTGCCCGGCGCTTCACGTGTTTTTTCTATTCTGTTTTCCCCGCGTTCTTTATCTCGTTGATCTTGGTTATAAACCCTTCGACACCTAGTTCGTCTTTCAGGTTAGACAGGCGTGTTAGTTCGTCACCATCATACCCTAGTTCCAGTAAATCGTTTAACTCGAACAGGTTGAAAACTGATAAAAGGTAATGGAATGCCCTGTCGAAACCCCATTTGGAACTACCGGTCAACATCTCACGCAGGATAATAACCCGGTAAAGATGCGTGTATGACGTGGTGTTTAGTTTTAACGTGATATATTCTAGGTCTAGGTCTGAGAACCTGGTTCTCGATCCATCTTGTCTCGTTATAGTCATGGTAATTTTCGTTAATGTTGGTTAATCCCCGTAAAATATTTCAGGTTTACCGTCCCAGTGGTGGGCGATATGACCTTCAATCTTGACACTTGCTTCCAGCTTGAACGTGTCATCGTTACTGTAGGCCTTGTTGAAGATGATGTTGCACGTTAACTGCACGTCACTTTCACTGTCAGGGTTAGCCGTGACAGTACCGTTCTGACCATCACCACTTAAAAGCGTCTGACCTATCTCTACAACTTTCAACTGTTTGTTACCAACAGCTTTAACCTTGTAAAAATCCACGATACGCATGGTTGCACCCCATGTACAGACAAGTATGTCACCTACTTTGAAGAAATCCCCCGCGTTTACCTTGGCTGTTTCTTCTCTCAGCTTGTCCTTTTTCAACTTGTCATTCATCATGTTAACCATATACCAGGTGTTATCTTTCCTGGTTGACACGTTAAAAGCCTCGTTCTTCGATATGTAAAAAGCTTTTACACGTGGTTTAGTATCCTTTCCTCCCAACATGTAAACCCATTCTACCGGTTTACCATTCTTTGATCCTATAGTGGCCACGAGCGCCACCCCTGCGTACTCGAATTCCTCGATGACGGTATCGTCATCAGGTATCAATTTCTTTAATTCCTCCAGTTTTGACATGTTTCCAGTTGTTTAATTTTAATCACATAAAATATCCTCGATAGAATTTATCGAGTCATCGTAAATCAAGCTAGGGCCGTTGTTGTTAAACAGTAACGCTGAATCGTTACTCTCGAAATAGTACAGCACGTTGCTGAACCTACCCGGTTTGTAACGTATGGTGAAATACCTGTCAACGATGTTGTAATCAATGCAAACACATGACTCTATGATTGACTTCTTGTATTTACCCAGCATTAATAACAACGGTTGTTTCGTGGAGAACTCTTTCTTAGGAATGATTATGCTAGTACGGAATCCTGATTCCTGGTTCTTGCTTATAATGTCAAATATCTTCCCGTAATCAACCCGTACTTTCTTATCCCCGTGCTTTATGATGATCGTGTTAACGTTACCCTTGTAATCACGGTCGAGTAATTCAACCATGTCGTTAATATTCCCGTCCTTTATGAAAACTATAGATGCCTTTATGTTAAGCTTCATGAAGTGTACCATCTCGGCCGGTTCTATCTCGTACAACTCGACAGCACCCTTGTTGTTCCTGAATTTAGCCATGTCATTACCTTTTACCTTTTTGTTGTTTCAACTGCTTGCCTTTATTAATTATTTTCTCCCCCTTCCCGAACAAGTTTGCCTCGCTCTCGACCTTGAACTCGTAACCGTTGGCCTTGCACCATATTATTGCCGCCCTCCACTTGCACGCGTTCTTGTATAGAACCGGGTCTCTTTTTATCAACGCAATGTTGGCCGGTTGCGGTCTTTGAGATGCAGGTTTCACCTCCACCACGTACTTCTTACCACTTTCCATGTGGACAGTGAAATCAGTGACGTACTCGTGTCTCCTGAGAACAAACTTACCGCCAACCTTCTCCTTCATGAAGTACGGTATCCTTATTTCCTCTGATGACCATTTTACCACGGGGACACTCAGCTCTAGCTTGCACATGTACCGGAACTCGTAACTTGACCTGAACTTGATAGGTCTATGCCCGTAGTACTTCAACGGTTCGTGGTATTCCTCGAAGTTCCCGTTGAAGTACCTGGAGTTAGCTTGAGACGATGGCACGAATGTTCTCATGGTGGTTAAAATCCAGCCCTAACGTGAATCGTGTTCGTTTTCCTGGGCACGGTACCGCTTTGATCCAGCAGTGACCCACCGTTGAATATACTATCCCCGCTGACATCTAGTTTTATCCCGGGTGGTACCAGCACGCGTGTATTCTTGATGAAAGATGAATCGATACCGGTTATGTTCTTTACTTGAATGATGATGAACGTAACCTCCTCATCCCCGCTCGATATCTTGTTCAACTCCTGCACGTCATCCGACATGTTGTTGTAAGCCAGGCTATCGTTGATTGATCCAGAGAAGAAAACGTACTGGTTGGTCACGCAACCACCCTCCAGGAATTTCTTAACCCAGTTCTTCGCGCTCGGCTTGTTCTTGAATTTCATGACGTGGAAACCGTCACCATCAGGCCTGTAAATCATGTTCAGGTTACGTAATAGCCCGTTTATCGTGTCCAGGTACTTGTAATCAATGTTACTTATGTTACCAACCAGTATCTTGGCATTGATCGGGTTCACGTGTTCGGTCACGAAATCAACGATGGTTTCCTTCTCCGCGTTCGTTAGCGTGGTGACGTTTGTTAACCCGTACCTGGCGTTATCCTTCCTGGATGTGTCGTGCAACTCGTTTACTTGACTCGTAACAAGTGGCATATATGATAGTTCCTCGTTCTCGAAATCAGTTATCACGTGCTTGTCTAATGCTGACCTGAAGGTTTTCTCCCACGTGTTGAAATCCCACACCATCTTGTCAGCGTACTCGTTGCCAAACTGGCGGCACGTCATGTCCACGATGAATAACAAACCTGAATCCCTGACAAGTATCGCTGTATGCCACTTGTTCTGGTGTCCGCTGTAGGTGTAACCGTGGAATTGTTCCCTTATATCTATGGAAACTAGTTTCGCCATAGCACCCCTGTCAGCCAGGAGTAACTTGAAAATCTTGTCGTTGAGCAAGGCTTGTGATGCCGAAACACACCATCCCGTCGTGCCTAGACCATCACCGACACCTTTCGGCTTGTCCGATATGTCGAATTCACCTGTCAATGATTGACCCTTCCTGTAAGCGAGTGCCAAGCCGTTCTGCACGTCACCCCTGTTGATGAATTTCCTTATGACGCTCATGTAAGGTGACACCACCTTGTTCAAATCTGCCGTGTTTTCCATGTTTCTTCCTTTATTAAATTACCTCGATTACCTGGTGTACGGAATCTGCTTCATCCTTTGACAAGCTCTTGTTATATACCACCTCGTAACCTATCACCACCTTCTTGCCGGAATGTTCCTCGTCTTTCCGTATCGCCTTGTCACCTGACGTGAAGGGAAGGTACAATTCTGTCTCGATAACACCTAGCGGGCAAAGCTCGAACGATATCATGCTGGTGTGCATCTTTATGATGTTACCTGCCATCAGCTTGTTAACCCTGTCCTGGTACCACGGGTTAACGTGATCCTTGAAAGGCTTGAACGTGTTCAACTGGTTCGATCCAATACCAAGGTTTGAACTTGTCTTTAATTTTTTTACCTCATCACCGTCAATACCAACTCTGTACTCGTTGTAAGTAGAGTAATGAACATCGCTGTAATTTGTATCTACAGTGTACCAGTCAACTGGTATCTTCTTGTCAACAACACCTGGTTCACCTTCCTTCAACTTGGACTTGAACACCATGTCAACAGGTGTATCCAGTGCTTCACCTGTAGACCAGTCAACAGTGTACTTATCAACAGGCGACCTGCGTATCGTATCCATGTTACCGACGTGGAAATGGTACAACGGGTCGATGCAGAAAACAGCGGACGTGTACCTGGTTATTATCTCGGTAAAATGATCAATGTACCGGGTTCCCGGCATGATGTCATTCCCGGGGTTGAAGTTTAAATCTGCATCATCATAAGTGTACAACCCCATTGACGTGGCGTTGCATATATCCTTCATGATGTCCGTTATGCTCTTGTCCTTGAATGAAACCTGCTTCCCGTTGTAAAGCTTCTCGTTGTAAAGCATACCTGACAGTTCCATGATAGCGTCTCCAGCTTCCGAGTACGTGGTGTTGAAAAGGCAGTTAAACTTGTAGTACGATTTCCTCCAACCGAAAAACAATACACCCTTGTCGATGTCATTCTTCAAAGCTCCTCGTATCAAGTACTGTTCATCGTTAACCGCACAGGTGAATGTTGGTAAGCTGTTCAATCTTACATTGATGTTTAACGACCTTAGTTCCCCCATACCTAGCACGTACCCACCTATCATCATGACGGGCTTGTTACGGAACTCGTTCACAACCCTGTCAACCGATTCCGAGTTCTCGTCCGCCTCTATCTTGATGTCCTCTACCTTGACGCCTGGTTTAACGAGTAATCCCATGATTTTAAATTGTTATGACACCGGTTGCCTTGTTGTATTCTATTTCCTTGAGCGTCACGCCTAGTTTCGGTACGGTAACTTTCGAACCGTTGGCCTTCATGTTGGTGTTGTTCAACGATGTATTGTCCGTTGTATTCAACACACCAGGAACTGAAGCATCCGTATCTATGACCTTCATGTTCAAGAATAATACGTCCATGTCGGGTATGTCGAACATCATACCTACTTTCATCTCCTTTATATCGGAAATGTTATTAAAAGACAAAAGGAAAGGTAACAAGTGCATGTTATCTTTACCGTAGTACCTTGATATTATCTTGTCTACCTTCCCCCATGATTTGGCATCTATGATGATGCTATCGAGAAGTGGTACGTCACCGTTCCTGGTATCGTTCTGGAAATTGTTGAACTCTTTCGATTCTATGTAGCTTTTTTCCATGGTTACGTTTATCTCAGGGAGATGTTATTTACCGCCATGTCAGGTATGATTAAATCCACGTCGAACCCGTTGAAGGTGAAAGTGCAATCGAATGTCTTTGACTCGTTGAATGCCCCCGTGTACGAGAATGTCAACCCCGGTACCGATGCCACGTAAGCATCACTGAACTTGAACCTGAACATCGGTACCTCTGCCGAGTCCATCATCACAGCGGTTATGTAGAAATCAGTAATCTCACGTTTCCTCTTGTAGTACTTGTGGAACACCTCGTAACAGTACATGTAGTTCAACACCGTGTTCCTGAAAGTCACCGTTAGTTTCAACGGGTTGATTATCTCGTTGTCCGGTGATGTCCCGGGGTATGACCTGTTCTGGGTCACGTTGGGCATGTCGTCTGAACCTCCCCACCCGCTAGGTCGTAACTTCCCTATGTTGTTGAAACCGTTTACAACCAATTCATTCAGGTCAATGCCAGGGGTGCTGAACTCCTGTATGGTCTCGTGGAAATACCCCCTGAGTGTCTTCAAGGGGTAGTTCCTGTTGAAAAGGTAGTTATCGTACTTACCGGTCAATTCCACCGGGAAGAAAGGGTCTCCGAAATCTAGCCTGAAATTAGATAGTACCGGGTCTAACATGTTTCCCTGGTGTAAAGTGAATCGATTGATATAGAGTTCTTGTTCCTTGAATTCAAGTCGTTCCATGCCGTGACAAGATCACATTTAATCATCTGCGTGAAGAAAGCGAAATGATTATCAGACCTGTCATAATCGAACTTGTCCCATTTCTCCCATGCCCTGATCACCGAGAACGATACACAAGCTTCGAAATCCTGCCTGCAATTCCACACGAACTGGGAGCTAGACGCGTATTTCCTGGATATCTTGTAAAACATCTCAACTAGTTTCCTTGACGGTTCACCGGCTTTCAAACTGTCCTCGTACTCGTCTTCAAGCTCGGCCGGTGGAACGTAGTAAACCTTCCTGTCAGTCAGGTTCATTATCATACCCATATCACGTAGATTATAAATTTATAAAATTACTCCCAGAACTTGAAGTTATTGGTGAGTTCATTTCGTTCTTTCAATGTTTCATCAAGTGTTTCATCTAGTCTTTTCAACCGTGAATCTATCTTCTCCTTGGCCTCGGATCCAGTTTCAGAAATTTGTTGCAAGTTCTTCAAATCAGATATGGCATTCGATAATTCTTTTTCAGATTCAACCAGTGATACTAGTTTTCTATCACGTTCGCCCACCATAACGATTTCTTTCTCGATCTGTGAGTCAAAGAATTTTGAGACGCCACAAGAATAATTAGACTTACCGTTTTTCAATATTGATTCTATGGTGTCACTCATGTTGGAGTACGTGTCGAATACCTGGTTGTAAGCCGATACATCGCTTGACCCGATTATCGTTGGTCTCATATCAGGCTTACTATCCCTGTTATCAAGGATAACATATGATGATTCATTCATGTTCTTCAACACGTTTAGTTCATCACATGTAACCAGGTCATCAGAGTTCTTGCAAACGTTGATGAAGTTATCGGCTGCTTGAAGGTACTGGTACTTGTCGAAACCATCAACCATAGTAGGGTTAGACTCGTATGCTTGTACTGATTCTAACAAGAGTTGCCTTGCATCATCAAGCGTTATCTGCTCGTTATTGATGCATATATCCCCGGATACAGCATCCAATGTTATGTTGAAATCCCATGAACCAGCAGGTGAGAACGTGTTACTAGTTACGTCGAATGCTGTTTGATTCAATGATTTCAAATTGTTCTTGATTTGTTCCGGTACCTCGGTTTCTTTCAACGCGGTGTACTTCTTGGATGTCCTGTCATACTCCACGGCACATGATTCAAAGAATAACACGTACTTGTTATTCATGATGTCTTCTTTCCTCAAGGCAACAGGGGAATAGTTGATAATGTTGGCTGACTCGTTCAATGTCTTGATGTTCTTCGATGGTTCTTTCAACTCGAGTGCCTTCTTGACAGATACAAGCAAGTTGGATTTCAACGAGTCGAATACACCAGCCTTTATCATTTCCTCTATCTCGGATCCTGGTTTGTTGAATGAATCCTTGAAGTCCTTTATGGTGGAGGATGGACTCGGGTGGTTAAGCCTGGTCAACGTGCTGAAGTGTTCTTCCTTGCACATGTTAATAAGGAAGTTCAAATCACCCCCCGCATCATCGACTGATTTCTTGCAGAAATTTACAAGTTCTTTCAAGCTAACATCATCACCAGCCACTTTCTCCGCACCGGTTATGAAAGCGCGTAACTCCGTCATCGGGGTTTCCGACTCGTTCAATTTCTTGAGGTTCTCCCTCAGGTATTCCGACCCGCTCAACGTGCTGGCCTCTGTTTGTGATAACTTCTCGATTATGGTTGAAACAACAACCGGATACGAGTTATTACCTACTAGTTTCTTTAAAAATTCCTTGTCCATGATGAGAAATATTTATGTTATTTACGTGACCTAGATATCACGTTCAATGGTTTAATGCCGTTAAGGAAGTTCATCGCGTCCGTTTCATCGATTTCATCCTTGTCGTATATGTACCTGAGCAAGGGTTTCACGATGGTGGATATGAACATCCTGAGTAAATCTGGTTTCGGTAGGTTCTTTACATCTTTCAACGATACATCATCCGGCACACCTATGACCTTTATACCTGATGACGGGTCACAGTAATAGTAATTCATCTTCTGGCCCTCGAAAGGTTTCTTGTACTCCGATTCAAGCTTGTTATCCCTTATGAAGTTGAACCACGAAACCGCGACTTGTGCTTGTATGTGTGTCCCAGGTATGATGTACTTGTTGCTAACAGGGTCTATGGTTACCGCTTTCAGCCCGGACACGCTGCTTATGTTGTAGAATACATCCTTCTCGCTAGTTGTCCTGACGTGCTGGAATATCTTCAAGCACTCGGTACGTAACATATCGGATGTGTAGTTGTTAAACAGGTACTTGTCGATCAATACGCTTAGAATTTTCTTCGCCCTGGGTGACATTCCTCCCCTCTTCATCTCCACCCCCTTGAATTTTAACTTGGGTACAGGTAACAGTTTACCGTTGTTGTAAATTACCACCATGACGTAATTTTTCTTGGCCCTGAATATGGTTTTACGGGTCGTTACCTCGTGTGCCATCCTCATGTAACCCTTGCGCATGTTACGCTTGTCACACTCTTCCTCGATGGTTGTCTTGATGATGCCGTTTATGAATTCCTTCATCATGAAGCAGGAGAAATCAACAAGTTCCTCGTCGGATGCAGGTAATGTCATCCCCATCAAGTTGTAAATCCTCTCCAGGTCGATGTACCTTGAATCGGTATCACCGTAAAGGCATATATCATCCCTCGTACCAGGCTTATAAGGGAGTTTGTCCAACTTCTCGATGCCGGGGTAAAACCTGCGTAACACTACTAGTTCGTGTTCGTCCCACGATGCGAACAACCTGTTTATGTTTTTATCGATCAGAACAAGGAAGTGTTTCCCGAGGATAGTTATATCTTCCGCCACGTCAAAATCACACAATGAGAAGTATATCGAGGCAGACGTACCGTAAAGGGAATTACAATTACGTTTGACTACCTGCTCCAGGTTGTTGTACTCGTTGAAGACACCATCGACCTCAGCAGATAACTTTTCCAACTCTTCATCAGAAATTGTCGAGATGTCTATTGATTCGAACTTGTTCTTGAAATTATTATAATTATCCAGGAAATTCATGGTGATGACATGGTGTTAAAAATAAGGGGGAACATTTGATGAACCCCCTTGTTTATTATTGAGAACATGTTTACAATTTATACTCTGCAAGGTCCATGTTATCAAGGGTTGTTGATAACGTTCCATCATCCTGCATGGTATTGATAGAGATGTTGTGACTATCTGACATGGAGAATAAACAGTACATTCTACCGTTTACTGCATCCGTGACGAACCTCCCTATATTATCATTATCCCAGTAGAAATCGAACGAGTGTACGCCACAAACAAGAAGGTCAGCCTTCGTGATATTGAACTTCGTCATGTGTTCTTCCTTCAAATCGGTAACACATTTAACATCTATATCGAACACCTTGTCGAATGCCCTGATTGATTGATCCTTTGCCTCGAATGATAGCAATGGGCTGTTATTGGCGATTGATTTATGAAGGTCTTTTACCAGGTTAAGTATCTCGGACATGGTTCCTTTCTCGATGATAGCCTTGGACATGTTATCCCGTGGTGTCATCTCTGCCAATAATTCATCGTAATCATCGATCACGTTTGTTGACATCTCGTCTTCAGCCAGGGTGAACGACGTGATTAGTGGTGAACCTGCCTTCGAGTGCCCGCTTATCTTCATACTGTTAGCCTGGAATCCATCTTTAGATTTTCCATCAACGATGGAGAACTCCAGGTTGATCAGGTCATTCCCGAAAACCCCCAGGAATTTCCTCAATGCCTGACCGTTCAAGAAGTAAACATCGAAAGGTTCGAAATCGAACACCGGTTTTACAGGTTCCGAGTCAAGATCTATTACCCCGCTACCCGTTAACGGTTCTTTCAACGCGATGAACTTGTCAAGGTCTACCTCGATGTACTTGGTTAGTGTCTTGGCGGTGGTCTGGCTTATACACTTGATATTACCCTTGCTGAAGTTAAGCAGGATGTGGTTATCAACGATTAATGATTCCCGGAGGATATCAAGTAACATCCCCAGTCTGAAATTCTCGATTTTAACGTTATTCATGATATTTCAATTATTTAGATTATTTGTTTTACTTGGTTAATTTTGCCACGAGTTCAACGAGTTTAAGATCGTCAATATCGTGGTACATTTCAGCTTTAAACTCGGTAATGAACCCCGTGAGGTCGTCTGGAAACCCTGATTTTAAATGTCTACCACACCTCAAGTGCCTGTAGTGGTTGTTCCTCTTGATGATCGATACTATTTCGGTTCTGATATCACATTCCACGGTATTTTCATCCATATCCTGCGGTTTATTTTTCTCTGCCTCTAGCTTGGCTTTTTCTTCTGCCTCTAGTTCTTCATCTTCCAAGTCGGTATCGGATTCATCAACTTCTTCATCAGATTCTGTTTCCTCATCCTTGGTACTTGCACCAGTTACAGGGGCATTATAATCTTCCTTTGTAACATCCGCTTTCTCCTTTTCGAATTCAATGTTAGATTCCTCGAGTTCTTCCCCGTTATTTGTATTTGTTCCAGTCACGACGGGAATCTCATCATCCTTCATTACGTTATCGATAACCTTGTCCATGGCATCCGATACTGCCTTGTTAGTCTCTGGCATAGTGTTGTTTTCTTGACCTGTTTCCATTTTATATCACGTGTTAAAAATTTACATGCAGTTGAGGGCGTACGCGAAGGGTGATACGAAGGCGAAGAACCTTATCGCTAAAACGCTTAATACCCCTCCCTTATCCAGTATAAACAACATCACCCTGCCGGTGAACGATGAATTTGAATCGTACTCGAATTCTTTCCCCGTTATCTTGTTGTATAATGTAGGGTAAACTGACAGGTTGAAACACGCGTAAAAAGCCGTTAACCTGGCTGCCTCTACCATGAATTCCCACGGTGTGAACGTTTGCCACGCGTCGAAGTTCCTGGCAGCATAAACCACTAGACCCAACATTATCAACTTGGTCAATGTTTGTGACCCGTGCGTTATCATGTTGCATGATTTCTTTTCCCTTGTTGTCATGTGAAGTGTGAATGACCTCTTGATGTACCCGTGCTCTATGGCATCGGAAACCACCATGACAAGTAATAGCAAGCATGTTATCATCTGTTCCATTTATAGAATATTTAAAAGTTAGTATTTATTTACCGGTCATCTTACTCCTTACCCCTTGAACCGAAAGCACCGTCCCTGTATTTCCTCCTGTAATACACTTCTTCCAGGTTATCGAATTCATCCCCAGGTACCTTCACTAGTGAAACATCATCAAACCTCTTCAATACCAGCTGGCATACCTTGTGACCAGGTATTAAGGTAACTGGGGAACCATTAATGGTATTGGGTTGGATGCATATACCACGGGTGTGGTTGTTATCTATCAACCCGAGTACCGGTTCGAAACCATCGGCGAAGTTTGATGATTTAGGGCGTATGTCAAGGTAGTGGTAACGTGGAACTAGGAACTTGATACCAAGTGGAACGTTCAATGGCACGAATAAACGGATAGAATATATGTCCTTGTATGGTGAAGTCTTATAATAAAGTTCATATAAATTATTGGATAAAAAATTCTTGTCAAAATCATACCAATTACCACGTATCGTTGATACGGGTAATGTTCCTCTGATTCCCCTCCACTTATCTAAACCTTCCACCTGCAAACACTTGTTAAGCCTAACCAGTTCAATAAGGAACGCTTCGTTAATTTCAGGCATGTAAACATCAAAACCAGCATCAGCCACCCCATTCCCATCACTTACCGGGTTAACCGGGTCTTTCACGTCAAGGTACGTGCTGAATTGAATTGTTTTAAACTTGTTTTCCATCTTGATTATCTTTTTAATGGGAACTTGTAGTTATCCCCCTTCGTTTCTTCTCGTCATCTATTTTCTTCTGCATGTTAAGGTACACGTCGGCGGCCGCATCCTTGAAAATCTTGCGTTCACCTATCAACCTCTTCTCGATACGAACGTACAATGTTTCCTTGCTAACATCGTATATTCTACCTGTGGGTGTCAACGCACAACCTTGACTCCTGTATTCTTCCCACTTCTTCTTATCATTGTTAGTAAGAGGGAAACCATCATGGTTAACCTGAATTGAGTCAACCTTACCGTCAGGGCTGAGCCCCCCTGTTATGATACCGTTGGGGTACAGGGAATTCATGTCAACACCTATCGCGGAACCTGTTTCCTTCTTGGTGGGGTCTTTCACGTAACCCCCCGGGTAAGGACGGTACTGGTTCCCGGTGTGTTCCGAGTCAAGCAACACGGTGTTCTCCATCATTAGCTGGTTGTAAACCAGTGCCTCGGATATCGCGTTCTGTGTTACCATCTCGTACGCCATCGTGTTATAGTAAGACTGGAACAAGTCAACGTTAAGTAGTGATGTTTTCTTGTGAAGTAACATGACGAGGATAGTGTCTGTAAGTGCATACGCGATGTACCTCAGGTAATCGGAGTTGTATAATGTCCTCAAGTTGCCCTGGTACGATACCTTGTGCAAACCTAGTACTTCCTCTGCAACACCGTCAAGAGAGTAGTTACCCAGGCTAGAGTAAACCTGTGAACCCTTGAACAACATCATGTAATCACTGAAAATCCTGTGAGATGGTATCTTGTATTCTATGCTGGTATTATCATTTATGTCTACCTTCTTATCCTGTAGTCTTTGCCTTGGTGATGCCTTGGCGAATGACAACCCTATCCTTGCCATCCTGTTACACAGGTAACGCACGTCGTAATCGTATATGTTCCACCCTATATTCGTGTGGAAGTACTTGTTTACGTTCTCGCAGAATGATGATAACAGTTCGTATTCCGTCTCGAAGAACTTTACCTCGTAATTGTACTCGTGTTTCTCGTAGTAATCGCCGAGCTGTTCACGTAATATGTTGTTGATGTAACCCCTGTCAATATCATTGATGCCGTTCAAGGTGTTGTACTTCGGGTGGTTCATGGTGAACACAACGGAATTCAATTCCTGGTCGGTAACCGTTATGGTGGTTACCGGGTTGAAAGCATCTTCTTGAGATGAGTAACCGTGTTCATCAGTGGGGAGTACCTCGATATCAAATGATAACGGGTTAGGGAAATTCAATTTCTTTATTGCAAGATCAAGGGCAGCATCGTAATTCTTCAGGTCACGGTCAATGAAGTAATTCATGTTGTGATTCTTGAAGTAATGTGCTTTCTCCTTCATCACGTTACTACCCTTGAATGATTTCAAACCGGGGATGACCAGGGGATGATACTCGTCACATTCAACCAGACGGTAAAAATCATCACCTATATTAACGTTTCCTACTTCGATCTGCCCTTCATCGTTGATGAACGATATATCAATATTATCTCTTTTCTGGGAGTAATAAACTATCATGGTAAATTATCTGTGGTAATTTAATTCCATATCATCTCATGAAACATTTTATCAGTTTTTTCGATATATGTCTTGAAACCATCCTGCATGATGTAATTCTGGTCATCAGCTTCTAGTTTCTTCATGATATCATTCAACTGGTTGTTTAATCTTATGCATGTTCCTTTTATTGCTTTTGCATGTTCCTGGTCAGTCATGTTATTCTTGTCATTAACTGCCTCATTGAGACGTTTTAACATGCAACCCATGATATCACGTATCATGTGAGATAGTTTTTCACTCGAGTCAACTGGTTCACTGGATGAAATTATCATCCTCACTTCATCTTCAAGGAACATATTACTTGCTTTCTTGTTTATCCTGTACTTGGGTGTTATTCCCCTTGATAACAGATACTTGTTGATCCCTCAATGCAGATTTACACGAGTCGTCATCATGAACGTGATGATTCATATCCTCCATGAGGTTCACTAACCCTGTCGATCCTTGATCTTGTATTTCCTTGTGGCACATATCATGTATTTTAAAAAAGAATATTATGATATATCCTGTAAATGTCGTTATTTAACCATGATGTAACCACTACGAGGGGTACTTGATACGATGCCGTTCTCGATGAAAGTTATCTTGTAAGCCTTGAAATCACCGCTGTCACCAGTAGCGTACCTCTCCAGGCGGGCATGTACCAGCTTCTCATTGGCGAACTCAGCGTAACCATCCGTACCTATAACCGGGTTATTGTCACCATCGAGAACCATGTCCCCTGTTATGACTTGTATGTTTGGTGCCTTGATGTCGGTAACGATTGTGAACTGAACGGAGTTGGTGAACGTGAAACGGTAGTAAAAATCATTACCCGATATACACGTCCAGTAAAGGGATGTCAGCGTTGACGGGGGGGTTGATACCGGCACTTCCATGTTTGCCACGTATATCCTGTTACCGCTGTAAACCGTGTCATCCTTGTGGTAAACCTGGTTGTCATCGTACCTGGATAACGACACTCTCATGTTCTGTTTCGACCAGTGCGACAAGTTACTTCCATCACCGCTAGACAGGTAGTAAAAACACTTGTCATCCGATACCCAAACCAGCTTGTTAACGTAGTTGTAATTAGTGTTGAAAGTTAGCAGATCAGCCGTGGTTGACACCACGCTACCCTTCACAAGCGGGCCTTTGAACATCAACTCTAGTTGGGCTAACTGTGGTTGAACCTTGTTTATCACCTGGTCTGACATGATTTATCCTTTCTTGTTCGTGTTCCATATTTACCCAGGGTAATAAAAAGGAGGGGAGTTACCGGAAACGGTAACTCCCCTCCCCCAAATATCCTGTAAACATGTTACAGTATGTTCATGATGTCTTGTATCGCGCCTGCTTTAGACAGGTCGTTACCACCGATATTTTGTTGTATGCCGGCTGGGACTTGTTGCAACACCTGGGGGGCAACTTTCTGCATTGACGTTTGAACGGCGAACTGCATTGGTATTTCCTGTGATAGTTGTTGCACCACGTTCTGTTTAACTGCTTCCACTTGAGCGGGGGTAAGGTTCAACATGGCTAACCCGGTATCGAGTGCTTCCTTGACGTTCTCACCTGCCTCGATAGAAGCCATGATCTCGGAGGTTAACTCGTTTAACGTGATTCCTCTCGATTGTAACGTTTTAGCCGTTACCTTTCCAGAATAAAGTGAAAGACCAGCTTTCAATTCCTTCAACTTAGCGTTATTATGTGATATCATTGACTGGATCGAGCGTTTCTTGGCGGGATCATAAGAACCGCTGGCAAGCAATTCCATGTATTTCACGTTTGATTTGACAAGTTCAGAGATGCGTGTCTCGATCTCTGCTTTCCTCGTTACCATAACGTCTTCTGGGGTGGCGTAAGGTTTCAAGATGTAATCACTGATCACTGGATCACCCACCTTGGCTAGTAATGATGTGGCGAGTTCGATGTCACCATCGTTGTACATGTCTGCTGCCGTAGCAACGACTTTCTTCAGGTTAGGTGGCAAGGCGGCAATCTTGGCTTTCGCGTCAGAATTCACGTTACCAAGGTCAGACTCGTACTTCTCCATGGCGGCTATAACATCATCGATGTTACCTGCTCCTGTCAACCCGAACTGTTTACCCAGGTTGGCTATCTGGCGGATTTCAGCCTCGGTATTGAATTTCGATTGCTGTAACCCGGCACGTTTCTGCTCGATGCTCGCTATCTGGGCATTTGCCGCAGATATCAACTTGGCTTTTTTAGCTTTCAACTCGGCCTTGATCTTCTCTGGCGTGCGTTTGTCCTCTTTAGCTTTGTTTAGTTTCTCTTTCTTGGCTGCCGTCATCAATGCACCCGTGCGGACTGCTGACTCACCTGTACACATCAGGATGAACATAGCCCCGGGTATGGCGTAACGTTTCGATGCTGCTTTCTCGAACGTTGTCACGATGGATTGTCCGGAAATAACATTAGTTACTGTTTCATCTAACGTGTCCCCGAAATTGTTAACGTCCTTGTCAGGCATCACCACAAGAGCCACGATTGAATCGTCATTGTTGAACGATGCCTTGTCAGCATCGTTCAACCCGCCGACGAACTCCTCGATCTTCTCTGCACCATCGTTGAACAAGTACCCGTATGACTTGAAACCTATGAGCTTGAAGTTGGGTGCTTTCTTGGCACCGGCAGCACCCTTGCTTGCAGATTTCAACAAGTAAACGTGGTTCATCACCTTGGCGATGACATCCGGTCGTTTCAAGATAGTCTGCAACACGGTTGCATCAAGACCGTGACTGCCGAGAATAGCCCTCGGGTTTTCCTTTACCTGTTCCAGGGTGTTAGCCAGGAACTCCTCTTTAGTTATTTTTCCCATTGTTAGTAAAATTAAATTGTTGATTAACCAAACCCCGGTTCCCGTGGCGTTGGCGCTTTTCACCGATCTCTCGGCTCGTTCCCAAGGTTACTAGCGTGTCGCGACCAACACCACCAACCCGCGGGAACCGTACACGCGGCCCGTTCCAACCGGTTATTTTAAACTTGAATATATTTACGGTGTTACCGTTTACCTTATACTGTTCCCGTTACCGTCGGCTACCATGACCTTCAACCTTCCTGCAAGCTTGCTGTTTATGGCTTGCAACTGCTCAACAAGAGATGTGAATTCCCCTTGTTGCGGGGCTTGTGCAGGCGTATTATTGGCTATTTTAGCAGGTGACGTACCGCTTGATAAAACGGGGGTGTAAGATGTTTCACCCTGCTTTCCCTCCTCCTTCTCGATAGCCTTCGTGTTACCGTTCATAGCGTCGATCAACTGGCGTAACTTGTCTATCAACTCCTGCAAGTTTTTGTTGCTTTCCTTGTCCGCCATTAGTTTTAACGACCTCTCGAGTGCCATCATCTTGTTCAGGTCTATGGTGTTAACAGCCCCAGCTACCATCCTCATGTTGGTGGCCATCAAGGTCATGTTGGCATGTATTATCGCCCACCTTCCTGGGTCAGCCATCTTGTCAAGGAACGAACCTATACCATCACCCGCCTGGGTCTGGGAGAAGTTAACCCTTGATAGTTTCTCCAGCACTGATGCAACAGGTAACAGCAAGGCAGCCTTGGCAGCCACCTTCGTGAGTTGTACGAAACCTAGTGAATCTATACCCTCTATCACTTTCGTTATCGATGTAACAAGGTTGTTAGCCCCGGCAGGGTCATACTTCATGGTGCTTATCTTGTTAACGGATGTTGCCACCCCTTGTATTATCTTCATCACGACCCATGTCAGTGTTGCCCCGGGTATGGCCAGTACGGCTATGGGTAACATGGTTGCCATGGTGGGTATCAACAACCACAGGCACGGTATCAAACCACCTGTATCATAAGGACCCATTGCTGTTATACCTGCCATGATACCTGCCACGGCTAGTGTCAATAACATTGTTGATAGTATCAGTGCGGATGCGACAAGTGCTAATACCGCCGGTGCAGCCAGGAGAGCGAGTGTCACGAACGTGATCGACAATGCCCCGAGGAACGTCATCAAGTTACCCATGTTTATCTCTAATCCTGATATCATCGAGAATGCCTTTGATACCAGTATCAATCCTAAACCGGTTAACACGAGAGCCCCTGATATCATGAGCAGTGTCATCGCTCCTATTTTTGCCATCGCCGCTATTGGTGGTGCTCCTAGAACAGTGGCTATCAATGCCATACCCACTATGACTGCCCCAAGCATGGCTAGGTCACCCCACGTGATACCAGCCTTCTTGAACAACCACAACGCTCCGACCATCACGATCATAGACACGGATAACTTTATAAGGTCGTTACCTATCTTCCCGCTACCACCTACCTTCGACGCGAACGTCATCACCAGTACTACCCCGGCTATGAATGCTAGCATCTTGAAGACAGAATCCCACGGGATGTATGCCATTGCCAGCATGGCTAGGGTTAGTATGCCTATACCGAGGGCGAAACCTGGTAACCCCTTGGTAGCCCCTGATCCACCCCCGAACTTGTCGAGTAGTATCATCATCCCGGCTACAGCACCCATGAAAACGACCATCTTGAAGACGGTTTCCCACTGGATGTATGCCATCGCTAGCATCGCGAGCGTGAGTATGCCTATACCGAGGGCAAAACCTGGTAAACCTTTCGTCATCCCCTTGCCACCGGTGAATTTATCGAGTAGTATCATTATACCGGCCACTGCAGCCATGAACACCACCATCTTCATGACGGATTCCCATTGAACCACGTTCATGACAACCAGCGCCAGGGTTAGTATACCTATACCACCGGCAAATGAAACCATGCCTTTCGGGAGGTCGTTCTTTTTCTTCCCTGCCAGGAACATGTACATCATCCCGAGGAACACACCCATTTTCAACAGTGATCCCCACTCCACGAAGGACATTGCTACCAGTGATAAGGTGAGTATACCTATGCCACCAGCGAATTCAAGCATATTGTCAGGTAATGTTTTCTTGTCCAGTACTTTAGCCATACCCCATGTGAATCCTACCACTAGTGCCAGTGATAACGCTAGCGTGGGGATCATGGCAGCTAACCCCATCACGACAAGTGCGCCAGCAAGCATGAGCATGCTGATGGATATAGACCTCATGGGTTTATCGATCTTCTCGATGTTCTTGACGAGTGAATCCATTGCGGTGGTGAACGGTTTTACTTTCTTCTCGTCTATCTCCAGTAACTTGTGAAGTACCCTGGTTAATGTTTCTATCTTCCTGAAGAAGGGTTTCTTCAATTTAGAATCAAGATCCATCACTGCCTTGGATATACCGAGTATATCGAGTACCTTCATCTTGTCCTTACCACCGGAATCACCTTTGGCAGCACCTTCTTTCCCTGACTTATCGAACATACCGGCGTTAACCTTTATATCGATAAGTTTCGGTATGTCTAACCCTATCTTATCATTGCCTTTTTTATTCTCCATTATACCCATCATCCTGGCATCGTTCTCGTACTGGTGTGAGAACCATGATGCCAGTATGGTTGAAATCCTGTCTAGTGTCACCTGTGACTTGGACTTCGCAACTATCAATGAATTGAAACCAGCCGTTATGATGGTTGTCATGGGCTTGGCTAGTATGTCTGATTCCTTCCTGGCGTAGTACTTCAAAGAGTTGAGTATCTTGTTTCCAGCATCAGTACCGGCCGCTATGTTGGCAAGCATGACTTCAACTGGAGCTAGACCCATCTCGATCTGCGTGGATGGCGAGTTCTTTTCCCTGGTTTGCTTCATGTTGTTATTTCATCAAACCTTTAGTAACGTTGTTGACAGGTTGTTTATAATCCCCTTGGTGACGGTTGATATCTCGGATAGGTCCAGTAACGTGTACTTCTTACCGGCGGAGTATGCCGTGTACTCCATGGTTACAGGGTTGTACGTTACCATGATGATCTTCTGGGCGGTTCCCCGCTTTCCGCTCACCATCACGGTCACGGTACCCACCTCGTCTGATTCCGTGTTTATCAATATACTTACACCACGTTTTACCTGGCTTCTAGTAACCTTGTCAAGCGCTAGCCTCAAGGTCGTGTTACTGGTTATGTTCTCTATGATCATGACTGGTTCTTAGCTGGTTCAAAGGCGAATGGTATATCGAATAAGTGATATCTCGCCACGTATTTACACGATCGGTGAACCGTCGTTTAAAATTTAACCCTCGGTGCATTACCAACCCTGGCTTGTCTCATCATGCTGTTGGCGTGATTTTTAGATGCGGCCATCATGTCATCCGCTGACTGGTTGTTACCTCCACCGTTCTGCTTGGCTCCCTCCTCCGTTATCTTCATGTAGTGTTCTTTCATCCTCGACAACCTCCAGAACTCGATATTCTCCAGTTCCGGTATGCTGTTGTTAGATTTCATTGACAGGTACATCAACTCCTTGTCGTACTCTTCAAGGTTGATGGTTGAATTCATGTAGAAGTAACGGTAGAACTCTATGTCGATACCGAGTGCTACTTCTATCATGTCATTAACTACGTCCCTTGGTGTACATGTATCAAGCAGTAAAAGATTTTTTAGTAGTGGTGATGAAGAACTTGTCCCAACCAGGAAATTTCACGCGGCTTTCCCCCTCGGTACCGCATCCATCAACGTGACATTTATACGTTATTGTTTCATGATTATCAAGTTTCAACCCCGATATAATCGTGAGGTAAGCATCATATAACTTGTCGTTATCCTTTATCTTGTTGAACTTTACAGCTATTTCCTTGACTGTTTCATCTCCGGTCTCGTAAAGGAATGATGCAACTGTCAGGAACTTCTTGTCGAATATGGCGTTCATGATGATCTTGTCCTTTATTTCCTTGTCGGTACCCATGTTGTTCTTCGCGTTGATGATGTAGGTCATCAAGCGTGACTCTATATCAAGGGTTGGCACGTGTACGGTTATTACCTCTCCCCCGATATCCTGGAACCATGACGAATCGAACGTGAATACCCTTCCGTCGTATGCAGAAACAAGATCATCACTCATCATGTTAAACCTTAGCGAATACGGGGTTAACATGACTTCTTGTTGCTCGTGACACGTAGGGCACATCTCGATGTTCTTTAATTTATTACCATCACCCGTGATGTACAAATCACGCAATAGTAACATGAAGAACGTCTTATGACCAGGATTTATCTGTGATGATGATATTACCCTGTTGTTATCCAGGTCAACTATCTTTATACATTTACGTATAAGATCCCCTATGGCGATCACCATCCCAAGGTGGTCATCAGGGTGTATCGTGGACAGGTTGGCCACCTCGTTGGCAAGAGGTTTCCTTGCGGCGAACTTCCACGATACGGGGTAACACCTTGTGTCGAACGGGAAACGTAGCAATGGCGTGTAAGCATCAAGTATGTTAGCGTGTTCTTGTTCCCTCGTTTGTACCCTGGCTTGTTGGTCATTAATGGTTTGATCTATTGGTTTCAACCCGTTCTTGGCCTCGTTCTCAAGCTCCTCTAACTTGTCTAGTTTCGATTTCTTATCGTTTGACATGATCTGTATTATTAATGATGATGATGTGAAAATATATTATGTTATTTACACCTGTGCATCCCCTGCCTTGTTGAATAGTTCCCTGAAGTATTCTACCTCGCTAGCCTGTATCCTCTCCTCCCTATCTGCTTTCTCCTCTGCTTTCAACAACGCGAGTTGATCCGGTGTCAACCTTTCCATCCTGGAAGTATCTACCTTGAAATCCTTGAAAATCCTGGAGTAATCAATTGACCCTGTTCCAGGTTGCCTAAGGTACATCCCCGGGGTGTTGTTCTTGTCGTATATGTTAACCTTACCTGTCTCCAGGATGGTTAGAACCTTGACTATTTCATCACCGTAAGTTGTTACATGCAGGTGATGCAACGGCACGGGAACGGGAGAAACTACCTTATCGACCCTTTCTCCCGTTCCCGTGTTCTTGTTCCTGTCACGTTTTACCAGCATTGTTTACGAGGATAACCTTGGATCGTTGGTCACGTCTGAAACCCATGAAGAATCGAACGTGCATGTCAACTCCTGCATGTCATGCGAGCTGTAATCAGCCGGTTGGTCGTTTATGTCCGACATGGGGAACAACTGGTGGGCCATCCTGCGCCAAAATATCGTGTTGTCACGATTATACTTCTCGACAACCAGGGCAGCGTCAGCGTAATCTTTCTTCAACGTTTTCTCCCCTGTTAGCGGGTTATGTTTGAACCTTGACCATTTCAACAACGCGTTCAATACGAATGCCCTGGAGTTATCGTCAAGGAAGTTGAAGAACTGGACCTCGATATCGTAGAAGGTTTCCTTCTCGTTTGAATCGTAACGGAACTTGACTGTCTTGAAACCCGCCTCTATAGTGTTGGCAGCTTTCTCGACGAACAAGCCGTTAACCGATTTAACGTACTCCCTCAGGAACGAGTAATCACCGAGGGCATCTTTCAAGTTACCCATCAACACGAAATGGGCGTTGAAGTTACTCGCCACTACCGGTTCGTCCTTGCGAACGGCAGAGGTGGAGTTTGTGGCGTGTGGCAAATATGAACTAGGCATGGTTTCCTTTGTTTTTCAATGTTATTTTCTATGTTATTTACACCTGGTCAACAAGACCCCTTGTATTTGTTTACCTTCTTCATCTCCAGTAGTGTTTTCTCGGCACCACTGATGACTTCCTTGGCCTTCGTCACGTGCAGGTTCAAGAGTTTCCGTATCGCTATGTTGGTGTTGAAAGCCTGGTCACAAGATTTCATGATATGGATCAAGTCATTCATCGAACGAACATCAACATTATCGATGTAACACTCCACCTTGTTGAAATCAACCACGGGCATCATGTCAGTATCCTGGTAGCATACTTTAGATGCAGCCCTAGATGAATGCAACTTACCGACAAGCTTCTCATACGTATCGATATACTCGTTGTAAACTTCCCTGTTCATGAACGACATGATATCCTTCTTGGAATCGATGTACGTCCTTATCAAGACGGCACAATCGAACACAAGTGTTTGTATGTCCGGTATTAATGTCTTCAACACGTCATGATGGCGGTACATTGTCTCGATACCTGAACCCCTCATGACTTTCCGCAATAATTTCAAGTGGAATTCATCATCAACCGAGTACGTGTTGGACTTCAATGACATTGATTCGGCCTCTTGTTCCATGTACTGCTTGATGGTGGCGTAAGCGTTATCAAGGTGGTAATTGCTACCCCAGCGCTTGTTGTTCTTAGATAACACGTTAGCTAGCGATGAATACAATGCTGATTTCTCCTTGCACAACTCGATCTCCTCGTTACGTGAATTAGATGAAACGAAAGGCAGACGTTTGAAATTAACTGCGTCAGGTGTTACAAGGCCTGAAGACTCGAACATCTTTGTCATCGAGTGACCGCTTAACACCGCTAGTGTTGACACGCAACCAAGTACATCCATGGTACCGGCATTCTCGAACAACGAGGTTAGTTTGGATAACTCGTTGACGTATTTCACCGGGCTTAATTTCATGGCATCCGATTGTAATGCCTTCGATAGATATTCTACTTGCTTGTAGAAATCCGTTTTCTTGAAGCTATCATCAGCGAACATCATCTCGTTCATCGACTCGTAAACTTTCGTAAGGTTACCACCGTGTACCAGGGCTTGTTTCCTGAACATACTTTCCACTTGTTCCCGTGGTAACCCTGAACGGGAGGTCATCTCGTTGATGACCTCGTCCGCCGGGTTCATGGTGTTTATATCTGATAGTTTCATATGTTAGTCGATTTTCAAGTCGAATATGATTTTCTCCAGCGAGTTCGATGGAGTATACTCTATATGTACTACTTTCATCTTCGCGTTGGCGATTTCCTTCGTGTTGTTGTTGGCATCGCACTGGACGACGAAATTAGCTTTGATTGCCCCGGCGAGTGTCAACGCTTGTATGAAGTTCTTTGATTGCGTTTCAAGCCTGAGGTAATCATCGTAGTTATCTGTCTTGAATGAATCCTTCTTACCCAGCGTGTACAGGTTCTCCTTGATGTAAGCGAGTAATTCTGAATTCTGTATCTGAGATTGTTTCGATGTTGCTTTCTGGGATGTAAGGTTGGAGAATATCGTATAAGCACCATCAAGTTCAATGATAGCGTTGTACCTGAACTTCTCCGTGTACTCCCGCTCGTCGTCACTTATCAATGTTTCCAGTGCCACGATACCATCGATGTAACCTGTCTCGTTAGCAATTATATCATACGCGTATTTCTTCCCGTAGAACAGGTTAGATACAAGACCCGCGACAGGTCGTGTCGTTGACGTGTTAATCACGTTCCCGGGACCGAACGAGAACGCCATCGAGGAACCGGTGATGAACTTGGTCAATAACTTGCTAGAGTAAGTCTTGTTGCCACCTTCAGGCAGGTAAGACCAATCGAAGGTGTACCTTGCCCCGGGCATCTGTTTGAACATCGGGTTGGTTGAATCAACCATGTCCTCGTAAAATGGCTCGTTGTAAATCACCCTCAAGAACCTGTTAGAAATGTCCAGGGTGTTAACCAACGTGCCGTACTGGTGCTTGTAACCTGGTTCAACGAATGATTTGAAAGCATCAACGATGTAACGTAACCCTTTCGTGTTCTTTATACCCTTGATTATACCAGGGTTGTTCATCATGTCCAGTATGTCGTTCTGCCTTGACGCGCTACCGTTGGTGAACTGCGCGATCCTAGGCTTGTAACTAGTTATGTTGAAAGGTTTCACGCTGCATGAATCAACCCAGTACACTACCCTGGTTACAGTGGTGTTAGTGCTGGTGTAAAGCAGTTGACCGGAACACGTGATCTTCACCTTGGTGTAAGTATCGGTTGAAACTCCTATGATGGCAGCCTCGTCCAGTACCTCTATGCCTGTTACCTCCACTATCGTGTCATTAACCCCCCGGAACTTGTCACCTACTCGTATCCCCTGCTCGAACGATCCCTCGAACTGGGTCTCGTTAACCTTCACGCACTTGTAAGATACCAGGTTGATACTGGGGGATGGTGAGACATTCTCGGCTTTAGCCGTGAGAGGGTACACCGTGGTGGCGGTTGTAAGCGCGGTCGGTGTAACGTGTGATAACATGTAATCAGACGTGGCAACAATTCTTGCTCCAGCTCCATCGAAATAGGTTTTCCCGTTCATGTCGATTAGCGTTGTATCAACTGATTCAAACAAGTCATCGTTGATGAAACAAATCATACCTGATTTAATGTAATCAGAGTTCATGATAACGTCTATGGATAGATCACTGTCCGTTTCTGATTTAAGGTTAGGTATGATCGAACCGGTGTACTTCTTGATGAAACCTGCTTCCGCAACTTCGGTTAGCGCGTCCAGGTCATCCAGGGAAACGTTACCGTCCTCGTCGAAGTACTGCCCGTAATACTGGTTCGTAGAAACAGTTGCCGGGTTGAACGTGTTAGCGAACACGTACACATCAACGAACGTGTCCTTCACGATCATGTTCGGGTCAATTACCGGGTACTCGTCAATCTCTAGGACGGTCCCTGATATCGTTGCATCACCCTCACCCGTTAAATTGGTTATTGACCTAGCCTTGGTGACGATGACCGATGTGTCGAATATCCCTACCGAACCGAATGTAAGGAACGCGTCAGACGTTAGTAATGACGGTATGTTTTTCGGTTTAGGAGACCAGAAACTATCTATGTTGAACAGTGCCGTGTAAGGGCAACTATCGAGTGATTCATCGTTTATGTTGGGGTTCAGCCCTAGCACGGTACTGATATCACTATCCTCGAAAGCCCTCAAGTTTATGACAGCTAGCGGTCCACCCTGCAAGGCATCAACACACGTGGAAATCGAGAAGTTGCCACGTTTCTCCATCAACCTCGTGCCCTTTCCGAATATAGAGTAGAAACCAGCGGTATCACCCTTGGCGAATTTCAACAGGACGTTGACAGGTCCCTTGTCGACGTTTATGAATATCAACCTCATCTTGTTCTCGCTCTCGATAGGTGCTACCTGCGAGGCATCTGTCACGATGAAGTACACACCGGCAGCCTTAGATGCTACCTGCAAGAATTTTATTTCCATGTTTTTGACTTTTAAGCATTTTCATCAATGTATTTATACGCTATCGTTTTTGCCCCTGGCAGCCTTTTCGGCCGCCCGTTTCTCCAGTATGGTTTTCAAGAATTCCTTACCGCTGCGGTACGTTCCCCCGGTATCACCGGTTATCTCCGATGTATCGGGTAACTCCCCGCCATTGCCGTTCAATTCCTGGTCACACAGTATGTCGGTCTTCATCTTCTTCAGTGTCGATGGAATGTTCCTGTATGTTTCTTTCAACTCGCGCACCAGCTTGAAATGCTGTGACACGAGGTTATTATAGGTTTGTATTATCGCGTAATCCTCGCCCATCGTGGCATTTATACGTTCTAATATGTTGTTTAATACCATCTTGTTCATCTCCTCGAGTTGCAGTAGGTCGCTCAAGTGTCTCATCTGCAATGCCCCGATCTGCCGGATGTACGTTTCCTGGGGTTTTGATAACTCCCCACCCTTCATCGACAGTATGAAGGTAACTATCTTGGACACGATGCTCTTTGCTTGTTTCGTGTACCTCTCCTCGATCTTACCAACCTCTATCTTGGAGAATTCAGCAACAACTAGCGAGGTGTTCCTGTCCCTTGTCTCGTAAGGTGTGAGCGCCAGCACTTCGTTGAATGACTCTACATCATCGATGTCATCGAACGGGTTTAACTCGTCGTCATCCTTCATAACCTCCGCGTCCTGGGAATCCATCCCGGGATGACTGCCCTTGTCCTCGAAATTCCTCTCCAGGTTATCCCAGTCGTCAGGGTTATCGTTTCCCTTGTTCTTATCTTTTTTATTATCACCCATGATTATCAGAATTGTTTCATCTCGAGGAACGGGTTAACGTTATCCTCCAGTATCATCTTGTTGTTTATTTCCAGCCTTATCGTACCGGAGTAGAACGACCCGCCGTACAACCCTACCTTGTTGATGTTAAGTGGTGTCGTACTGGCACCATCGAACACGTGTATATCGTTGAACGCTAGAGTCCTGTTGTGATTCTCTATGTTGAACACGTTAACCGAAACCTGTTTCAAGACAAGATCGTAACCTATCACCACCTGGTAGAACTTCATCAGTTCGAACTTGAGGTTAACCTTGAAAGTGTTGCTGTTGGAATCAGCCACGCTATTGTTGGTGAACTCCATGTAAGAACGGTTCATCTTCACCGAGTAAACAACGTCCTCGTTATCTACCACCAGGTCGAAAAGTTCCCCCGCGAAGTTCATCACGGGTATGTAGTTGAAAGATAACGCTAGGTTCTTGTCAAGCACGGTGCTGAACTTGTTCTTAGAGGTGTAATCATCCATGTTGTAGAACAGTGCTACCGTTCTCTTCACCACCCTGGTGTTATCGTACATCATGACGGGGAACGAGTTAATGTCGGGGTTGACCGATACTATCTTCAACCTCCTGTCGTAGAATTCCCTTTGTGCCTCTGTTTCCTTTAATGACACGTGGAAGTTAGAATCGATGTTCTTGTTCGTGTAGGACTGGTTAGATTCACGTTTCTCGGTTGATGTAAGACTCGTTAATTTTCCTGGTGTGAGTATGGTGGATGCCTTGACGGCATCCAGGTCACCAAGCAACGAGCTGTCAACACCTTCCATCTCCCCTGTTAAATCAACATCATCATCCTCTATCCCATCTTGCATGAACTGCAACCCTGGTTCATTGAATACATCCGATAGACCAGGTACCCCCTGGTATGCTGAAAGTAACCTGGAATCCATGGTAACGCTCTGGTCATCTTCCCATTTGGCAAGGAATACCTCCCACCATGCCACTTGTCCCATGAACTTGCGCACAGGGTTAGCACCTGTTACCCGGTACAACCTGGATAGGAACGGTACCCAGACGTAATCTTTCTCCACCGGTATCACGTCACCGAAGGCTATCTTGAAACGCTCTATGACGACGTGTAGTATGATGTCATCGGGCAAAGCCAGGTCCCAGTCAGAGTAAACTAGCTTGTCCTGGGGCACATCCCCGTCGGGGAACTGCACCATCAATTTCTTTATGTTAGTGACCTTCCTACCGTTATTAACGGAGAAGGTGTTGTTGGTTTCCGACGCGGTAGTCTTGAAGTAAACACACGGGAAACCACGCGAGCTGCTAGCGGCGAAACACCTTTCCTTCCAATCTCTCACACTAACATCAATCCCGTCGAACACGTTCCACCTGGGGAAACGATCCACGTACCTTTCAAGCATGATGAAACCAACTACATCCTTGTCATTGATATCAATCACTGTTGAATCATACGTGATGGAATCGATGTTAACGTAATCCAGGTTGAAGTTATCCATGCTAACATCAAGCGATTTAACCGCATTCAACCCTGTACCGGCCCTCGATTTGAAACGAACCATTATGGAGATGTACACGGGTAACACTACCTCTGGTGGAATCGAGAAGTTACCACGGGTAACGTGGTCAGCGTAATTAGTAGCATCGATTGAATACGAGTACAATAACTCGAACGAATCATGCTCGAACGTTCCCGAATCAACATCAACACCAGCACTAACAGTTACGGTAAGTGACGATATGTCGAATGTAACGAACGGTTCTATCAATAGAACCATAGTGTTAGACGTTATTGATAGCGGTCTTGTATCGTTGGATATCATACCATGAATGTCTTGTCGAAAAATATCATAAGGTTACTACCTATCGAGTAATTTTGTGCCCACCTTATGTTCATGTTGACATCTATGTAAAATAATAACCTGTCACTGGTGCCTGTTGGAACGATTGAAATACCTTCCAGGTAAAATAATGCCCTTGGCTGGTTCGCGACGGGGCTGCTCAACATGTCGTTAACAGGGGACCCGTGTATTATTCTTTCCTGGGAAACACTGTTACCCCTGTTGTAACCTGCCCCGTGATCCACGATAGATGATATTAACAAGTCCCCGTATGCATTGGTGTTGACACCTGATCCCCACACGGAATATGAAGGTGAAATGAAACCGTTGATATTCAGGAAACCTGACCCTACCCTGCATGTCAACTTGCACTCTACGGGAGGGAAACCAGGAGAGGGGGGGTCGTACAACGTGATGTTAGTCTGGATGTAATGCGGTGTCCCCGGGTTGCTGTACACCGGCAAATCCCACAGCGTGAAAGGCAATGAAAATTCATCGTTACTCGGGGACGACGTGATGAATACCGGGTAAAGTTCCCTTGTTGTGGGTCCGTAAAAATTAGTCGCTAGTTGTTCATCACTGACAGTTACCATACTGAAGTAATAGTTAACTCCCTGTGAACCCATGTAATTGAATATGCTCCCTGTTTGAGACAAGGCATGCTTGTACGATGTACCCTTGTAAAGTATGATACCATCGCTAAGGTAACCGCTCTGGTTTGTCGTTACACCCGGCACTTCCCTGGTTGGTTTCACGCCTTGTAGTATGATCGCGTGTTTATCGTTACCGACCTGGTACTGGTCATCCCCTACACCCGTGGTTTCGTTAGCCCTTGTCACTAGCGTGTCACGAACCATCATGTTGGACCTGTCCATCAACACTTTCAACTGTTTCTCGGTGGTAAGGTTATCATCGTTAGTGGTTGTTGACGGTACGCTGAATCTCACGACGGGGTTGAAACCGTTAGACAGGTCTATGGTGGATACGGCGCTGTTCCTCGTTGGGTCAATGTAACCTGACGCGTTGAACCACGCTAGCTTGGATACCATCGAGGCCATGTGTACCTTGTTTACATCAAGCTCGTAAACCTGGAATAATTTAGAGTAAACCATCCTGTCATAACCCAGTAACAACCTGGAGTACTCGCTGTCAAGCTTACCCTGGTGGCTCTTCAATACAAGGAACCCGTTACCATCCTTGTAAATTGACGCGAAGTTACGCAGGCCAACGTTCACATCATTCATCATACCTGACTTGTGACCTATCATGATACCGTTACCGTAGGTGTCCTGCATCAATACCTGTGATGGTATGTTACCTTCCCCAGGAGCGTACGAGTTATTGAGTGACCCGCTGTTCAAAGGGTCCACGGTTTTGATCAACAGGCTTATGTAAGCCTTGACCGACCCGGTTATCACCGTACCCATCCCGCTTACCGGGAACAACGTGTCGGATAACCCGAAGTACTTGTGACCCGTGATGACATCCCTGTTACTAGGATCGCTACCTACGAAACCAACGTACTTCGGACAGTAAGTATCCGATTGTAAGACATTGGTTGTTATACCAGAGCTACCAAGGTCCGGTGTCCTCTTCGCTATCGAGGCATACTGCTCGTAAATGTTGATCAGTGATGTTATGGTCACGTTGTTATCAACATAGAACTTCACCCTAGATTCTATCTTGGAATCCAGGTTAGCAAGTGTGTTCGTCTGCTCGTTGAACGATAACCCGGTTGCTGATATGCTGTTAGTACCAAGGTCGAAAGAACACATCGCCGAGTTAGTCAGGACAATGACATCGTTATCGACGAGTTCATCCACGCCTAACGCCAGTAACAATTTCTGTTTCTCTATGAAGATTGACAGCTTGTTGTTGATGAAAGAAACGTTAACCTGGTTCGATGATGTTACCTCTCCCTTGAACGTGGTGTCAAGAACGAAGTTGGAGAAGTTCACGAAGATGAAAACCGATCCCCTTGTCCCCCTTAACCCCACCCCGTCAGCACCGTTTGATCCGGGTATACCCTTGTACAAGGGTGAATTCTCGATGGTGGCGAAGTTACGGTTCAACACCTCCAGGAGTTGATCCATGCTCTCGTATGTTACCTTGCTTAACGTGCTCATTTATTTTTAAATTTTCCTGGTGAATCTAAGCATCAAGGCATCACCGGTATTGAAACCCGTGACCTTGAACTTGTAATTTGTGGCATCCGATACCTCGAAACGTAACCTTGTTGACCCGTCAAGCAGTATCTCGGCGAGATTGTAAAACTTGTCGAGCAAGTAAGACGCGTAAGCCATGTTTATATACCTTGTGACGTTCTTGTCAATGGTTGATATGTAGGCACTGTTGTCGTTGTTTATGATGAAAGCACTCGTGTCTCGTGACAGGTAACCACCGAGTATCTCCCTGGCGTCAATGATGTTGTCATCGGGGGTAAGGTTTATCATGATGTCAGCATCCGCCGTGAATAGCGATGATACCACGTTCCCCTGTACCTCTTCCCATGAACCCGTGGCGTTCACACCTTCCGTGATGTAATCAAGATCGTATAATGTCTTTATGTTGTTATCACCCTGTATGTTCATGATGCTACTCACCATGCCGTAAGGGTGGTAAGCAGCGCTCAACCGGTACACGTTCAACAATTTACCGAACCACACGCACGTGTTGACATCACATGGAACAGGCACCAGACCGACGTAACGTGTTTCATCCCCTTCGACATTTATACCGGTGCTACCGGCGTACTCGATCATGCTGGTTAGTTTCATGTTCCCCAGTATCTTCCTTACCTGCAACACTGATAGGAACTTGAACTTCAACTCCGACCTGAATAAATCCCTGAAGATATTCCATACCTGGTTACGGTCGAACAACGTGATGTATGTTTCAGGAGTGTAAAGGTCATCCCCCGATAAGTCGAACTCCGCTATGACCTCTTCATCCGTCATGTCCCCGAGGGACACGTTCGAAGGGAACCGGAATACCTCCCTGGTGATGGTGTTAGGGGCATTGTTATTCATGGTCACCACCTTCCTCACGTGGAAGTACTGTTCCACCAGGCTCAAAGACGGGCTTGTAGGGGATAAAAGCATATCGTACAACGTGTTAGACGGGTCATCAGCTAAACGACACTTCTTGATGTAATTACCGAAAACTCCTTGCCCGGCATCCGATACTTCCACCACGTTCGATGCAGGGGTAGTGAACTGAACCATGGATAAAGGATCCTGCATGTAAACGGTCCCACCATCGTAAAGGTCTATAACGATATCCTCGCACCACAAGAAATCACTGGTAAGTGCCACGATACCCTTGACGGTAACTTTCACGCTTATCCTGTTTCCAGAGTAAACGTAGAAGGTCGAGTCACCTGTTGCAGGGAACACGTTTAGTAGGTCGTGTTCATCAAGTAACAGGTCACCGCGTGTCAAGGCAACGTACCATTTGCCGTTGAAGAAATACTTCCAATCCCTTACAACCACATCGTTGAAATAAACGTAACTAGATACCGGTAACTTCCAGAACTCTTTACATAAAGACAAGCTACATGTCTTAAGGTCGGCAACGTACTCGTTTGATTCCGAGAACGACTCGTTAGATGCTAGGAAGAAAGACGGGTCGATGACAGAAGCGTTATTAACATCACCCCCGCGTATCAGATCAGTGAAGTTAACGTACTTGCGTACCTCCACGTAAAGTTTTCTCGCGTTATCATCAACAACGGCAACGTATGTTACCTCCTCGTGTGCAGGGTTGTCAGGTACCAGGTAAACGGCGAACCTGTAACCGTCGAACTCGCTTGACAACCGGTACTTTACACCCAGGAACACCGTCTCGCAGTAATCACCGGTGAACCTTATGTCGGATGTTATGAGTGGTTCGTTATCGAAGTACCTGAATGCCCTGTCATCACCAGCCACGTAAGAAGGTGCTTTCCCCTTGATTAAAAACCAGTTGAACGCCAGGTCATCATCCCCGTCCCCGGTACTGGTACAGGCGTTAGATACCCAGAATACCTTGTCAAGGTTCAACAGGTTAGGGGTTATGCAGGATGTCATGCCTGATGATAGGAGAAGTGAACCGATTATATCAGTATCCTTTACATCAACCGTTGTATCAAGGGTATCACCTGGTTTCATGAACGGGTTGTTGGCCATTACCTTCATCTTGTTGAATGATGCAAGAACGTCCTGGTTCATCGATGGGAAAGCATCCATTAATGATGTCACGTAACTGTCCTGGTTGTATGGTTCGAAACCTGTCAACCTTATGTTTGTCTTTAGGTACTCGACAGGTTCAAGCATGACGGTGTATTCCATCAAGTCCTGGTAAACCTCGCATTCCGTGATACCGTCGAACACCACGGGTGGTTCAACCCTCACGATAGTCTTACCGTCGAACATGAACTTGTCGGTTATGTCGTGATACACGCCGTTAACCCTTATGGTATTAACGTTGTCAAGTAGCGTGGGTTGCCCCATTAACCACGTGTCGTTAGATGTTATTCCCCTGAATTGCCTGTAGTTGGATGAACCTGTAACCCTGTCTAGCACATTGTAATACCACGGGATCAGCATGGAATACTCCTCGTTGAGCGTGTCATCCATGTTTGATGTAACCTTGACAACCACCTGGCTACCTGATTGCACGCACGAGAAATCGAACATCGAGTTACATCCGGACGTTGCGTTGGTGCAGATGGTTCTCCACGTCTCGAGAAGTGATGCCGGTTTTATGTCCGCATCTTTAACCACGTACTCCAGGAACAAGTTACCTGATGGATCCAGTATCTTTAGTGACTCGTTGGCCTCGGCCCTGTTAACCATGAAACGGTACTGGGGTTCACTTGTCGATACCTCGTTGATGCTACCGGTACCGGTTATATCGATGTATTCATCCAGCGTGTATTCTTCACCATTAAACAACTGGTCCCACTCGATCCTCCCGGTGAACGGCTTCAACTTCAAGTTGATGTAACCATCAACGATGTTACCCCCGGTTACCGTGTAGGATGACAGGAAACCGTGGAAATTATTGAAATGAACATTGGAATTAGAGTACTCGAACTCGAACTCGAAGTTAATCAAACGAGGGTAGAACATGTTGTTATTGGCGTACTCCTCGAGTATTATTTCGCCGGAATCCTTCAATGAATTAGAAACCCCCTGGATCTTCAACATGTCAAGCTTCCTGGTACAAGGTGAGTATTTTTCATGTGAATACCCGTGCAGATCGATGATCGAATCCTCGTAGTTCATGTACACTGGGTAATCTAGCTCTCGTGTTGAATCTACCTCATCTAGTATGGCTTTCAACCCTATCTTATCCAGGTCGTGAACCATCAACACCCTGCTTCCACCGACTATCACGTTCCAGTCAATAACCGGTTCGTTGGGTGCAAGTAGCATCACGAAGAAATCAGGGTACCTTGACGGATCCTTCGTTGAACCCATGTAGTAAGGCAGGTGGTACGATTTAACCCCTGATTGCTGGTAAGCCCCTAGGGATGTCCTGGACGGGTCAACCCCGTTATTCCTGGCCGACGAAAGGAATATCGATACCTGTTGCAAGAACGACAAGCTCTTGTCGTATGATACCCTCCTGTTGTTGTAATCATCCAGGAACATGTTCCCATCCTTGTCGATGACTACCTTGTACTCCCCTGATAACCTTGTCTCGGCTGATGCCATGCACCCCCTTGATGTATCGAAATAACTTGTTCCGTTCAGGTTGGACGGGTTTGATAGAACGGGTGTACTCATGTATTTTTATGTTGGTGGCTTCGTTGCTGTTTTCAATACTATCCCTGGGTGAAAGAAGAGGTAACACTGGATATATTCAAGCTATCCTTGACATTAACCTTGGATTTCAACCTGGAGTAAACTTTCAGGTCAAACCTGAATAAATCGTTATCAACCAGCAGGTCTATACCGATCTTCTTACCGTACTCGAGTGATTGTGTCGTGTCGTAACCGAACTCACCATTGATGTTACCTAGCCTGTCAGTCATCCGGTACTCGTAAACAACCGGTATCAACAACTCGGAGTTAGCCGGGACGACCAGTACCGAGGTAGTCGTGTTACCTGACACCACCAGTTTCCCTATGTTCTGCAACACGGGGTAAAGGAACGCGCCGCACGTGGTCTTGCCAACCGAGTAGAAATCATTGTCATCGAACCCGCACACGGCGTATAACGTGTTGATGTCAACCTCGTTCTGTACCGTTGGTGCTTTCAACACCGGGGTATAAGCCCTAAGCCTGTTGAATTCTAGTGTCATAGGATCAGACACGGAGTTTAACAATGACGGGTTGTAAAGAGGGTGTTCGGTCGTGTAAGCTATGAAGTTAGTGGTGTACTGGGGGTTTAGTGCCCCTAGTTTCTTTATCTCCACGTTGTTCACAACATCAATGTACACGAGGTTCTTGTTAACCGCGGAATTGTTTATATCTACAGGCGTCACGGACTCTAGTGTTGTCGCTGGTATCACCAACCGGTAAGCGTCGCCCTGCTGCCCTGTCAGGTCAACGTTCCTGAAGTACGTTACCAGTCTCGATTGTTGCCTGAACGTTGATGATGAAACGTTCGACACCGGGACGTTGTAATACAACGGGGCGTTGGTAGAGTCGAAATCGGCACCGGGAACCAGTGACCTTACCTCTACAGGGGTACTGTTGTTGTTCCTTACCTTGATGTAACATTGTTTCCTCACGATGGTGCCCCATTTAGACGTGGTGCTGACAGGTGCAACGTCCACGTAGTTACCGGCGAACAACTCGATGGTGGTGTTGTTCGTGACGCTGAACGTCTCGTTGTTGAAGTCAACTAGTTCGACGTTTACCCTGGCCTTAGAATCCTTGTTCTCGACGGTTGTCAACCTTGATATGATGTTCTTTATACACTCGTCAAGCGGTATGTTCTTGCGTTCTGACGTGAACTGACCGGAAGCTATCCTGCTGGCGATGTGGTCGAATTCCCTCTCGTTCTCGATGAACGCACCTGAAACGTGCTTGTCCAGTCCTAGCTCGCGTAGCAACGCGTTGAACTCGGCTTTCTGCAAATCGCTGGTGTTCTGTTCAACGGAGTACGACAGGTTGTTAGTCCTGAGGTTGTTGGGGAAATCCACCCTTAAAGGTTCGGACCATTGACCCTTCAGGGGTGCCAGCGGCATACCTGCCTCGGATACAGCCCTCACGCGTATCTCCATAGACTCGTTCTCGTTGATGCTTATGCTGCAATTATTGATGTTGACATCTTCCGAGCTATCCAGTATGTTCGTTTCCCATGTTAACGTGCCGTTGCTGTTCATCACCTTGTTCAACGTCCTGGTAGGTATGTCCGACCAAGGGGAAACGGTAACGGTAACATCGTTACCTTCATCATCTTCCATCTTGTATGAAAGGGCATCAACGGTATCGATGTCTTTAGCAAGGTAACGAGCCTGCACGTCGTATTTTATTATGTTCTGTTTCTGGGTCAATGTCGATGTCTTCGGCTTAGCCACGGGCCAGTAACCTATGACCCTGTACTTCGGGGTGGTATTCTTCAACCCCGACTTTGTAGCGTTGGAATCTATCTCCCTTGACACGCTCAGCAGGTTAGTCTTCAACGAGTTCAACTTAGCGGTCAGTGTTTGAACCTGTGACCTCTTGTATTCTTTCTCCGTCGCGTTCTTGTAATTACCCTTCGCCACGTCGGAGTTGTAGGTGTTTATCTGTTTCTGCGTGAAATCAACATCATCCTGTACCTTCTGCTTCTGCTTGTTGAGTTGCTCGATGTCCGTGTTAACCTTGGAGTCTGTCACGTGCTTGTTGATCTGTACCACCTTGAAGTTGGAGGCTTTCAACACCACCTTGTCAGGTATCACCCCCAGTGATGCTGGTATGCTTGTCTCGAATATCAAGGAAGAAAGGTACGAGCTGTAGTTAGTGACGTAACTTGAGAAGAACTCGTCGAGCGTGTACGACACGTTATCCTGTATTACCTTGTAAGTGCTGGTGTCAAGCTTGATTCCGGTACTGGGGTAAGATATGCTCTTCAAGGATTCCGTAGATAGGAACACCACGACCTGTTGTGTTGGGAACACGGGTACGTTCACGATGCTCGTCGTGTCTGAAACAGCATCAAGAACCTCGTTGAAGCATAACTTGTCTATTCCCACGTTTAACGTCTCGGAACCTGACACCCTCGTGACCGATACTGTTCTACTTACCTTGTCAACACTTGTTACCTGCCATTTCGATGCACCGGTAGTCGTGACTAGGAAATCACCATCCTTCAAGGACACGCTAGAACCGTTGATGTACAAACCAGAATACGTCAGCTTGTCAAGTATTAAACTGTAAACGTTATTTGATGTCTTCGATACTGTCAAGCTCTCTATGTTGAACTTCCCGAAGTACTTGACTTGTTGCCTGGTGGTGTTTAACTCCCTCCTGGTGTTAACGTACGTTAGTTTACCGGTCGAGGCCAGGTACTCTATCTCTAGCTGGGTTGGTGATGCTGATAGTGTATCCCACCCTGTCTTGATGTCATATACCTCGCATATGATACCCGAGGATAACTTGGAATCAACCGTTACCGGTAACTTCACCATCGGGTACACCAGGTCATTGATTAATGATACCTTGTCAACTACACACGAGTTACCATCGTACGTGAAATTAGACAGGTACTCAGCGTTCATGAAAGACGTTCGAGTTACCTGGGACATCGATCCATCAGAGTTAAGGACGTACGATATGTTATCCTCGTTCAACAGCGACTTGAAGTTACTATCGATCCTGGTTAACTCCTGGAGTATGTTCTGGAAAGAATTGACGGTAACGGTGGACGTTGTACCGTCGGGATTCCTCTGGGTGGTGGTAACGTTGGAATTAGAGGTGGTGGTTGCATCCTTGAAAGCCCCGAGGAGATTGTAGATGTTCTCGTACAACCTCTCCATGTTATCAACCATTTTCTCGATACTTGTCCTCATGGTGCTATTGAAATTTATTAATATTATTTACTGGGGTGGGTTATTCATGGCGGAACATTATGATATCCCCTATCCCGCTGGAGTTCTTGATCATATCTTCCACCTTCTCTTGATCCTCGATGTTATTGAACACCTGCTCGATGTTCAACTGCACGTTTCCTGGTAAATCGGCAGTGAAAGCCCCTGGAACCCTTCGTTCCTCGCTCTTCATGACCGCCAGAACGTGCCGGAAGTAAAGGTCGTCGTTGTACAGGTACTGGATGTCAACGTTAGCGAGAGTCTCGAGCACCATGTCGTACGATGGTTCCTCGAACAGTTGCAATACTTTTTCCAACCTGGAGTACTTGAAAGCTACCGGGGTACCGTATATCGATTGGAAGTTGGTTTCCTCCACCATCTTCGCTGCCGCCTCCATGATGTACAAGCTGTTGTTTATACCCAGGATCGATTGACCGTAAGGAGCTGACCTCTGCAATAACTGTATGTTGTTTATCAACTCCTGGGATGTCGCCGGGTTGTTCTTGTCAACCTGGTAGATCTCCTGCACGACGTTTATGTTCGACGGCATCTTCACCCACCTTCCCATCCTGGTGTTGGGTTGCTCGGAATCCCAGAAGTTAGCGACTGATTCTTTCGTCAGCCTGAAGAACTTCCTGGTCGTGGAACCATGGTAGTACCGGTAGAAGAAACGGGCACTCTCTATCATTACCTGGACGATCATCCTCTTGTCAGGCTTGAAGGGTAACCTCCCGAAAGATGTTAACCTGTTGGTTAACCTGTTAACGAACTGTATGTCGGCGGCGGATAAATCAACCTGCACGTCGTTGTCCACGATGACTGACATTATTATCACTTTTTAAATTACTATTACCGGGAACACCCCGTTACTTATGTACCCGTACGATTAAAAAAGATATGGTAAAAATACATATGTTACCTGGAAATATCATTTCAATGCCCCATTGATATGCTTTTATCAATCCAACCTTGATTATTTATTAAAAAATAAAGGGTATTCTCGTTATTCCAGGATATACAAGGTGTGGGGATGTTAAATCCATCTAAAGATAATTTTGAACTAAAAATTAAAATCATGAAAAAATACATACTTGCAACATCTTTAAACTCGGGGTTTGCCGAGGATGGAGAAGATTTGTTATCTAGCGATGAACAAACTGAAATGTTTAATGAAATCGTGTATCAATCACTCGAAAAGAGTAACTTAAACTGGAATAAATACTCCAATCTTATTGATACAGTTGCAAAGAAAATTGTCACAAGGTTAAATGGGAAAACACGTAATAAAAATGGAATTTATCATACTTGTAAATGTTTTAACGACAAGACAAAAACAATAAAAAGAAATGTTCCTGATAGGTTGAACATATCAGGGTGTAAATCTCGTGAAATATTTACCCTGGCGAAACAGGGTTACTGTCCAAAAGCTGATTTACATCTAAATAATAAACTAACGCTTGATAACTATATCAAAATAAATAAATTCATTGATTCTGAAGTAAAAATTAACCAGTCAATTACTGGTTTAACTATTAATGATCTTAAAAAGGCTTTAAATGAAAGAGGTTATTTAATTGAATCAAATACGTGTTCAGGTAGTGGGTCGCAGTACGTATGGTTATCGAAAATCGGTTCTGATGAACTTGAATTCGGTGTACGTATATCGGACCATTCACTTAATGATAATAACTATCTTGGTGCAGGGGTAGTGAATTTTTACGAGGTGGTTCCAAACGATAGTTTTATTGAAGACACACTTACCTTAATTACAGAATACGAAAAACTTAAATCTGAATATGGTAACGTGTATAGCGGGTGGGTATGGTCTGAAAGATCAATATATGATATGAATTCCATACAAGATGAACCGGAGTTTTATTTTAAATTATGAAAATAAAGGAAATAAAAGCAACATTATTGAAACAAAGTTAACAGTAATGACGTAAAAGATAATATAATTACCAGGAAAGTTAAATTAAAGAAAGGGAAATTACCATGAAAACAATGATAGTAACATCGAGAATCTTAATGTCTGCCGCTCGTGCCTTGAAGAATTGTTGGTTAGACATATCCGATACCATTCTAGGACTCGTGGTGATACTGATGGTATCCACGTTCATCATGTCGTGGTGTGTTGACGGGTTTGACCGTTACGTGAGCAATTTCTTGTCAAGTTTTTAACACGGGAATGTATGATTGGTAAACAGGGAAAAGGGCGTTGGTTCAATACACAAACGCCCTTTTCCCGTTTAAAATACCGTGTTAAACGTGGGAGGCTTGTATTCCCCTATCCTTGCAGAATCCAGCAACGTCGAAGTTAGGACAGGTCTTCTTGGATAGACGGTTGTGACCTATGACGATCAAACCAGGGACCACTTGTAACTGCATCCGTATGTACGATTCCAGCTCGTCTAGTTGATGAGGGGTGTAAAGGTCAGATGCTTTCAACCCCTTGCCATCCTTTACCTTCCCGTCCCTGGACCAACCACCTGCCAGGACGATATGCCTTGATTCAGAGTTGTACCCCTCGGCACCGTTCGTTACTTCCCTTGAATCTATGACGTTGTCGAACGTGTAAGGCACAAGGTTGAATAGTTGGCCGTTCCTGTTTATCATGTCGGAGTAACCAACCTGTGACCACCCGCGCCCGGATACCTTGGATGCCTTGATTGATGTCCCTGAAGGTAGTAACATGTATTCCGACTCAAGTTTCGTGACGGGTACCTGTTTACCCTTGTAAATGATACTACCATCCCCTTTAGTCCTTGGTCCCGTGTGCCATTTCACGATGTCATCCATGGTAACCTGCATGTCGTAAGGCGTGTCGGTGCAATGCACGACGAGGTACTTCATCTTTCCCATTTTATTATATTTTAGATTCTACCTTGTTAACTACATCATCCGCTATCTTTTCCTTGTTGTCCAGGAACTTCCTTATGACGGTTGACCCTATCAAACCCATGACTATGACCATTACCGCCGATAGCTTGGTATCTATACCGAACCCGTACGTTATCGCTATGCCGAGAGCGATTGATATCATGGAGTACAAGAAATCCTGGATGTAGTACTTCTTGTCTTTCAACTCCCGGTTCTTCATGATGTAATCGGCCAGTAACCGTATAACTGATGTTGATAACCCCAGGATGTACACCAGCCAGTACTCCTGTATCGATGCTTGTAATGTCGTTGTCCCCATATTACATGTTATTTATGTTATTAAACGTTACTTTACGCATTACCAGTAGCATCATGAACACGTTAGCTATCACCAGACTAACCACCGGGTCGTACAACGTGTTCAACATGATGAAACCACCAAGTACCGAACCCACTAGTATCCTTGGGTAATAATGTTTCAACTTCCCGACGTGGAACCTGGACCTCACGAAATCGTTGAACCCGACACCAGTCGAGTCCAGGTATGACAGGCAAACGTCCATGAACCTACCGTACCTATTAAGCTCGAACAGCATGTAGTAAGATGAAAGCGAGCATACCACAAGGGAGTACCTGCTATCGAAACCGTTCATGTACTCGTGTATTATCAAGCACTGTAACGCCATGAGGAGCATTACCCTAAACGGGAATAGTGCAAGAACCCTTGGTATGGCGTTGAAAGCCTTGTAACCCTTCTCGTTTGTCATGGTTACAACGTTACCGATGTACTCCCCTATGGTGAAGAATACCTTGCTTGCCGTGAATAACAAGTACGCGCTGGACAGGATGTTCATGAATATACAGAACGTCTCAAGGTTCAGGTATGTCATGCTAGTTGTCATCTTGATCCCCATCATCTTTCAGTTCATTAGATAAATCTACACCGGTGTATTTCTTCAATACCTTGCCTACTATGATGTTGAAATTGTTGCCGACAACGTTGAACAACCTCGCGATGTGCTCGCTGCTGACAGCTACGAACAACCCTACCAGGAACGATAGTATGTTGCTTATGCCGCATATCTCCAGCATCAACATAACGCCACCGGTGAACACCACCATGGTAACCAGGTATAATACCTTCCCCCTCCTCGATAACTTGTAACCGTTGGCTATCCGCCTCAAGTATTGCAAGTACCCAACCGCCAGCAGTATCACACTAAATACCAGGAACTCACTCTTGCGTGTCATGTCTTGTCAAATTTTATGATTTATATACACGCTAGAACGAATCCCTGTTATTTGTCAGGCTTTCACCTTCGCCTGGTTAGCCAGGTAAACGAGGTGTTTGAACCTGGATACAACTTCATCGAACTTGGCGTTCAACGAGCTGAATGATGCGAACTCTGACTGGCATAACTCGGTTATGGAAACCAGTTCCTCGCACATGACAACTATGTCGTTACCGGTGATGAATGACGCGGCGATACTGTTGGCCTCGATGTCACCGAACGTGACGATGCATTCCTCTGCTATCTCGTCCTGCGAGCTACTCAATGCCCATTGGGAATCACCCAGGAAATTGTGCTCCGCGGTATCTTTCGAGTTCCAGTGCATTTCCTTGAAACGGGTGATGTAACCTTCCACATCCCGTAACCACTTGTGAATTGTTGAATCCATGATTAATTGTTTTTAAATGTTAAAACCTGTAAACCTATTTACGATTGTTGTTTCATGATACTCATGTTCCATGTACCTGTATCCATGGAGTACTTGTTAACGTGTTCACCGTTATCATCGAGTATGTTCACACTCACTAGTTCTGCCAGTGACATCGTTACCATGTGTTTAACCTTTGAACCGTTATCATCATGATGTTCGATTACCCTGAAAGCAACGAACACGTTAACCGTTGTATCGATGAGGTCTATGCCTTGACCATCCCCGATGTTACCTTGTAACCACTTGATCATGTCAACCTCGATAACCCTGATCGATATATCATCACTTGTATCGAATGGAGTTAATATTATATCGGTTGCATCGAACCCTGGTATACCGGTACAAACCTCGTTTATTAATTCCCTTAACGTTCCTGTCTTGATTACTGTTGCTTCCATGATGTCTTGAATACTGTGTTTTACATGTTGTCTTGATTAACATGATATCATATATGTTTGATTGATCATGATGTACTTGGTGAATATATGTTTGATATCACATGTATGCTTATATATTCATGATGTATATTATGTGTTTATCATGATCGATGTATTGTGTATGTTAAATGTATCATGAAGTACTTGATATGTTGGTATGTATATGTTTGATATCACATGTATGCTTATATGTTCATGATGTATATTATGTGTTTATCGATGTATTGTGTATGTTAAATGTATCATGAAGTACTTGATATGTTGGTATGTATATGTTTGATATCACATGTATGCTTATATGTTCATGATGTACTTGATATGTATATTATCCCATGTTCGATGTAATATGTATGTTGAATGTATCATGATGTACTTGATAGTAGGTTTACAATGATCAATGTAATGTATGTTGAATGTATCATGAGGTAATTGGATATATGTTTATCATGTTATGAATATCATATGTATTTGATAGATCATGTTGTATAGTGTATGTTTGATATGATCGATGTAATGTGTATGTTGGTCGGATCATGATGTACGCAATGTGTGTTTGATGTATCATGTCATGCTTGATATGTATATGTTCGATATCACATGTGTACTTGTATGTTCATGATGTATGGTGTATATGTTTATCATGATACAAATAACATATGTATGCTTATCGATTCATGATGTACTTGATATGTATATGTTGACAGATCATGATGTAATAAAAGTTATATGCTAATAGGTTAATGATGTACATGGTGAGTGATATTTTATTACATCATGGTATACTTGTTATGTATATACTGTACATGATACCATAAGTGTATATGTTCGATACAATGTCTATGTTGAATGTATCATGATGTACTTGATAATAGGTTTATCATGTTGTATGTTCATGATGTACTTGAAATGTATATGATCGAATGTTTAATGATATACTTATTCGTATGTTATACATGTTTACTCGATAGCTTCATTAACATCAATTCCTGCTTGACATGACTGTAGTAACACTTGCAAGCTAACGCGAATGAATCGATGACATCATTAACCTTCGATGTCTCGACAACCGGTAATAGTTTTTTACCATCCCACATCTTGACGAATATATCACACATGTCATCCTTGCTAGAACCTCCATGAGATGAGAAGAAGTACTTGAGCTCTGATGCTGTTGGAGTGTCTAACCTAATGATGATATCGTTGGACAAACAGTACTCGATTATCTTGGACCTAACGAGTGCTTGTAATGATATCAAACCCCCAACGATCTTCAATGATGCCTTTCCACCGTATGCCGGCATGATGTAATTCTCGATACCAACGATCATCATCGATGGTTTACACCTTGTAACCTTGTCAAGTATTATGTTCATGATCTTCTTGGTTGCTATCATTGATTTCAACGTGATATCACATTGATCAAGGTTGTTCATGTTACCCAATGACATGTGTAACTTGGTTGACGTTATGTTAGATGGTAACCTGTAAACAGTATCATTGATATTTATCACATGCTCTGGTGAGTAATCCCGGTTGTCCTTCCTTGATTGATCATCGAACATCACCCGGTGGAACTCGACCGATGTAACATCATGATCATGTACCACCATGAACGTTATACCCGTGCGTGAGAAGCTTAAATCAATCCCGATTATCAATGCATCCATGGATCATGAAAATTATACCTTCCTTACATGATGGTTCAAACGGTACGGGTTACCATCCCTAGATACGAATGACACGCTGCTAACCATCATGAAATCTTTCCTATTTACGGGTGGTATGAAAAGGGTACCGTGCATGCATATACCGCAGTACACGACCTCGATTATATCATCTATCACGTCGTGTAAATCCTTGAATATGTTGTAACCACCCACCATCATGATGTTAGCGTGTGATGCCAACACTGTCTTGTTGAACGATGACACGTGACAAACACCACCGACGGTAACAGGGCATTGAACATCACCCACCATTGTGATGTCACATGATGTTCTGAGGTTTTCCATCAGGCAAGAATAAGGGGGTGATAGTAGTACCATGTTTCCCCTGCATACCCTTGTTAAGAGGGATAACATGATGTCACTTGAACATGGCAACGGTAATCCCCTGGATAATACCGAACCAGGTTCGTCCCGTGTTATTACCATCCTTACCATGTCACGTGTTGAATTTGAAACTACTGAATATAGATTGCTTGGTGATGTTGTATTCTTTCCCGTTAACCTTGAACATGCACGTCACATCGAAACATGTTTTCCTGTTTACCCTGTACTTCAGTGCGTAATCGGTGGTGTCATGAAGTATCTCCCGGGTGAATGAATCCTGGACAACCCATCGTATGTCGGTTTCCTTCACCACGTACCTGTCATCGATTGTGCAGGCGAACACGTCACCGATCATGAGGTATGCCATGTTGATACCCCCGTTACTTTCTACATCCGACAGGTGCGACATGACGCTACGCACGCACGTGTATGTTTTTATGCCGTCCTCTCCCGTGACATCAACCGTGTAAGGACCAGGGGACACGTATGTCGCCAAGGGGTTACCCGTCAACGGGAAATCGAAGTTAACGGGTGTCTTGGATCTTGATAACCCTTCCATCTCGTATATGCTTTCCGTGTCACCTGTGTTTACATCAAGTAACATGATGTTGTAAAGGTTCTTGTCTAGTGTCACGCCTGTTTCAGTTGGCATTATCATGTAGTAATCCGTCACGGTGTTGTCCCCGTTATCTATCTCCATGATGGTAATGAATATGAAATCGTTCGGTTGTTCGTGATCACCGTACTCCATGTAAGGTACGTTGGAGAACTCGCACGTGTTAACATCGAACACTTCCATGACTAGTTCCTTTCCCATCTGGACAGGGAAGGCGATGATATCAATGTAAGGGTTAACAAGACATGTTGGTATGCTTGAAGTTATATCGATGGTAGGCGTGTACTTGTTGAAATCCACCAGCATGTACCTGTCGTTCCTTGTAAGGTAACGGTACATTGTTGATGGATCGCTAGAGAAGTACTGCTTCAGGTCATCAGGTACCGATGTTAACGGTAACACGTACTCCTTGTAAGAGTTGTCGGGCATTGTTGATAACTTCCCCGGTGAATCCATATCTTGCGTGGTTGTCGTGTTTTCACTCACGATGAAGCTGCTGAAGGCCATGAAATCAATCCTGGCTACATCGTTCGACACGGTGAAATCGTAGAAGTACTTGTCCATGGCGTTAAACTTGTCCCACGTGTACACGGTAAGGTTGTAGTTACCTGTCCTGTTGATGACAACCAACCTGGATATATCGCTGGAAACGTACACCTTGTCGACCGTGTACTTGATTCCAGTACCAATATTGGTTAATACCATCATCACGTACGCTTCTTTCACGGTAATCGATACGTGTAGACACGAGCCGAAATCCCGGCGTAACAAGGTCATGTCGCCGGTGTAATTAACATCGTCAAACACTTCCGATACCACGTCATACATGCTAGGATCATTCAATACCGGGGTGTCGTCATCGAACGTTACCTTTATTTCAGACAGGTAAACACCCGGTAATTGTTGCAGGCAGTTCTTTACAAGTATCACTTCCTCGTCTGACTTGTTGAATGCTGACACGTTGATACTGGTGTAACGTCTTAGTAACGCCACATCATTCTCGTGAACCTTTGACATGGACATGGTTATGCCACGGAATTTAGCGATGTTGGAACCGTACTCGAGACCGAACAACCTGATTAACTGTTCCTCGCACGTGAAGTATTCGTTAGCGACTGATATGGCGTTAATCAATACCCTCTTGAAGTCGTCCAGGTCGTTTATAGATGTAAGACATACCGGCATGTTGTTCTCGTCAAGCCCCCCGTCATCGAAGTTCTCGTACCACACGTGGTAGTATCCGTTCTTGACATCTCTAGCCTTGTCAGGTTTCAACGTTATCGTTCCATCACTCTTCATGAACTCCTCGAGTATGCTCATCCTATCATCCTTGAAACCTATGAACTCGAAGAAGTACTCGATGGATCTTATGGTACCTTTAACCTTCAACATGCGCTTGTAATCGAGCAGGAGTCTCTTTATCAAGTCTGACTTGTCGAAATCAACCGGTATACAAGACTCTATTGTATCGTATGATGGTAGACCTGCATTGATCAACATGTCCTTGTAATGCTCGTTACCCCTTGATTCACTCATGATATTATCAAGCACTAACGTCATCGAGTAAGAAACAATACTACTACCGTTCGATACCCTCATGGTAATACTAGTGTTATCGACCGGTATGTAAACAGTGTACCCGTTATTACCTGTCATGGATTGACCGCTTGTTATCAATGGTTGGTTGTTATTGATAACCACGGAGTACAATGTTGCATCACCCGATATGATATCAATAGTTACAGGCATGTAAGAGTAAACATACGTGCAGTTTGACTTGACAACACTTGATGTCTTGATAACTTCCTTGTTCGACCCGTACAGGATCACTGGTAATATCATGCTCATGTTCTTACTCGATGTAAACTTTCTTTGACTGTATCTTCTTGGATGCTTCCACCACCATGGTGTTCTCCTGTGATAGGGCGGATATTATGTCGGGCATCATGGATGTTATAACCGCCCCGATGGAGGCGGTGAACGGGTTCGGTGTCGCCGCGGACGCTATCGCCGTGAACAACGTTATGAACTTGTTGGTGATGTTGGAGTCATGCTTTAACATGTCTTGCATCTGCTTGACACTCTTGTCCCCGAGTAGTGATGCCTCGCTTGCCTCGTCACCGATATCGATCCTGTCCTTTGTCATGACGATGGAGTTGTTGGCGACGAATAATGATAGCTTGTCCACCTCTACCTGCACCTTTCCATCCTTGTTACTGAACTCGATTCCCTTGGATTTGACGTACGTCAAACTAACGTCACCACGCTTGTAAACCTCAAGGTAAGTATCGTAATCACCATCGCTTATGCTTGATGAACTCAAACCTACCTTCCTGCCGTAGAAGCATGTCGACAGGTTATTGTTGAACACCATGACGGGGACTACATCATCTTTCACCGGGATGTACTCGAGACCGTTCCATGGGTAGTACCACGGGAGCAGGTCAACCGGTATCTCGTCGGTCATCGCGGCCACGGAAACCTTTACCCTCCATACTTTATCCGGGTCTGTCACGTCAACCACCTTGCCGAAGAAGATGTTGATGTTACCGTTACATTCAGGATAGTTCATCATTTTAAAACCCCCTCCTGCTGTATATGATGTTAGGTGTGTTCACGTTGGACTGGTTTCTCGATTGACCCTGCCTTATACCCTTCTCTACCTCCGGCATGTTGTAAGCCGTGTTGAACGGTTGCCCGGTTGACGGGTTAATTTTCGGTTGCTGTTCCAGTAAACCCGTGGGGTTCTTTGTCCCGGTTGGTACCCAGTTGTCGTAAGCCTGCATGAAGTTATCGGAGAACCCCTTGAAAACCATGTTGTTTATCTTCGCTATATTGTCGTAAACGTACTTGTTCTCTATGTTCTGTATGCCAAGGTCAACGGTGTTCTCGAGCATTTTAACGGCGTAATCAGGGTCGGTGAACTTCATCAACGAGCTGCCGATAATGCTGTTCTCGCCTATTAAACCGTTCAGGTACTTGGCGGGTTTACGTGCCAGCTTGTTCAGTTCCCTCACCCCCGCCTTGGCTATGGAATCACCGAGCTTGGGGAGGTAACTCTTCACGTTACCCGCCGCCGTGTTGAGTACCTTGGCGAACGAGTTCTGCTTGCTGGTGCTGGACAGGTCGTTCGATACCTTGTCTTGTGCCGCTGCCAGCGCGAGCACCTTGACCAGGTCGAACTCGCCGAACAGGTTGTTGAACACGCCCTTGTAAGACGCGAACCTGAAGTTGAAAACGAAGTTGGTTCTCGTGAAATCTCCCCCCGGCTCGTTGGAAACCCTCTCGAAGAATGATTTACCCGATTCTTCCACGTTGAACGACGCATCACCCATGATGAACATGTGGTGGTTGAAGTCGTAGGTGTCCGAGTTCTCCACGAAGAACCCCTTTGACAGTTTCTTCAGCGTGGGGAACATCTTCGTCTCGTAGTCATCGTTGGTGAGACCGTTGTTCTCCAGCACGTCGTACAAGGCCATGTTGTAGTAACCGGAAGAGTATACCAGTACCATCATATCTAACCTCCTCAAGTTAGCAGGTATAACCTCTACACCCCTAACGTTACAATCGAAACATATGTGGCGGTACATCGTTACCAGGGATTGACACATCATGTCGGCCGTTTCACGCAGCTCGAAGGATACTTTCGAATCCTCTTCCTTGAAAGACTCGTGTGGTTTCTTGGTAGCTATCTCGTCGAGCCCGGTGGAGTTGAGGAAGAGGAAGTCGTACTCCCTAACCAGTATCTTGAACAGCTCGATCCATTGCTTCAACATGTTGTAACGGTCTTCCTCGCCTATCCTCTTCAGGTAGGCTAGTGCCGAGTTGACGTTCGCCTCAGCCGACACCAGGCCGTAGGGTTTATCCCAGTCCACCATTACCTTGAAGTTGAGCGTGAGTGGATCGGCGAACCTGGCCATCAACGCGCGCATCTCCGGTGTCTCGAAGTATTCCGTCGTGCCGGCGCCCGTCTCGTACTGCTGTCTGTTGTTCGGGGTTATGCCGTTGATGGTAGTGGTCCCTCCACCAGCCAGGAATGATGTAGCCTTGTTAACCAGGTCGTTGAGTGCCATGATGATTTCCAGGGGGAAGGGTGTTCAATCCCCCTCCCGTATATACCCGTAAAGATGTCAATCATATGAACCTGCCAGTTATAAACCAGTTGAACGGTGACCGTTCCACGTACATCACCTTCTCTAAAGCCAACCTGGACCATGATGCTTCAGACATCAAGGGAACACCCTACTACATGACGAGGATGGTGGCCATCGAGTTACCAGACTGGGATTACGCTAACTTTGACATTGATCTGAGTTCGGTGGGTGTAGTGTCAACAAACCCTAACGTGAAGTTCTCCAAGGCTATCCAGTACTACATGGAGAACATAACGCGACAGGCCATAGGGTTAGGGCAGGTAACGGTAGAGGAGGTAACCGAACTGGCTTTCTGGAAGATGCTGGAGAAGATGGGGATGGATCAATCCTCCAGGGAAAGTTGCGTAAAGGTTGTGAACCGGGTGGCCACGTCTAACTTCGTTTCATCCGAGAACAACAACGGGTGGGGGGAGGTAGTGGCACAGGTACCCAACATGTGCCAGTTACTCACACCCGCGTGGAGAACGGTAGCTAACATCGATGACATAGTTCAATGCACGGATGCCGACACGGCACTGTACGACAACGGTAACAAGGAATTCCTGTTCGGTGCAGGTAACGCCAGGGTCCTTGATTTCGGTAACATGATACTCGAGGACACGGTGCAACAGGAGATAAGATTCAACTGCATACTCATGTTCTACACGGATGGTAGCGGGGTGGAGAAACTGCACGGCATCAATTTCATGTACCCTTACGAATCGCACTTAACGTACTGGTCATTACCCACGTTCACGCAGGTTACCAACGAGTCTAACACGATAGGTTACCAGTTCAAGTTCTTCGTGAAGACGTGTAACAACCAGGCTTCACAACTCGTGGTAGAGCAACTAGAACAACACACGCACTGGGACACGTTCATGGAAACCCTGTCCAAGTTGAACTCGTTCCTGGAGTTGAAGATGAAGGAAACAAACTAGGATGGATGAGATAGAATACATGGATTTGAACCTGCACGGTACGGGGATGATGGATAACGCGTTGATCGACCCGTTATCCCTGTACCTGCAAGAACTAGAGCTTGCGTTGAAGATACTACCAGGCGAGGTGTGGGGGGTAACTGATTCCGTGAACTTGAAGCGTTACCTGTTCAACAGGTACGTCACGATGACGTATATCCGTAACGAGATACTGGGGTTCATCAAGGTCAACTGCCAACATTCCACGGATTTCCAGACATCTGTAAACGTGGAGACGCTCGCTAACCCCACGGGTGGTGACATGGTGTACATAGTGATGACGGTTCACGTGCCAGGGGAAGGTGGCACGAACTTCGACGTGGTGCAGAAGTTCCTAGTAGGTGCTAACAGCTTGTAAATTTAAATATGACAACAGTTAAGAACATATTGAAAGATTACCTCAGCGAGAGGGTACCGAGGAAAGTAACCAACGTCTTGTGGGAGATGTTCAACGGTTTCGAGGCTGCTTACGAGTTGATCGAGTACCGGTTGAACGTTTCGAAACGAGAGAGGAACATAATCACGGCACAGAACTTGTCCAGTTTGAGGTCACATGCCGCGTCGAATGGTTTCGAGCCAACATTGATGATACCGGCGAGCGGGTTACTACAGGTAGAGGTTAACCCGAAGTTGTTCAAGAGGGCAGGATACCCGTTGTACATCACCCCTTACTCCACGTTCACTGACAAGATATCGAAAAGGAAATATTACTACTCTAGTGACAAGACATTATCACTATCGAGTGGTTCCATGTTGATACCGGTAATCGAGGGAGAAGTAAAGACAGTAACATTCGATTCAACAGCAGATCATGTCAACAGGTTCTACTTGCTTGATCATAACATATCGAACGGTTCAGTAACACTAGAGGTTAACGGAACAAGATACCTCGAGGTTAAATCGTTCCCGGATAACAACGGTGTTAATAGTAACAAGCAATTCATGATCAAGTTCGGCAATGATATATCAAGACCTATCGTGATATACGCAACTGGTATCGATTACAAGCAGAAGGTTAATATATCATACAGGGTATGTAACGGTGAACTTGGTAACATCACCGGTCAACACGAGTTCGAGACTCAAGATATCATCGATAACCTTGGTTCGATGGTTGAGGCTGGTGATGATGAGTTAACCATTGTTAATGTTAATGGTTTCGACCTTGGATCGAACGGTACCGACGAGAATATGTTACGTGCATCGATAGGTTTTAACCACGGTGTATCATTATTATTCGATAACCTTTCATACACTGCATTCATCGGTAAGTACTCGACACTGGTTTTACAAGGTATATCGAACCCTGATGATAACAAGCAGATAAATAACATAAGGGTATTCAAGAAGCAATCGATCAATACAAGCTCAACTAATCCAATCGACTTCATAAACCAGTACAAGGATATCATATCGAACAACCGCTATGTGTTATCGAGTGTTGACAAGGTTAACCTGTCTAACACCATATCGAAGAATGAATACACGCTTACATCACATAACCTGGTTGACCCTGTTACATGCAAGTTCGCGTTCCAGTTGTTGATGCCTGATGAGGCTACCATGGAAAAGCATTCACTGGCTGTCATGAAGTTGTTGTACGCGGGGTTCTCGACGTTCCTTCACAAGCGTGATCACGTTGTAAACATAGATTCCTTGATGAGTACATACATGCAGGATAACGACGTGAAGTTCGAGTACACCGTGTTCAACTCTATCGATGAATCAAGGAAACTAGATGGGAAGGTAGACGTGGTGACATCGTACATCGTGTCCCATGATTCTTACCTTCCTGTTATCAAGGGAGATTTCAACATATGTGATGCTGGTTTCAACGCTTACAAGCTGTTCTTCGACGTTAACGCCGTCGTGAAGTAAATTAAAGGAAATGGAAATATTCGACAACATCGAGATGAACGGTAACACGATCGGTAACGTTAGGGTGAATAATCCTACCGATCCTAAGCACCCCGTTAACTTGGAGTACTCGGCGATGTTCGTGCCGAGGGAACTAGATTTCAACAACCAGGTATCGTTGAACGTGACACATGATCTTGGTAGGAACCCGGTGTCGTTGAAGGTCATACTACCTGACGGATCCGAGCTTGAATGCTCCATGAACAACATATCTAACACCATGTTCTCCGTGCATTTCAACTCGTATATAACGGGTAAACTAGTATATTATTAAGATAAAACATAAAACATTTCAAGCATGACAGATAAGAAGTTCGGGGTACACGTTAACATGCTCGGTAACGAGATGAGGAACGTCTCACTGGAGAAATTACCATCACACCCGGAGAACGTTGTTGACCCTGGTGACGGTTCGATCATCAAGCTACACGTTTACGAGGGGAGGATATACTACAACACCACCGATGATACCGTGTACATCAGGACCGCGAACGCCTGGGTAGGGTTCGGTACTGGTAGTGGTAACGCCTTGATAACGGAGGACATACCTAATTTATTAGGGGCTGATCTCGGTGGTATTACAACCACGGGTAAGCTCGATACGGGGTTAACCGTCACGCAGGCTTTCAAGAAGTTACTCACGAAGATTTTTAATCCCACGCTGGTACAACCATCGGTATCACTGGCATCATCTGTAACAGGCACGGTTGAGGTAGGTACTATCATAACCACGTTGAACCTGACGGCCACCTTCAACCAGGGGCAGATAATCGGTGCGTTAGTCGGTGATACATGGAACCCGTCCGCCGTTCAAACGTACTCCGGTACGGCATCGAACTACACGATAGACGGTGTTGATCTTGACATGGTAAACGTCCTGTCCAAACCATCTTACGTTGTCCAACCAGGTGCTAACAATTGGAACTGTGTTGTTGATCACGTGGCTGGAACCAACCAGCCCCAGAATAGCGACGGTACGTTCTTACCTGTTTGCCCGGCTGGTTCGAGGCCAGCGACAACATCATTGAACGGTGGAAGGTACCATTACGTGGCGGTAGATACTACCGTTGTAGCGTACACCACCAGCGGGGCTATACGGGCGTTGAGCAACAAGAACTTCACCCGTCAAACAACAATCAACGTCCCCACAAACACGCGCCAGGTATCTATCATGTTCCCCGCGTCTGAAGGATCGTTGACGAGGGCTATAAACAGCAGCACGGGTTACGATGACGCTGGTTCTTTCGTGTTATCCAGCGTGGTTGTTGAAGGTGCTAGCGCGGGGTACTCGGTGGCTTACAATGTATACACGTTCACGTTCGTCGGACCATGGGACGGGGCGGCGTTCACATACGCCTTGACTTTCAGCGCGTGACCAGTTTAGATTTTTAACAGGAAACAAAACATAACAGGAAATGGCAACAGGAAAAGCAGCGATAGGGGTCCAGTTACAGCGGTTATTCGCCGGGCCGATAGAGATTGACGCGGTGTTTCAAACCACACTTGCGAGGACTAATTACCTTGCGAACGGGCGTTGTTACCCGGGGCATATATGCACGTCTAACGACCCGGTAGACCTGGGTAAACTGTTCATCGTGAACGCTGATAAAAGCGATTACTTCGTGATATCCGGGTCATCAACCAAGTCCCTTTCCCAGGTGCTTACCGATGGTAACCAGGCCAACATGACCATAGACATGGCGTCACATTCCATCATCAACCTTCAAGATGTAAACGATCCTACATCAGCCGTGTCCAAGGCATACGTGGACGCGAGGCTGGAGGGTATAAAGGGACAGATGTCGGTTGATTATGTCACCACCGGTGATCTCGGGGGAACATATGATAACGGCACGCTAGGTGTTGGTGCTACCATCACCGCCCCCCTGGCATCTACTTCATTCCTCGATGGGTTGACGCACGAGCTGGGTGATTCGGTACTGGTAATCGATAATATAAACAAGAACGAGAACGGTTTATACGATATAACATCACTAACAACCAACCTGGTTTTAACCAGGAGCACTAAATTCGACGAGGCTACCACGGAAGTATTCTCGAATTACTTGTTCTTCGTGAAGGAAGGTGCAACGTTCAGCGGTTGCGGTTTCTTCATGACTACTGGTGCAACCGTTGTGATGGGAACTTCAGAACTAGTTTTCAACCAGTACTCGAGACCCGCTGTTTACCAGCCTGGGTACGGGTTGTCCCTTGTAGGTAACATATTCTCGTTCAAGGCTTCAGATGCATCAGGTACCGGCCTCGAGGTTGACCCCTCGTACTCGTACAAGATGCGAGTGAAACCCGATACTACGTCAGGGGCATCGGTGGTACAAGTAAAAGTATCCGCCAACGGTACCGGGGTAGGGATAGATAACGATACCATCAAGAAGGATGTTAACGGTGACATGTACGTTAACGGGTACGCCGCAAAGGTTAACAAGGTTGAGCTTGATAACGTGGTGATAGCGATAGGCACGAGTACTCTCGACCATAACTTGAACAAGGCAGAGTTAACCGAGGTGATCGTGTACGATACATCGAATGCCGGGAAAGAGAAAATACAACTAGAGTGGAAACCAAAGGGAATGAACCAGGTAGAGGTTTACTCCAACATAACTTTCCCCGTGGCTAAAGTCATAGTGGCTGGCTAGGTAAATAACACAACCAGGAAAAGATAAAGATATGACCGATTTCACCAGGAAACACGGAACGCACCAGGATTATTCCGGGCAGGAATTGCGGAACTTCTCCCTGGAGAAACTCGATTCCCACCCGGTTATCGCGTTCAGGGGCAGGTCGTATTACAACACCGTGGATGAATGTCCTTACTTCCATGACGGGACTAACTGGATCAAGTTGAGACAGGCAAAGGGTGGATGGTACTCGGTTGATAACATAGACCAGCGTGATTCCATACCGGTATCGCTCAGGGAGTTCGGTATGTCGATAACATACAAACATGAAGGTTTACTAGTTACTGCAGTGTTCAATTCATCAGATACGGGTGATGTATCATGGACTAACCCTTCGAACTGGAAGATGATCCAGTATGATACCGTGCAGATGGTTAACCTAACGGCGTCTAACGAGGCCGAGTTGATAGCAGCGTTGTACATGATATCCACGAGGAGGAACCAGGGTTACGGCAAGGGAGGGGAAATAATATTCACCAGTTCGATAACCTTGACGAATCTATGGGATTCGGTAGAGAATAACAACGGGGTGTACGATGCCGGTGGGGTGAAGGTAAACCTAAACGGGTACACCTTGTACCAGTCGGGAAAGACCCTTAAATTACAGGGTCAATCAATATACTTTTACAACGGCACACTATGTGGTAATAACATTGCTTACTCAGATGTTAATTACGATCATATAGAAGGTATACACCTATTGTCGGATGCCGATGATGTAGGTTCTGGATCGACATTATTATTCAACGTGAAGTTCGACCAGGTTATATTTCTCAACTACATAGGAGTACAGGTAACCGCCACTAGCGTTGTTGGTAGCAATACTCTCACCAACATAACGGATATATCACTCATAGAGGTTAACGATTACCTGTTGTTATCAACGTTTGACGGGTGGTGCAAGGTTCTATCAAGGGATGCGGTTAACAATTCAGCCGTGCTTGATAAAACATGCACCGGTAAATCATTGCCCGTCATGAAGGCCGATGTTACCACCGGTAGTGATATCCTGACAAATGTTGTCAATTCTTTCGCCTTCAATAACGGTGACACCTTACTTGTGGATGGTTTCCCGGGTGAAGTTACGGTGGTATCCAAGATAGATGACAACACGGTACAGGTATCTGCACAAGCATTGACCACCATAGAATCATCAATATTCAGGTTGAAGAAGACGTACAATGTCACGTCGATATCTTCCAACAGGGTATATGCCGGTAAACACAATATAAGGGGGGCGATATCAACATCGAACTCCAACGCGGGGACCATAGGTTTTAACCTTTGTTACTTCATGTCATGGACAGGTCATGAATCTGGTGGTTACGAGCCATCCATCGATGTTTGCCCGTTCACTATCGACTCCCCGGGTAGCATTACTGTTTACAATCATTTCAACGGTGTTCACCAGTCGGGGATATACTCATCATATTTAAGGGTTGGATTAAAGACTTCCATCAAACATGATGCCAGCTTGTCGTTCTTCGTTGACCCTAACCAGACCAGGAAGAATGCTGATGGTTCCGACGGTGTATTCGTGGATAACCCCTTGTACAGGATTTTTAATAGCAACAAGATAGCCGCGTTTAACACCAGGTTCAACGCGCAGGTAGAATCCTACATGGAGGAAACCTCTACTGATGTAGGGGGAAGGTACATCCTCATCACCGGGAATGACGGCATACCGAGGAAGTTACAACTAAGCAAGATAATGCCTTCCACGGCTGATCACGTTACCGTGTTCGTGGATAGTACCTCGGTAACGGTGGAACACGGTCTGTCGAAGAGACCCCACGTCACGGTTTACTTGTTGGATGGCAGGGAGGTGGAGGGAGAGGTGTTACTTGACGTGGATAACCCGCTCGACAAGCTGGTATTCAACAGTAATATAAGTATATCAGGGTACCTTAGGTGCTCGTGAACAACGATAAAGAAAAGAAGAAATGGCCAAGAAAGATTTCGTGGTAGGAGTGGACCTGAACAGGCAGCACTTGTTGAACGCCGTCATGATGGAACTAGAGGCAGACCCGGAGGATTTGCAAGCCTTGTATTACTTCAACACGGTTTCCAGGAAGATACGTTACCACGACGGGAACGTGTGGAAGGATGTCATCGGGGGAACCGTGACACGATCTTACATCATAGATAGATCGATAGCGGGGGGTACAAGTGCTGAAATATTACCTGGTAACAGGTATGAAACAGGTTCATGCATGGTATTTGCCTGTGGTGTATGCCAGCATAACATCACGGAGTCTGTCGCACGTGACAAGGTGACACTTGACCACGTCCCACCGGCGGGGACAGAATTAACCATGCAATACATCCCTGATATGACATTGTTCGCCGGTGCCATAACAGGTTACACTACCGAGGTAGCACCAGGTACGATGTTAACCCTTCAATCCCATGCCTTCGGGGGTGTTGGTACGAAGGTTGTTACCTGGTATGTTGGTGGTGTGGTTGCTGGCACCGGGACTACACTGGAATTTACACCGACAAGTAGCGTGGATGTTCACTATGAAGTAACGGACGAAGAACTTATTTATGCCGAATCACAAGTTATTAATGTGGTAGTACGACAAACAATTTATTTGTTGGATAATGTTTACCCGAGTGGTATTAATATTTCTGATATGTATGATAATCGCACCACGACTTATGACATTGCCGTTAAATCAAATGGTGATATACTGGTTGCGGCTGGTTATAAGGTTTATACCTTTAATGGTTCATCGTGGGATTCAGGAGTTAACTATGGTAATGCTCAAATTACCAGTATGATAATACTTGATGATGATACCATGATGATTGGTGATTTTTATGGCAAGGTTCACGCGATTAGTGGAACAAATATTACACAAACGATAGAGTTGGGCGGTTTCGAAAATCCGGTAATTTCCATTATCGCGTTACCAAATGGGGTTAAGTTTGCTTTGATTGAAAGTGGTAAAGTATTCAGATTCGACGGTACTTCATGGGATTCTGGAGTTCAATTAGCAGATTCACGTGCCTCTTGCATGTATTTGCTGAAGAATGGAAATATATTGGTGGGATATAATACCGGGACTATTTTTAAATTTAACGGAGCTATATGGGATTCAGGCACATATATATGTAGTGAAGCTATACAAAGCATATGTGAATTATCGGATGGAAGATTAATGACTGCGGTGTATAATTCCATCTACACGTATAATGGAACAACATGGGATTCAGGAGTATCTATAATCTCGGGAAGCTGTTCAACCATTATTGAATTACCTGATGGAAGTGTGTTAGCCGTTTACGATTTAGGGTTATTCAAATACGATGGGATAACATGGGAATATAATGCGCCTACATTTTTGCGCAAATTCCACACCTTAACCAATGGTGATGTCATTGCAAGTGCAGATTCTGATGATGTCAATGGACTATGTATTGTTACACACGGTAATGTATAACCAACCATATATACAGACATCCTAATCAACGGTAATATATCAGAATCATTTAATATTTTAACATTCCTGGAAAATGACAAGTAAAGTTAAGAAACCATACCTGGATATCACGGATTCTGTAGAAACAGAAGATATAAAGGACGGTGCAGTAACATCCCAGAAACTAGCAGAAACATACGTTGTTAACGAGGGCATCGTGTCATCATTAGTAGGTATCACAGGTTCTGGTCTTGTAAAGAAGGTTGGTGACGAATTAGAAATAGACACCAGGGTATTATCTATCGCTGGACACGAGCATTCACCTTCAATATTCTCCAGGGTACTCGATAGTACGTCAACCCCCTTAACGAAGGCAAACATAAGGTGCGTGGTCATGTCCGATGATGGTACGCATGTCTATGTTGTTGGTAGGTCACCTTCCGGTAGCATATTGAACGTGAGTCATGATGCAGGGGTTACGTTCGAAAGCATAACCGGCCAACACACGGTGGATAATGCACAACTAGATCATGTTTCATGTTCCATCGATGGATCGGTGGTTGTTATAATCGATCAGTACTACACGCAGAACGCTTACGTGTCGTTTGATTCCGGGGTAACTTTTAACCTGGTAACCATTAATACAGGTTACTTGAACGGTTGGAAGACTTCGTGTTTCGATGATTACGGTAACATGTACATGGCCGGTAGCCAGGGGTTAGCATACTGCCAGTACGGTAGTACTAACTTCTTCATAACTGCATTTCCAGGTGAATCTCTTTGGAATGTGGCCGTCTCACCATCAGGAGTACACGTGGTAACATCACTTTCTGATAACAGTGGTTCTTACGTTATGAACACCTTTAATAGTAATTCGGTGTTATGTCCTGAAATAAAATCTTCAAGCGGTAATATAAAAGTTAATAACAGTGGTGTTATATTCTTCAATAACAATAATGGTGCCGTAGGCATAAGTACGGATGGTGGCAGGACAACAACCTTGATACCACTTGTCGTATCGGGGGATATTTTTGTTTTCAATGATATGGCTAACGCGCTTATAACAGATTCCACGAGTGGTTCTTTATATGAATCGATAGACCTGGGTGCCACCATATCGTTTCCACCAATATACACTAATAATTCTTTCAACGGGTTAACCTTTGTAACATCCAACAGGGACGGTTCACATGTTTACCTAATAGACGAGATGTTCCCATCAACCCTCGTGCATCTTGTATTCCGGCATGTCACCAATATACCGATAACGTTCGAGAAGGGTATAATACTAGCTGAAACAGATGAAATTTTAATACCCCCTGCAGGTTACCAGGGGTTAAACGTTAACACGTCTGGAAAGGCAACATTAACAAATTCCACGGGGGAAACCCAGGTAATAGGTAATTCATTGACCAGGGTTTTCACCGGTGTATCAATTGTTGCCGATGATTCCAATGTCCTGACACACGATCTAAACACCATTAATGTCAATGTCACGGTAAGGGATGAATCCGATGATACCGAGGTGGAGGTGCCCTGGAAACCAGTATCGGTTACACAGGTAAGGATTTCATCAACCGCTGCTTTCACGGCAACCGTCAAGTTACAAGCGTAAATAAATAAACAAGCACAACGATGGCATTATTTTCCAAGAAGATATTCGCTAATTTTGATTTCATGAACGTGTCCAGGTTGATGAACGTACCTGTTCCTTCCGCGGATGGTGATGCCGTTAACCGGAAGTTCTTGGGTGATAATTACGTACCTGTAAACGGTCTAGTTAATGATATCAACATGAACTTGAAATCATTGAAATACGGTTCCTTGAACTCCCCGGGGTTCAGTTACCAGGGAGTCTTGTTGATATTGAAGGCAGGTCAGAACATATCACAGGGTCAATTCCTGTACCCGTCATATAACAATGGTAACATTGTCCTACCATCATCTAATTCATCGGAAACAACTTCCCTTGGTGTTTTCGTAGCCACGGAAAGCAAACTGGTTAACGAGGATGTAACGGTAATGTTACCGGGGGGTATAATAAGGAACTCCTCGTACTCTTTGACAGTAGGGTCAATAGTGTTCATAAATGCAAACGGTTACCCAACGACCACCAGGCCGGATACGGGAACAACCATACTACCCGTGGGCGTGGCATTAACACAATATTCCTACATCTTCCACCTGGGTTTCATACCAATGGGGTTATGATGGTTGTAAAGGAAAATATTGATAAAAAGTATTTAAATGGCAACGATTACACTCATATCAACAGGCACGTGGGATGCAACCAATACTACCATATGGTCTCCTGCACAAGTACCCACATCAAGTGATGATGTTATAATTGCTAGTGGATTTACTGTTAATTGTGCTTCAACCGGGTGTGTATGCAATAATATAACATATTCTGGCGGTCAAACGAATTTTAGTCCAATTAATGTGTACGGAAATGTTGTAGTTAATACGTCATATGCGCCAAGAATAATTGATTATTCAAATTTGATTCTAAATACGGCATCTAGTACGGTATCTTGTATGGATGTCGTACCTGCAAAAATAACTTCTAATGCTGTTGGGGTATCAGCAACTTCAAACATTTACTTATCGGCATTAGTTATAAATGCCTCATGTTCTTTCGTAAGCGGTAATTATGATTTATCAAGCTCACATTTTTGCAATGTAGCGGCATCTGGAATACTGTCTATGAACCAAGGGAAAACTTTGACGCTGAATATTTCTGAATCATCTGTTACTGACAGCGCATTAAGCAGCATTTCCTTAATGACTGGAGTAAATGTTATATTATATATGAAAGGCAATAACCTTTCATACGATTGTACGATAGGTGATCTTACATTAACTACAACATCAGGTGTAAATGATAACATGCGCAGGTCAGTAAATATCGGCGGGAATAGTTCAAGCCTTACTGTTAACGGTACCGGTAACAGGGCTGTTAACATCCAATTAAAAAAAGATATCATAATATCAGGCAATATATCAATATCTTCATCGGATAATTCCAGGGTGTACGTCAAATCGTCAATATATGGTATTAATAGAATATTAACCTGTAATGGAATAGTTAGTATCGATAATACTATATTCATGGATATTACAGGTTCTGGTAGTGCTAATTGGAATTTATCATCTTCTAGTGACGTAGGTGATGGAGGAAATAATTCAGGCATCACATTCTCATCTGGTGTTAATAAATATTGGGTGGCATCTTCTGGTGGCAACTGGAATGATAGAAATAGCTGGTCATTAACTAGCAACGGTACTCCAGGAGCAAATATACCTTTACCTCAAGATTCTGAGATGTACGATCAATACTCTATAACATCTACAGGTAGGACGATTTCATTTAATGCTTTAAACCCTATACATGGCAATATAGTTAATGAAGGCTTGCTGAATTCACCAATCCTTCATTTAAATGGGCATCAATATTTCCGTGAAGACGTAGACGTAAGTGGATTCGGATCAATGATCCATAATAACTATACCGTTTATTTCAGTAAGCTATTGAAAGGTCTGATGATATTTAAAGCAAATGATAATATTATTTTTTACAGCATTCAAACAATAGGGTCAAGGGTGTACAATTATGCCTTACAAATTGACTCGAATATAAATATGTCAGGAACTATTTACGCCTCTGATTATTTAAGTATAAATATACAATCTTACAAGGTAAGGGCAAATGAGCTATATCATCTAAGATCAGTAATGGGAAATGGTGTTATAGAAATCAATTCTTACATGTATCATGCTCCACACATGTATGTTGGCAATAATAATACATGGACGCTTAAATTATCAGGATCAACAATCACTGTGGATGTTATATCCATCCCTACAACTAGTACGAATATACTAGGAAATCTTATAATAGACTGTAGCGCATCCTGCACATTTATTAATTTGAATACACAAAATCAGTCAAATATACTTAAATTCAACAACATAATATTCCAACAACCAGGGAAACCTTTTACATTTTATGGAGAGGGTGGAACTTACGGAAATCTAAGGATATCAGCTGAATCGGTAACCAATAACTCACCAGATGACAATCCTGTATCAATTACTGCAAGTAATGGGCAAGGTAAGTTCGATATAGGGACGGTAAGCCGTGATAACTCGCTGGTACTTGACCTTGGATACGCCAACTTGAATAATATTACATGCCCCACCAAGAACAGTTTGTATGCCATGGGTACGCATGTTAACACCAGTAACGTGTACAACCATGAACCAAGGTTGTTGAAATTTAAGAAACCTTTCAATTCAAGGAGGTACCAGTTAGCTGGTAATATCGCTGGGTATACTTTCAATACCATAAAGAAAGTGCTGGGTGTAAATAACTAGTTTGACTGGTGGAAAATCTTCCCGTCAAATTTTAACAATAACATTGATATGCATAAGTTACGTTGTCCCTTACATATGCTCACCGGACTGGTGGTTGAATCTGGTGCTGCCGTTTACCACAAGTTGTACGATAACTACAACAAGTGCCAGCAGATGATAATATCCATGGATTACTACAAGGACGAGACATGTATACCCCTTGACGTTATGGGCAGGGAGGGAAAGGAGAAATTGAAGGACGTGTTCGTGGAGAATTGTCCTTACAATATATTCGAGACGGTGCGTTACATGACTCTTGATGAAATAAGGTTCAAGAACCTTAACAAGATAGGTCACGACCATGTTCATGATTTACTATCCAGTATATTCGGGTACTGGAACGTCGAGGACCTGGAGTACGGTTTATACATGGAATCTTCATACGGGGAAATACTCGATTTCAACCAGGAGGTTAAGATGTTCGACATACCATTTGGTTACCATGTTTTAAGGATACTTGTAACCAATGATACGCTGGATAATGTAATGGTTAACGTGGGAAGTGGTAGTTTGTTGACCGACGTGATACAGGAACACGTTTTAGCACCAGGGGAAAGTATAGATGAGAGGATAGAGATAACGGGTATGGTATCGATGTACATCAATCACCCATTGTCATGGAAGGCCAAATTTGACATGAAGATATAACCATATGACAGCTTCAAAAAGATACAACACGGTGCCACAATTACCGGTTTTACCCGGGGTTACACAAGCATCGGTTCCACCGGTATCACACATTTCGATATATTCCAGGGATTCTAAATTTTATTTTCTTGGTGCTGATGGATCTGAGGTGATGCTGGATTTCCCCGAGGTTGTTGACATAACGGTACTACAGGCGAAGTTCGGTAACCATACCCCCGGGAGATACCTACTTGCTGGTGGTAACTGGTAACGCGTCAAACATGGAAGGAGCGAATAATATTGCCAAGGGGTTATTGAGTACACCGGCGGCCGAGATAAGCTCGTACCGTGATGGTGATTGTCATGTCCTGGTAGATGCTATTACATCGATGACAGGGGTAACATGGATGGATTCCGTGATACCATCCAGCAGTACCAGTATACGGGAGTACATGGTAACCAAGCTAGGGGATTATATCATCGGTACTACCGAGGTTGGGTTGTGATGTTAGGCAGGATATGTTAAATAATATTAAATTAAATAAACATGGTAAGGGCATTGATGAATATACTTGGTTACGTCAGGGTCACCAGTATAATAGGGGGTAAAACATTACTATTGTACTCCCCAGACACCAGGATTAAAATGAAGGCTAATAACCGTGTAGGTCGTATAGCATCAGTTGTTATCGAGAACACTGCCGATTCACCCGTGGTAAGGTACCAGGTGGAATACTGGGATGAAGGAACTAATAATTTCGTTAACAACACTGTTTACGAGTGCGAGATGATAGTGTTGGATAATAAGGTATCATCATCAAGGAAAATAGGTTTCCAGTAACGACCTTATCATGATGTCAGTTATCAATACCCCATTGTCAAGAATCACAGGATATAAATAATTCAATTAATCCATAATCAATTTCAATTAATATCTAATCAATTTCAACCATGAGTTCTAAAGATTTGTTAAAGCAGTCCTTGTTAACGTCACAAGTTGTTGACGATGGCAAGAAAATCGCCGTGAAAGCGGATGACATCCAACAAGGTTCAAGTATCGACTGGGACAAGATTTACTTCGAGCCACAGCCAGGTAACACGTACCTTGTCAAGTTGCTCCCGGTAGCGGAGGCAGAGTTACCCACGACTACTAACATAGAGAACAGGCGTTCTTACAAGAAATTACCCGATCCAGAAAGAAGGGGTAAGAACTTGATGTACATCTCATCCAACGTTAGTAACACTTGTGCAGCACTTGAGACGTTCTTTAGCTTGAACGACCTGAAGAAATCAGGGGATGTTCTAGCGGAGAAGAAAATCAAGACATACATGAGTAGTTCTACGGAAAATTGCGTCAAGATTCAAGTACTTGATTCTCCTAAACGCGAGGAAATAGGCATCATCCGGTTAATGAAATTCCAGGCTGGTGGACAGAATGCAACCTTTACAAACATGATCGACGCGAAGTTAAACCCTAGCGAGGCCAAGAAGAAAAATGGTGATATTAGAGAGGACTTGTTCAATATCTTCGGTTCATCAATCCTTTGTATCGAGTGCAAGAAGGCAGTTATCGACGGTGAGGAGGTACGGGATTTCACGGCATCATCATGGCTTGATAAGGCTAACCAGGTAAAGGGTGCAATAGGTATCACCAAGGACGGTAAAACACACCAGTTCAGTACTGCTGACCTCGTTAAAGGTGAATTGAAACCAGAGGTTATGCCATTCTTCGAGGCATTCTTCGAACAGTTGACCGACCCTGCTATCAGCATGTTCCGGTTCTTCTGTTACAAACCTATTGATCATCCTTCAAACGATGAGGAAACCGTGAAATACCTCACGAAGAATCACGAGAAAGTTGCAAGGGTATGCAAGATCATACTTGATGCCAAAAATATCGAGGAAATCGCAACATCTTGCAAGTCTGACGCTAGCCCTGATGCTAGAAGCGAGAAGCAAGTCAAGAACGAGTCAGGTAAGAACGTGATTACCGACAATGTCCCAGACGAGTTGAAAGGATCTATCGTGGACAGTACCACTAATACCAAGGAAACATCCAAGAAAGATGATTCAGTTGCAGGTTCAGACCCGGCAGCCGATATCCTGAATTCTTAAATAGGGGGAGGGGACGTGATACTACGTCCCTTTCCCTTTAAATAAAAATACGAAAACATCATGAAATTCACGTTCGCCCAGGGTAAGGTAAAGGGGAGGGATTTCGTCGGTATATCCGGTATGAAGACAAGGGAAGACTTCGAGATGCACGACATCATCAAGAAAACCCTGTCAAGGACAGAGTACATGCCGTTCGTACAGGGGTTCAACAAGAACGTTCACGAGTCGTACATGTTTTACCAGGATACCGTGTTCCCGTTACAGTTCTGGCAGGATGTAAAAGATAACCTGGTTAAATTAGGTCACAAGGTAAATTTCGAGAACGAGAACGATTATCTAGCTAATTTCAATGATATTTCAAGGGAAGATTTCAACGAGTGGTTACAATCTAAACGATTCCCTGAAGATATAGACACCGTTTCAGAAGAATACAAGTTCCAGAGGGACTCGGTGTATAAAATACTGGTGGAGAAAACAGGTCACGCCAACATCTCGATGAGTGGTGGCAAGACATTCATAATATACTTGTTCACACGTTACCTGAAGGATCACTATATGTTACCACCAGGAAAACAAGTACTGCTGGTACTTCCTGACAAGGGGCTCGTGAAACAAACTAAAAACGAGTTCGACAAGTTTGACACGTTTGAAACGGGAGATAAGATAAAGGTGTCAAGCGTGTTCTCCGGTTCCAAACAAGTAAGTGGTGCCGATATAGTTGCAGGGACGTTCCAATCGCTCGGGAACTACGAGGAGGATTTCTTCGACAACATCCACGCGATGATATGTGACGAGATGCACCGGGCGAAGATGTTCACCATACGCAACGAGATTTATTCCAAGATAAGGAACGCTGGTTATTTCTTCGGGTTGACTGGAACAGTACCGAGGTATAATACCATAGATTACCTGCATACAACCGCGATGTTCGGGAGAGAACTAGTCAAGGTAACAACCCGGCAGTTGATAGATATGAAACTAGCCACACCGGTTAATGTCAGGATACTATCATTGCAGTATGATGAGGATAGCAAGTTGTTCTCCAGGAGATTGAAGGAAAAAGGACTAACCGGCAACTTGAAATACATAGAGGAATGTGGTTTCTTCAGGTCAAATGAATCAAGGATACGAGTTATAGCTAAGCTCATGAATTCAGAAGAGTTCAAGTACAACACATTGATAGTGGCGAACTCGGTATCATACCTTTACAGGATAAAAGAAATACTGGATGAATATTGCCCGTTATGGACCATAAAGATAATACACGGGTCACACGAAGAATACGGTGAGGTGAAAAACAGGTTGGATATAATAGAGGAAATGAAGGTAAATGACGGTCATTTCTGCATAGTTGCCACTACACAAACGATGGGAACAGGTGTATCGATAAAGAACCTGGAGAATATTTACATGCCTGATGGTGGTAAATCAGAGAACAATGTCAGGCAGGTATTCGGAAGAGGTATGCGTTTATTACCACGCAAGAAAGATTGTAACCTGTTCGATTTCCGGGATGAGATACCCGGGTCATCGTTCTTGCAACACTCGATAGAACGAGAGAAGATTTACAAGGAACAAGACATACCTTACAAGCACTTGAAGGTTGATCTCTCAAGGTTTTAAAACGATATTAAGTAAATAAATTTAAATAATCCTTTATGGATGATAACCAGCAAACATCAGAACACGTTGTTGAAACAGGGATGGTAGATGGCATTTACGTGAAGTTATCAAGCCAGGAGAACTCATCTAATTTCGACGTTAATACATTGTTATTATCGGCACATGAATCAGTGAAACGAAACGTTCACGGGGTTTTGAAAAGCGTTGAAACCAAGGTACTGCTTAATGATGTCACCACGCTTAACAACGTGCTTGTTGCATCTTACAAGGATTTCAAGCATAAGACAGGTTTCAACAACCTGGCTATCGTTTTCACCGCGTATTGTGATTATTTCGGGACAGATTACCACGATACTTACACCCGGTTGCACGATAAGATGAAGGAAGAGATAAAACGTACATCGGTCACCGTACTGGGACATGATGTCATGGATAACATGAACCGGCTTCACGGGGAAAAGAAAGAAATACCCACGCTAGCGGAATTACTCAAGATAAAGAGGGAAAAACACAAGTAAGGCATGATACAACCTGGCATAAAGTACGATTTCAAGCAATTGCTAACAGCATTGACAGCAATAGTGGCGGACATGGAGTTGAAGTTACAATCAATCATGGTCGATCTACCGGTATTCGTCCTGCAAACAGGTGACACATCGTACTGGATGACCAAGAAATTCGAGAAGATCGAGATTAGTGATGCTTCCAGGGAGATATACAACAAGACACCCAGGTTTATCATAACCGTGGGTGATTTCGACATAGCACTTGACCAGTTATCGAGCAAGTACAACAAGCTTACATACAAGTACTCTAACAGTGTTTACATGACAAGTTTCAGGCGTATGCCGTTCACGGTGATACTACAAACATCGTTAGTTTGCCCCAACTTCATAGATTACCTGGAGAACATGATGGTGCTGAACTCCCTGTTTTACTCCAGGGAGAATTACCTGACGTACGAGTTCGGGGGTAGCACGTATGATACCTCGTACAACTACCAGAACCCGGGGAAATCCGAACCGGACATGAACGCCGGTAGCACCAGGAACTTCACGATCAACACGTCTTTCGAGTGCAAGGTTCACGTGTCCACACCCAGGGTTGAAACCATTAAACTACTCGATACAAGCGGTGACTCGGTTGTGTTTGATGTAACGGAAAAAGACGGGGAAGATAACTCGCTAGATATGACGTACCAGGTTGATTCCAGCTTGTAAAACAGATATTATTAAATCATGATACATAATTACATGTCAAATGTTTACGCGTACCTTGAACGATTCAGGGACGTGCGTTTCTTCACGAAGAAAAAAGCCATCATTCATTTCTTTTTATCACCTTGGTTCGTTTTACTGGAGTCAGTTGTTTACCGTTACTACTGGAAGAATCTAATAATAACCGAGCTGTTAACGTCGGACCCCATAGTTGAATTCTTGGACAAGAACGAGTTCGAGTACAAGGGTAACAAGTTAATCAAGATAGACCTGTTATCATCGAACGAGTTTTACAACAGGACGAAATTAAGGGAGGCAGAGGATATAATATGGAAGGATTTCAAGGATGCATTGATGAACCTCCTACCAGGTAACGTTTCATTCAACGTGGAGGATTACATCACCTTGCTCGTTACATGTGATACCAGGAGTATAAGAAGCGGAAACGAGATAGCATCATCAAAGATTTACACGGTCGAGATATACTTCTGCCGTTTACCATTCTACAAGGAGACCATGAAGAAGTTTAAATCATGGGTATTGATGGTGACCATCATGATAGGAATACTCCTAGTTGCAGGATATATTTTTTAACCAATCATAATTTAATATAATCATGGAAAACATCGAGAAAAAATCTCTCGTGGACCTAGTTCAGGAAATATCCCACGAGTACCTTGAGGAACCTGGAAAGGTCACTGAAATACTGGGGATGACCAGGGCTGAAAACGACAGTACGCCTTTGAGTGTTGAGGCTTACAAGGCAATAGGAGCGTTAACATACCTGATAGGGAAGGATTTCACCTCGTCTCCCTACCCCACGGAAAAGGTGTTGACAAGGTGGCGTGAACGTTTCAACGGCATAAATAAACAGGTATTTGATAACGTACTTTCATACATCATGACAGGTGTCATCACGGACACCAGGTTACGGGACGCCAAGGAATCGATGCATTGTCAACTTGACAAGACATGGGTTATTACCCCTGTTATCATGAACGAGTTACGTAGACATGTTGCAACCATATTCCGGGACTCTGAACTAGCCTCTAATTACGCGGTTCCGGTTAAGGAAATAATGCAGTTGAAGGAGTACACGTATTCAGACATATTGAAGATCAACTCGTTATTCATGAATAACATCGAGTTCAAGAGTAACGCCATGAAATCTTACATCAAGCTTTACAGTGCAAAAGACTGGACAGATGCCTTGAACAAGGGGGTTAAACTTGCTGATGAGCGCAAGTTATCAGTGTTATTACAAGACGCGATACTAACCTTCCAGTACCACGTTACCCGTTACCAGGAGTTTTACAAGATCACCGGGGTAGGTGAAATAATTAACAACATGTTCGACATCGTGTTTGATGCTAACCTGCCTCTTGATGAACTAAACGTTCTTGAAGGAAAATTGAAGGAACTATACGACGTGCATGTTTCAAGTAACCCGGAACCCGTGGTAATGAAAGTTAACAAGGAAGATTCCATCACGGAAAAGATAGATAGTTCCAGGGAAGATAACCCATCTGGGTTCATTTACCTCACTATTGCCGATGCCAATGATCTTTCAACAGGTGAGTTGAACACCCCTGAATGCCTTAGATCAGCACTAGGTAACCTGCTAGGTGACGCTGCTTACACATCTAACCTGTACGAGTACGTGGTAAGGAACACGAACAGCAACAAGTTCGGTGACATAAAATCAATCAGCGGCAACATGAACATGGATGACTTCAAGGAAACCTTGAATAACATCATGGAGGAACGCAAGAAAATCTACCAGGATAATATCAAGTTCATTTGTAACAAGATAGACCCTGCAATAGAGAACAGGTTGAAAACATTGCTGACAAGCGTTATAACCGATGCTATAACCAGTACCCCCGAACAGAAATCGGTAATAGCATCGTACCTTACCGGGATGCAGGTACAAACCTACCTTCATGTTCACCAGTTGATAGCGGTTATCGAGAACTGTCGCACGTCCAACTACCAGTCGTACGCTGCCCTGTACGATTACCTTAATACCAATGATACAATGAAGAGGGTCTCAGAAATTGCGGTTGAATCTAACAACATGTCCACAGGGATATCCTTGATATCTGCTATCTTGAAATTCATCGAGAAGGCCGAAGCACCAGTTGTGGTTGAAGATGTTGCAATAACTAATGAATAATTAATGGGGGAGGTGGTTTTAAACCCCTCCCCTTCCAAAAACTAGGAAAATGAGAAACTGGATAAAGAAATTCAACTCGACGGTCAGGTTCATAGTATCGATAATAGCATCCCGTGAATTCGCCTTGATATACTGTTTGCTTGGGACGTTCACGCAGATAGCGCACACGTACTTCCTGGCAGAATCGATATCATCATTCGTCGGGTTCTTCAAGGTGTTCCAGGCTACCTTACTATCAACATTCATATCATCATCTTTATTGTACTTCGTATCGATAGCTGATAACAACGAGACAAGGGAATCAAGGAATATCAGGATAGCAGTTAATGTTTTCATGTACATCGAGATACTTATAAATCTGTATTACTACACGAGACACTTGATAATAGATGCTCCCGAGATGAGGGTATTTGATTTCATATTCGCTTCCGTTATATCAACGTTGATACCTGTTACCATCAAGTTGTACGCTTCTCATATACGGGCTAAAGAATGGTTTGATGATATGATGAGGGAGGAAAATGACGCCGAGGTAAAACAAGTTGAAAACGTCACAGGTAATGATGCAACCATACTCGTGGAGCAATTAAACATGTTGCGAGAATCCCTCCTGGAAGAAGTAAGGATGGAGGTAAAAAATGAGGTTGTGAAAATGAAGTCACCTGACCCCAGCATTGAAGATATAAACATGAAACTAGGGGAATTCGAGAAGAACATCGATAAAACCGTATCAGATGTTTTCAAGGAGAAGGAGAAGTTGTTTCTAGGACAGTTCGAGAACAAGTTGAAACTCATGATGAACACCACACAGGGAAGGGCATTAAACGGTATGAACCAATGATAATAACAATTAGTAATGGAAAGTAAAAACGAAAACCAGCTTTTAATAAACCAGTATTTCCCCCGCGAGTGGGATGATTTGATACTACCGGTAAACACGTTGAAGAAACTAGAATCCGTGCGTGGAACCAGGGGTTACAGGTTATTGTTGTTCTCATCACCCGGGACGGGGAAGACAACGACATCCCGTTTACTAACCAAGGGGCATGATACCTTATACCTGTCTGGCTCAAACGATTATAACATAACCACGCACCGGGAGAAGGTGGTGGCGTTCGCTTCCGGACACTCCGTTTCAGGGAAACAGAAGACAGTTGTGATAGATGAGGCAGAGAACATCAAGGATGCCTTGCAAGATGCCTTCAAGATAATATTCGACTCGGCTAAATCAACCAATTTCATATTCATAACCAACGAGGTAGAGAAGATAAACACGGCGTTGAAATCAAGGTTCTCAACCATAGATTACGATTTCACCGGGAGTGAACTAGAGGAACAGAAGAAAAAATACACTAATTTCTTCATAAAGGTTTGTGACGAGAATAATATAAGGTTCGATAACAAGGGTGCCAAGCTAATTATCGAGAACCATTTCCCCGATATCCGTCACATGCTGGTAATGTTACAAGATTTCCTTGATTACGGCTACGACGTAACCGTGGAGAACTTCAAGAAACTTAACGATAGTGGTAAACAAAATATCGAGTTGTACAACTTGGTAGAGAATTGCGTGAAGATATCACCAAAGGAATTCTTCGAGACACTGGTAAAATTCAAGGGGAAGGAACGAGAATGTCTCATGTCTCTTGGTGAACCTTACTTCGAGTACCTTAATTCCAAGGGTATGTACGACAAGACCATTGATGCGTGTGAAATTGTTTCTAAATGCTCCTACGAGTACACGTTCACGATAAACAAGTTCGCGTCTTTTTATGCATGTTGTGTCGCGTTGTCAACATTGTTTCGTTAAATTGGAACGTCATGATAACATTCTTCTTACCGTTGAAACCATCAAGCGTTAGACCGAAGAGGTCAGTTATCCTAACACATATAAGGTCGGTTATAGGGCGTGATTTCGACCATGTTATACACCCGGTGGATATGTTCATCGATAACGACGTACTTGGGACGGTGTCAGGGAAAGACGTGTGCATCTTCCACCCGCTGGTGGCGCATGATAACCTTGACACGATAAAATTACTCAAGAACAAGGTGGTAGTGTTGGAGAAGCCGACGATACTTGTCCAGAAAGAATCCAGGCAATTCAACCCGTTCAACGAGAACAAGGCACTTATACATGACATGATGGTATTATACATCAACCCGGGCATGTTAGATATTACCAACGATGAATACAAGATAGTTGCTAACCGGGAGAATTTTATACTTTCAAATGATGACTTTCGTAATTACGTCGAGAGCAGGGGAGTTGTAACGGTTAACGGGGGGATTGTTGAACCCGGCAGGATAAATGAATTTTCCCTGGCATCTGCCAGGGCTAACTTACCAAATATAATATCAGATGATAGAAGAAAATAATAACTGGGAGCGTAAGATTGACATGTTCACGTGGGGTCTATCAGGTTCAGGCAAGGATACTATCTGTAACGCGTTAAAAAAACGCGGTGTCTTAACGTTGAGGATAGCACGTACGATCAAACAGGTTATATGCGAGAAGTATGACATCACGATGGAAGAACTCGATCATTTGAAGAGGTTCAACCCTGCTTTCAGGGAATTACACCGTGATGTACAGGTTTACCTGGAAACGCTTGATAAGTCGGTATCAGGTGAAGATGTTGTTGCCGAGGGACCGATGAACCGGTTAAAACAGTTGGTAAACTACACCGCTTTCGATTACGACATGTTACCAGCATCCACGCTCATGTCTTTCCCCAGGGTCATAGTTGATGTCAGGAAGATCGACGAGGTGAGGATGTTGTTGAAATCAGGTTTCCATGGCATCTTCCTTACCCGTATACCAACCGAGCACGTGATACAAGGGCACCCGACAGAGGTTTACCTTCCATTACATGAAGTCATGATGGAGTTCGAATCCCAGTACCCTTATCAAATACACCTGATTGACAACAGAGTAACTAGTGAACCAATACCCTTCACCTGTATGCCGGAAATTACTTGCATAGATTCAAGTGCAAACAAGTTGATCAATGCAGCTTTCAATGTTATTAATAATATCAAGTAAACATATCCAAACCATGCCTAACATCCTGATAATAGACGGTGATTTCTTCGCCAACCGGGTCATCGGTCGTCTCAATTCTAAATCAAAGGTCAACTCGCTATCTAACTCCATGGAGGTCTCCAACTTCAATGCCGAGTTGTGGAACGTGTTGATATCTGACATAGAGGCTTTCTCCCCTTACATAACTAACGTTGTTTTCGTGGCGGATAACTCCACGTGGCGTAAATCCGTTATACCTTTCAACCCATATCACGTCAAGGAAGGTTCAAGAGTAGGATACAAGGAAACACGTGAAGACAAGAAAAATAACCTACCTTACGATTACACGACGTTCAAGAACGTGTATCATTCTTTCTTAACCGAGTTATCGAATAGTGGGATGGTTCCGGTTATAGACATCAAGGGTCTCGAGGGTGATGATAACATCATGCTGGTTGCCGACAAGATGAAAGGGAAGGGTAACTGCATCATATTCGGTTCGGATATCGACGTGTCACAAGTTGTCAAGGATAACGTGTTTTACTACCGTCACATCGTATCCAAGGATGCACCTGAAGGGGAGTTCATGGTATCCAGGAACACGTACGATATCATGTTCAACCAGGATATAAAATCACGTTTGCTAGGTGGTTCTAACCTGTCATACATTAACTCGTTGATGTCATTCAGCTTTGATGACAAGAAACCTGTAAGGAGGGAAAAGGATACCGGCATAAGGGTAGCTGAACCATTCAAGACAGCATTGATAAAGGTTATCACGGGTGACAAGAAAGACAATATATTCCCTCTTCTAGGATGGGATGCCAGCACGGGTACACGCAAGTTCGGTGTTACCGAGAACCATCTATCAAAGGTGTTGAAACTACACGGTCTCGAGTTAACAGAGGAAGTTTGCATATCTTTGTTGAAAGACAAGGAGATGATGGAGAACCTGCTAGTGGGTTTGAGATCGGAAACCGGTCAGGTGGATAATGTAAAGATGGATTCATTGTTCAACCATTTCAAGCACAACATGAGGATGAAGTTCTTGAATGTCTCGTTCACCCCGCAGGATATAAGGGATGAGTTCGACAAGTGCTGGGAAACAATATCCCCGGTATTACTTTACAACGAGTTGGAAACTGGAAAACTGACATCGTTCAGGAAGAAACAAAGTGACCCTGGAAAACAGGTGATAAGCGGTAACGTTCCGGATGAATTGAAGAATTTAACAATATCATAAAATGGAAACAATAAAGAAAACATTAAACGAGTTACTTGTAGAAACGAAGTTCAGTATTATTGATAACTTCGATGACTTCAAACATAAGGTGTTCACACCTACCAGTACCGTGCCATTTGTAACGGATAAATCTAGGGGATTCATCGTGTTAATGGATGAAGAAGATTTCAACAACACGTACCTACTTGACCTGTTCGTTAACTTGCCAATCGATGATAACATCGACAAGTACGTCATCTTCAACAGGGAAACCAGGGACAAGGTTCTCCGTGACGTGTTATTGTTCGGGATGACTGACGACGATATGATCGGAGAATTGGGTGATAAGTTCCGACTTAGGCCGTGCGTGTTGTTGCATGCCCCAGGGAGTGATGATGTAGACATACTGGCAGAACCAATGATGTCAACCATAGACAGGGATATGGTAAGGTTGTCTCTTGGAAAGTTGTTACCGGTGAAATATGATTCCAATGATAACTGCAACTGACAAGTACGGTGATAACCCGCACGAGGAATTCAACAAGTTCCAGGATGATTTCTTCAGGTCGTTCGACCGTTTCAGTTCTTACACTCGTTTCGAGATCAAGAGGAACGGGTACAAGTTATTCAACAACATAGCGAAGGGTTACCCGGCCCTAGTATCAAAGGTAGGGTCAACGGGGGGGTTCGGTTGGAAAGCAGTAGAATCACCACAAGTACTGCAAGCCTTGCAAAGGTTATTACACGACAGGGGCAGGTTACCTGGTTACATCTTCTTCAAGGGTAACAAGGAAGCCGAGGAGAAAGTAAAGGTCAAGAAAACGTCTGATGGTTTAATATTCGACACGGAGACTAAAATGCAGGTGATGAACAAGCTAATGATCGATGACAAGACATACGAGTACATCAGGTTCACACCGGTAGTACAGGATCTCGGTAAGATGTTCGCCGGGGATTGGATCAACAACGAGAACATGAAGAAAACGCGAAAGAAACAATGATAACGATACACTGGGATTTCACCGATGGTACTGAAGTCTCTTACATGGAAGGAAAGAAACTAGGAGATAACTTCATAACATGTTGCCTGGATTTCTTCAGTAATGATATGGACGTTGATGACATAACGGTTCTTTGTAAAGATGGGAGATACATCAAACGATCGTTATTGCACAGGTCCACCTCTAAAGAAATAAGGAAAGAACATAACATTTATAAAATGTTGGTGGGTGGTGCATTTAAATGGATTAATATCAAATAATACCAATATTGATTTTTAAATTTTAAAAATACGGAAAATATCGTATGCGGAAAATATTAATAGCACTTAAAATAATACAAATAGTAGATAACGAGAAAAGGAATAAACAAGGATTGAAAAGATTTGGTCAAGGATATTCCAAAGCATATCGATTAAATCCTTTAAATCCATTGTCTTATATAATGATTATAATCTCAATCCCAATACTGTTATACATGTACGGGTTTGTAGGATTAGTTGAAAAATCATACAAAACGTTTCGTTGGGATTAAATCAGCACTAACATTAATTTTCATTACATGGAATTTATTAAATCAATATTAAACAACTCGTTAGATGTCAATTGTGCCCGTTCAATATTTTGTCTGGTGTTCATCTTCTTAACATCATCAGTGTACTTATCTTTATTTTGGATAAAGAAAAACCCATATTGCGAGTTACTGGGAATATCATCCATACTGGTAATAATATGTGGTATTATCCTGCAAATCATCATTAATCATGCAGGTATCATGGTTAATATATTTAATTTAAAATGTTTATTCGTCGGAATGTTAATACTTTACACATCACTTCTCATTATCTTGGATTTAATGTTGGATGGCATTAAAATACGTAAGACCATACCATTGTTCATTCTGTGCACGTGTTTGTTAATACCATTTTTAATAGTTTCTAACATCCTTGAGTAAATAACCTTTAAAACATTCATATATGGAATATTTCGTTGGTATAGTAGGGATAATACTGGTCCCGTTACTAGGGGTTTTCTTCTTCAGCATGAAGGATTACGTGTTGAGGCATTCAAGTTTACATTCCCCGGTCATGATAGATTGTTACGTTGATGGTAAATATAACAAGAAGAAAGCCTCCGCTTTACTAGCTATCATTATAACCAGTAGCATCGCGATAATTATAGAGGGGGTTTGTGTATTGTATATGTTAAAATAATTTTAAAAAATCTTTTAATAATGAAAATATTAAACATACCAGTAGGTGTCATCATCGTTACACTGGTGTTATTATTGATCAGTGGTAGTGTATTCACGGTAATGTACAAGAACATACGGGATTTGAAAAATGACAGGGACAGGTTGCAACACAACATGTCTGGTGATGATATCGACACGTCAAGATCGAAATCAGGTTTACTAGTCAATACATCTGCTGGTGACGTACTCACAGTATCAGAGTTCAAGGAGTACCAGGACAAGTTAAAAGTCAGGTTGGATGATATAGGTGTGAAAGTTAAGAACATATCGAGTGTTAGTAACATTACTTACCACCAGTATTACAAGATTGACAGCACCTTCAAGACATCAAGGGTATCAGATTCAACTTTCAAGTTCTCTTACAGTGATAAATACCTGGACATAAAACAGGGGTTGAGGATAACACCTGATAGCGGTATCATGGTAGATACACCCGTGGTTAACGTGCGTGGGGGCATGATGTTGACACACGAGGTAATTTACAAGCGTAACTGGCTGTTCTGGAGGAAAGCGGTAGGTGTAAAATTGCACGTTGTATCTAACAACCCACATATTGCACTCGACTCGATGCAGTTAATCGAACTGAAGAAAAAGTACTAGATTTTGAAACAACTTGACAAGATAGATGCCAGGAACGCGATACAAGCATCTTCCGATGGTTTCTTCGATCCCCGCGTGATAACGGAGGATGGTAAATCACGTAGGGTGTGGACATCGGAATCCGTGGAACTGGCTAACAAGGGTTTGAGGGAAGGTTACAAGCTTCTCGAGAACCCTTACTTGCGTTCTGTCAAGGGGTACAATCTTAGAAAATCGGGCATTAGCTTCAAGCCATCAGGGGAAGAGATGGAGGTGATGGAAGCCATCATGGATGACAAGTTGTGGTTCTGTAACAACTTCCTGCACTTGAAGGACGAGGAGAAAGGTTGGATACAGGTGAAGATGCGTGATTACCAGTCCAAGTTATTGTCTCTTTATGATACGGAGAAATGGAACATCGTCATGTTCCCTCGGCAGTCTGGAAAGACTACCACGACTATAGGTGAGATATTACATTTCGTGCTTACCAATATCGACAAGGATATAGTTTGCATAGCCCAGTCCGACAAGGTGGTAAGGGAGATTCGAAAGAAGTTACTGGAGGCTTTCTCCAAGATACCATTCTTCATGCAACCAGGCTGTATAGCCGTCAACAAGGAAGGTTTCATGTTCGACAACGGGTGTCGTATAACCGTGGGTATAGCTGCTGAATCGGTAGTGCAAGGTTACGCACTTGATTTCCTTTACATTGACGAGTTCGCGTACATCAAGAACACCATGGTACGCAAGTTCTGGAACAACATATACCCGACATTAATCAATAACCCCAAATCCAAGTGCATCATAACATCCACGCCTAACGGCAGGAACCTGTTCTGGGAGTTATGGGTTGGGTCGGAGATGAAGAACAACCGGTTCCACAGTTACCGGATATACTGGTATGATGTCCCAGGACGTGACGAGAAGTTCAAGCAGGACACGATAGTGAACATGGGACTCGAGGGTTGGGAAATGGGTTTCGAGTGTTCGTTCGACACCCAGTTGAAATCCGTTTTCGGCATAATGGTTCAAAAGGCATTGAGGGCATCCCAGCTAGTCATGAAGGAAGAATGGGCAACCGAGGAAGGTACCACGCTGGACGGGTTCGAGATGTTATCACGCGACACGTGCGATTACGACTTCAAGAGGGATTACTTCTTGATAGGTATCGATATAGCCGAGGGACTCGAGCAGGATTCATCAACCATCAAGATACGCAAGATGGAGTGGGACAAGAACCTTAAGAAACTAACATACCGTAGCGTGGGGGTGTTCCATGATAACAACATATCGGTCGAGGATCTTGCGATAAAGGTAATGGTCATATCAAGGTTGTTCGATCCTGGGAAAGTAAAGGTCATCGTAGAGAATAACACGTACGGCGGGGAGTTCTTCACGCACATGAGGAACTTGAGGAACCATGACAGGGATTACTTCGATTTCAACATGGATATCATCGCCAAGTTCATCAGGGATTCGAAAGGTGATTACGAGTACGGGATCAGGAGGTCCAGGAAGAACAAACCAGTTGATGTCAAATCGTTCACTAGTCTCGTGTCCAACAACATCATGATAGAATCTAACAATACCACCATAGAGGAGTACCTGAATTTCGGCAGGAAGAAAGATAACACGTACGCCGCCAATTACGGGCATGATGACCTGGTGATGGCTGACGTGGCGATATCACACTTCATAAAATCGAACGATATAAATTGCCGTGAATTCCTGAAGATGACCGAGGGAAACTTGAGGTGCATCGCGAATGACGAGGATCAAGAAGTACTGGCGAAGAAAGCAGCAGAAGCGATGTTGAAGGACATATACGTGACATCTAACGGTTTCAAGGTAAGGGATCATGAAGAGGAATACGCGAGAACACACGGTTCGGATGAATGCGTGTACATGTAAATAAACACGTGTTAAAAGTGAAAGTAATGGAAAACAAGATGACAGCCCGAGTGAAGGGTATGATACAACGGTTCGATAACCCTGTCAAGAACAGCAGGGACAGACAAGAGTTAATCATGAACATGGAAAACATGGTATCCAGGCTAAAAGGTCAACTCAGTACCTTGGTAATAACTTACGGTTTAGGATCATACTTCTACGAGGAAGGTGTTGATGGTGTTAAAACATGTAATACTGAGATGTTACCCAAGGCTGGTATAAAGGATAACGAACTTGTTATAGAGCACTTGAAATCCCTTACCATCGCTAATTTACCGGCAGGTGTCAAGGGGTACATCAACGTGACCGGGCACCCTTATATTGGTGGGAACGGTTACGATCTTGACGTACCTGTCATTGATGAGGAATTCAAGATTGGTGTTAGCCAGGTATCGATGAACAACCTGCAATCGAATAACAACGCTCTTGAAAAGAAAGAATTGTTCTGGTTAACGGCTTCATGTACCAACATAGAGGTAAACGGTGTAAAAGGTTTATTATTGCTGGAATTCCCCAACGGGAAATTTGACGTGGCAGAATCTACCACGGGGGCAAAGGTGACATATTATGATAAAAAGATATACTTTAACACCAGGAAGGAAGCCGTGATGTCTGCCACCGAGAGACTCACTCCTGAAAACATTAAGAATCTTGGAAAGGCAATAGGGGGCTACCTGTCCACCAACGGTACGTCTAAACCTGTAACACCTGCTGACATAAAGATGTTCGGGGAGTTCAAGGTTTACAACGATACATTGAGAAAGGAAGCCCGTTCCAAGAGGGTCAAGGAGAAAGAGGAAAGGCAAGCTTATAAAGAGGAATTCAGGAAGGAATTCGAGGTTTTGAAAAGTGAAGGAATCGACACACGTGTCCACCAGGAAGCACCCGCTACCAGGTTACCATTGATAGAACTCACTGGTAAGGAAACCATCGAGCAGTTGAAATCATTACTCGCGACTAGGTCGCCATATTACGATACGAAAAATTCTAAATGGGACACGGTAGATTCATACCGGCGAATGAATAAATCGGAACTATTGGAACTCGTGAAGATTTACAACACCAACATTGAGAACGGTGGTGATGGTAACATATCGACGTTTAGGAACGAGGAGTTATACATTGCTAATAACAAGGTAATGGAAGATATCAATAACTGGTTGAAACTAGGTGGTGTTGATATTGACATGGTACCAGATTCTATCAAGTTAAAATTGAAAGCAAACTGGGAAAAATTCCTGGAGGTGAACCTTAACGGTGTGGTGTCGGAGGCCGATATACCGGTTGCCACCGCGAAGATGAAAGCACTATTCCAACCGGTGATAGACGAGTACGGTTACGATATCGAGAACTTGAAAGGTTCGAACAAGGCGGAGAGTGTCAGGGTAGGTGATACCATCACACTGGAGGAATACGAGATGCTGGATGATTCGTTGAAACAGTACTTCACACCTAACAGGGTAAAGGGTTACACCAGAACATTAACACCGTTCGAGTTGCAATTCATATGGGATATAATGAATGCCGATACCCGTAAGAGATTAGTTACAACAAGGGATATTAACGGCGAACTAGCACCTAACGTTATCATGAAGAATCACGGCGAATTAAACAGGGAAGAGATGATACTAGTTAACAATATGATTAAATCTTACATGTTCGGGAAGATTGTCAAAAATTAATTTAAATATATGAAACCAGAATTACTAAGGAATTATGATAATTCCAGGGAAGATTACCGGTATGCGATCAAGGATGGTGATACTGGAACATTCCTCAACAACGATCGAATCACAAGTACGTCACTAGTGTTCACCGGTAACTTGCAGTGGTACTACACCCTAGATGATGTTTGTTACAAGGGCAACGGGGACAAGATGAACATCTTTGATGTTTACAACCATCTGAAAGCATGTTCCAAACTACACGACGTGCTCGGCGATGACAGATGTTTAGCATTCATCATAGGTTATGAACAAGGGGATGTAAGGAACAAGATCACGGTTAACGATTTAAATTCAGTATCGACAACACTTGATGAATCATTCGATAAATCAACCATGTTGTTAGCAGTTTGTTTCGACTGGATGTGCAGGTGGTATTGCAGGACAAAGGATAACAGTACCGGGATGTTCACGTTTGGAAAGTTCTTCGAACATTCAACCAGGTTGAAATTCGATATAGATGCCATCAGTTACATAATTGAAACGTTACATGCTAACGGGTATGATCCAAAAGCATTAGAATCTTTCAATGTTAACGAGTTAATTGATATTGATGAACACGGGGAAGTGATAAATAGACCGTGGAATATAAGGTATTTTGACAAGTTACCTTCCTTGAAAGAAGAATCCGACAAGGTAAGAAACGGGGATATCATACATGTTTACATCAAGGATGACTTCTTCATTACATCAAATGATAGGTTTGTCGTTGTTAACGGTGCAAGTACCGGTTCTATGCCGGATTATACCAGGGTATGCGTGATGGATGGTTCAGGTTACTCGTTCGACAGTAACATGTCATTAGCCAACGCTGTGCGATTGGCTAGTAACATGGATGAGCGTGATTTCTGGATGTGGCCTGACACCGATGCCGTGAAGCTCATGACCAAACTAGTCAATGTTGGTTATTTCAACCGTTTATCCGCCACACGGTTCGAGCCAACCGTTAAGGGTGTACGATTCTGTTATGGACTGGAAGACACCAGTACTACCAACTTGAACGAGGCGGAACAGGAACAAGGTGACAAGAAGCAACACCCTTACCACGCGTTCTTCCGCTCGAAACTACGGGGACACGGTGTAAACTCACCATCGGAACTAGATGACACGACAAAAGTCAAATTCTTCAACGAGGTAAAGAAGGGTTGGAAGAATATGAAGAAGAAAAAGGGTGATGAAGACAAGAACTTGAACGAATCATACAAGGAGTTCCCGGTGTTGAACGAGTACAACAAGATAATCGGGTTACTGCTTGATAAATACAACACACCATCATACACCAGGTTGGGTGAAAATGACAAGAAGAAATTCATGTTGGAACTAGAGCAAGGTATAGAGGCTATAGATCGCAAGTGCAACCTCATGCAATCGGATAACAGTTTCAACCTTAACCCTGGTCAAATGTTCGACATGAACCAAACCAAATCCATAACCGATTAAAAATTTTAACATGAAACCACTATTATTACGTCATTACAACGAGTATGACAGGGATTTTAACTACGCGATAAAAGATGTTGAAACAGGTAACTTCCTTTACGTTGATAAGATGAACATGTTATCATTCACGCCAGCCCTGATATGGTATCCGGGGGATGGGGTTGATTCCGGTAACGGGGTTATATTGAACATCACCGAGCTTTACAACACGTTGAAATGTTCTGAAGGTTTGCTTTCCACGCTGGGTGCTAATACATGTCTTGCATTCATAGCTACCAAGGATGGTGACGTGAAATGGAAGGTAACCCGTAACGATTTCGATCATGTTCGTGAATCTATAGCTAAGACATTCAATAACGATGTGATGTCTGTTGCTATCTGTGTTGATGGGTTATTCAACTGGTACTCACGTGTTGGTACGGGTAGTTCCACGGGATTCGGCTTGAAATCACTAGAGGTATACCTGAACAATCGAAATGTCAATGATGCAATAACTTACTTCATAACGAAAAGAATAAAAGATGAAGGTTTCAACATGAATAGAACCAATAATTTCAACCAGAAGGAGGATTTAATCGATGTTGATGAGAATGGTAATTTAGATGAAAGATCCCCTGACATTAACCGGTTTAACAAGTTACCACCCTTGCACGAGTACGCCCCCACCTTGAAACGAGACATACCGTTCTCGTTGATGATGAACAATAATATCCGAACCACCGGTAAATTCTGCGTGTTACCAGCTTCTAGTGCCGAGTTGCTTGAGGGTTTCACCAAGGTTGGTGAATTTCGTGATGGTATTTACATGTTTGTTGAAGAGATGGCAATACCCACGATGCTGGGACTCATAAAAGGCATGGACAACCGGGATTTCTGGTTATGGGATAACACGGACGGGGTAAAATTGATGGAAAAGGCGATAGACCTGGGGTATTACCGGCAGGTGTTGGTTGCTCAATTCGAGATAACCGCGGATGGTGTTAGTGCTTACCATGAAAAGCATGACACGATGGTAAATTTAAACGAGGATGAAAAGGAAAACCCCTACCACTTGTTCTTCAGGAACAAACTAGAGGAATACAATATCGATTCCCCGTCCGACTTAAACGTTGAAGACAGGGTAAAATTCTTCAATGATGTAAAGGAGGGATGGAAGGGAAAGAAGAAAAATGTCAAGTTGAACGAGTCGGCAGGTTTAACCGGTAGCATCGTGAAATACAATGACATTTTCCACGAACTACTTGACAAGTACAAGGTAGGTTCATTCACCCGCTTACCGGGGTCAAGCAGGAAGAAATTCATGGAAGAAGTGGAAAAGGGTATAGAGGAATTAGAAGGATCAGCAGACCTTAAACAACTAAACCAGACGAAGAAACAATCGATAACCAAGGTTAAACCTGAAGAAGGGAAGATGCACGAGGTACTGGGGGTAGACAAGAACAAGAAGATTTCCGATGTTTACAAGAGCGGTGCATCGCTGGCTAAAGCCTTGATAGGTAAGGTTGGAAGGGGGAAAGCCGCAGGTATGATCAACTATGCCGCCAACATATCATCAAGGGAAGACGTCTTCGACGAAGCCTCGAGATGGTTAGGTGATAATCCCCAGCAATCCAGTTAGTTAATAAAAAGGTATTACCTGTTTACCCGTGTATTTTAAACGATACACGGGTTTTTCATTAAATACAGGATATGAAAATAAATTTAAAATTTAGGAATCATGACAACAATCAAGAAAAGAAAATGGGACAAGAAAACCGTTAATCACATCGAAATAAAAAAGTACCGTGAATTCCGGTAAAATAGATCATCCAGGTCAAAATATTTAAAATTAATGACTAGAAGATTAAAGAAATCAACCGTAGAGTTGCAGGTGGATTCATCGGGAGAATTCCAGTTCAAGTCGGAGATAGACCGTATCCTCGATAGGCCAGGCACCTACATCGGTTCCGTGATAACGGAGATAACTGACCTTATGTTATATGTTCCATCAACAAACAGCATGCAGTTGTTAAAGGGAAAACAGTTCAATGCAGGTTTACTGAAACTTGTTGACGAGGTGATAACCAACTCAACGGATGAATACAAGAGACATGGAGGCATAACAAGGGTAGATGTAACCGTTAACACGGATGGTCACGTGACGGTGCTCGATGACGGTGGGATACCGGTGAAAGTCCACGGGGAATCAGGTTTACTCAACCCCGAGTTCATTTTCGGGACGATAGGGACATCATCCAATTACGATGATAACGTATCGAGGGAATGGGCAGGGTTGAACGGGCTTGGTGGCAAGATAGCTAACATATATTCTACGCGTTTCAAGGTAGAGACATGTGACCGCAAGAACAAGGTAACGGTGGATTGGTATGATAACATGAAGCACATAAACAAGGATTTGAAAGCGTACAGGTACGGTTTCGACGTGGTACCCAGCGCCGATCATTACACGCTGGTTGATTACAATATCCAGTTATCAAGGTTCGAGCTTGAAACCATCCCGTTATCCATGTTGAGGGTATTCCAGAAACGTTGCATAACAGCGGCGGCATCTAATCCCGGTCTCACCATCAACTTCAAGAGCGACGCCTTTGAAGGGAAGCTTGATTCAACGTGGTACTTCAAATCATTCGATGAATTCGTGAGGTTACACGTGACACCCGATCTCATGGAAGGTGCGATCACCTGTAGCCAGGCTAAATTCAAGGTAGTGTTGATACCGGGTGATACGAACACTGTCGGGATAGTTAACGGCTCAGATTGTCACTCGGGTAGTCATGTTAACAAGATAGAATCACAAGTTACGAATGCCGTTCTCGATTACTGCAAGAAGAATGATATGCCCCTCATAACCGAGAAGGATATCACGTCCAGGTTCGGGCTTTATATCGATGCACGCGTCCCGAAGCCGTCGTACTCCTCCCAGTCTAAAGAGAGGTTGACGATGAAACTAGGTGACTTGCTGAATTTAAACGATAACTTCTTGACCAGCGTAACCAGTAGCAAACTAGTTGCGTTATTGAAAATATTCTACGAGGTAAAATACGCCGAGGAGAAGAAGAAAGAGATAAACAAGCTCAATAAATTGCTGAAGGAAACGGTAACTAGGAAGTTGATACCACCTCAAGTTGTGGACCGTGACAGGAACGAGTTATGGTTGTTCGAGGGTGATTCGGCATCCAATGGTTTCAGGATGAAACGTAACTTGTTCCAGGGGGCGTACTTGTTGAGGGGTAAGATACCTAACACGTTCAACCTGTCAAGGTCACAAGTTACCGAGAACGTTGAACTACGAGAGATACTGGCTTACCTTAACCTGAGGTTTAACGACCCGGTTCACAACCTGAAGAACATAAAGGTAAAGAGGATAATACTAGGTACTGACATGGATCACGACGGGAACCATATATGCTCGCTACTAGTGGCTTTCATGGGGGTACATTTCCCCGAGGTACTGGCTGCCGGGATGGTGTACCGGGCATTATCACCCATCATAATATGCTCGAGGAAGGGGCAACCCAAGATGTACTTCTACGACCTTAAATCATTCGAGCAAGCAAGGGTTCCGGCCTCCTGGGAAATAACATACACCAAGGGTCTAGGAGGGCTAGAGAACGATGATTACCGCCAGATGTTACGCAACCAGAAACTAATAAGGTTCATCATGAACGACGAGAAGGACGTGGAATCAATAAAAGTATGGTTCGACAAGGACACTACCTCCAGGAAGGAATTGATAATGCTCGATGGTAACAAGGATGTTTGATGAAATAAGCATCATGATATCGAACATACCGTGTGTTGTATGACTATCATGATTGTTTTGATGTGATATGTTTATGTATGATCATGATAGTCATACAACATGATGCAATGTGTTCATGATGTGTATGTGAAAAGTATACACGTTTAATAGAACATGATGACTAATACTATATCAATGGTGTCATGATCATGTTAAACACATCATGAACATCTCAAACATACACTCATTGGAATCATGTTCATGATAAGAATACACATATTAAGTACATCATGATCATCTTAAGCATATACATATCAAGCATATCATGAACATAGAAGCATACACGTTGAATTGATCATGATGAGTAATACTATACAAGGGTATCATGATCATGTTAAGCATATACACATAAAGTACATCATGATCATGTTATACACATTATCGAATACATCATGAACATCTTAAGCATATACATATTAAGTAGATCATGATCATATTAAGTATACACGTTGATAGAGAATATTGAGCAATAATATATCAAGGGTATCATGATAATGTTAAGCATATAACACATAAAATACATCATGATCATGATATACACATTATCGAATACATTATGATGATATCCTTTTAACAGCATATGATGTTATAATGCATATTTGATAACTCATGATAATGTACACAACATGTTGAGTTAGGTTATCAATTATATCATGATGTTTTGATAGAAACGTAGTCAAAACACTTATGGACAATCTTACAGGATATAAAAACTAAATAAACATACCATGAAGTTACTAGCATTCACTTACAATGAACCTGTTTACTCGTTAAAGTTACTCGATACTGTAAAACATCAATCACATTCTTTCGTGTTTGACAGCAACCATACCGTTTCAAAACATAACCAGGATAATTACAAGGATTTATTCGAAATATTAAGCAGTACACCTGGAAAAACATCACTAGTTCATGATATGTGTCAGCACGGATATCGTGAAACTTTAACGTTGAAAACCTTTCTTAAATTAACGTTACCTAAATTAGAGGATTTATTTAATATCAACGAGAAAGTAACCATAAACGTTCATGAGGGTATTTTATATCATGTCGGAAACATAATAGACGTATCCAATTTTTACTTTTTACATGGTTACGAAGATATTAACGAGGCATGGAAAGGGTTCGGTTTCAAGGAAGGATTGCACACAAATGATGTAATCCACGCTATGTGTTTGATGATGTTAGGCTCGTATGTTACCCGATACAAGAGTAATAATATTCCTTCACCAATCCAAACCAACCCACAAACATCACTTGTCGATACATTTCGTTCCAAACTAGCATCGAAACAACCAAACCCTGATATATTCGATCACCATACTGTGTTAGCTTTCGGGAAATACAAAGGTAAAAAGATTTCAAGTATGATTGAAAATGATCCTGGGTATGTTGTTTACCTATCTGGTCACATGTTGAATTTCACCTTGGACGAGTATGTATTGAACTTCGCCAGGTTGTTGATAGAAGAGAGAAAGCAACACCTGAAAAGCATGTCCGACAGAATATCAATGGGTAAACATACCGGTAAGACATTCCAGGAGTTGAAAGATAACGAACCCGGGTACTTCTCGTGGTTGATCAAATGAGGGGGTGGTTGTTTTCGAATTTGATCCAGGTGTGGTAAAGATTCCATATCAAAACGATAAAGGAAACCATGGAGATGATTTAGATGATATTTCAGGATTCAATAATATTATTTTAAGCTGATGATAAAACATGCACCAGACCACGTGTTATTCAGGGATGGAGAGAATACATAAAGAACACTATCAAGGAAAATAAATGATAACATGAGGAAATTAAAGAAAGAAGAATTCAACGGGAAGGAAGATATACCTGGGTTAACCAGGATCATAACCGGCATTACCAAGAAGTACAGGGGGAAAATATCCAGGTTAATACTCTCTGATATAGAGGATGACCTGGTTGAATTTCATGACAGGATAAGATTCGATGTGGTGGAAGACGGTGATGTCGTGATAATAACCCACCAGGATGATGAACGTGTCTTCATCGTGAAGAATAACAATTTGACGTTGAGAACAATTGTTAAAATGTATTCTGACAAATTCAACATGAGCAGGTACGAGGGGTTCATGACTCAGGACATTAAAAATATCCATGATGATAAACCAGTAAAGATCAAGAAAATCACGGGTAACCTCGATAATTTAAGGGAAGTGTTTATACAGGTTGATTCAATGTTGAAGGGGAGACCGATATCGATCAGTTTATTACATAATACATTACACGAGTTCTACGATCCAAACAAGTACGTCATATTTATTAACCAGCTTTGCAAGGTAGACGATAACCACTTATACGGCGTTGATATCATATCGTTGAAAAAAGGGGAAAACATCATTGTTAACGTGTCATTCGGTAACATCACGACAAACTTACCGAAGTTGTATTTGAAAGACCTTGATATAAAAGAATTCATGCAGGTAGAGAACGGGGTGGTAAAGGTGTATGACAGGATATACAGGGAGGTAAAAAGTAAATAATCATGGAAATACTATCTAAGTTCATCGCGTATTGGAAATCACGGAAACTATTACGCTCGTTACGGGTGCTGGCATCAACGAGCATGCACCACGATTCCTTCCTGTCCAGCAATGCCAGGACGATATCATTCAAGGATTGTTGCAAGTTACTGGGAAGGATTCATGACACGAGTGTCAGGGGTAAATTTACCCACCTGGTATCATCTAGTCCAGGTTCTTTCTACCCCGTTTCAAGGAGGATTGTTTTTAACGTTGAACACGGTAACTCATCAAGCTTGTTCGATGGTTTGAACCTAACCAATATGAAAGAAATAATACCTTTCTCCGGGTTAGAACCACACGTGTTCGACGGTTTCATATTGTTTTACACCGACACGTTCATAGACTCGAGGGCATATTGCACCATGGAGGTAACATGGAGTGATGGTTCCAATAATATTACGACATGGGTAGAGAGTTACTTCAACCTTGTTAACGCGGATTACCACCTGTCAGTTGATATGACGAAGAGGATGGAGAACTTCAACAACTTCATACAGACGCTTTGTGCTGATCACTCCAGGAATATCATTAACACGTCAAAGTGGTCTAACATCCAGTCAACCATGAAACCAGTATCAGTAACGATAAAGTTAATCCATGAAGATATTTAGCAAGATTTCCAGTCACTTTAAAAGGAAGAGACTAGAAAGTAAATTATTAGTTTTGATAGGTTCACTTGAACTAGGTTGGGAACTAACACTACATAATTTGTGCTGGTTCATTGATGATTTTTACCGTGATAATAAAGATGCTACCAGGTTGGATGAAGTTACCAATGCTGAATTTGCTGAATTTGAAAAATCTTATCATCGTGTACACCTTTAATAAAAAGAATGGGCGTGGATAATTATTTAGATTGTATGTTATTCAAATTCAAAATAATGAAAAAGATAATAAAAAAGGTATTATACAAGTATGCTATTGATCGTGTAAGTTACCGGTCGAAAATAAATTTATCAAGGATAAGCCGGTTAATGGCTAAAAAGGTTGTTTCTATTGATCTATTACCTGTTATAGGGATTGAACACCCATACGTAACCATCAGTTACCTTGATGCGATTTATAAAAATAAGCATTTTACCCCGTCAAAAAAATATCTTAAATGACAAAACATTGTTTAAATATGGAATCTGTTCAAGACAACCCCAATACAGGTGTCATAAGTGGGATTAATCACGGGTTAAAAATTGAAATTGTTTCCATCAATGATAAAATATCTATACATTTCATGCATGTACCTGAAGGATTTAATATCATGAACCTGACATACGAACACCATCAAACCAAGGTTATCGGGAAGTTGAAGCAATTTAACCGCGTGAAACTACTTGAAAAATGGAAAGAAAACAACGGTAACCTGGTAGAAATATTCACGGGGATCCTACGGGAGAGAGGGTGGGACTTTAATAAATTCCCTAACCCGGTTGCCTATGCTGTTTATTATCATGGTTAAAACCATATGCGAAAACGGTATTAAGTTATGTTAATAAAATTTAATAATGGCTAAGAAAGATAATAAAACACCATCCCCCATCAACGGAGACACGTGCGAGGTGGTGGATAAAAACGTCCGATCATTCCTGGGTAACGAGCTGCTATCATACTCGAAATACGTCATCGAGACCAGGACTATGCCATCCATCATGGACGGTTTACGAATAGGTGCCAGGAAGATAACATGGGCGGCGATGACCGGTGACCTGAAATCAGCAAGCAAGGTAAAGATGATGTCTTTGATAGGTGATACGTTCAAGCTGGAGTACCACCACGGGGATTCATCCCTGCTCAACACCGTGATACAACTGGGATCAACCCACCTTAACAGGTTCGCACCACTAGAGATAATAGGGCAGATAGGGTCGTTGAGAAACCCCGAATGCAAGACAGCCCCCAGGTACATGCACGTTAGGAAATCACCCTTCATGGAGATATTGAGAACCGACATGGAACTGCTCGAGATAAAGGTGGAGGAAGGCATAAAGACGGAACCAAGGTTCTTCTTGCCGGTGATACCCATGACGCTGGTGTGGCGCACGAGTTCCCCGGGGTTCGGGTTCGGTTTCCGGGTGTTCTCGTACTCGTTCGATAACATCATTGACAATTGTATCACGTCCATACTAGAGGGTAAGTGTGACACCCCTGATAATATGAGTTTGATGAAACCACAGGTTGAAGAGATAAAGGATCACAACATGATCTACAATCAATCCAGGGATTCTTGGTACAACGTGGGGGAATCTAATATTGAAGGTGACATGTTGATCGTCACTGATCTCCCGTACGATGTATCTTTCCAGTCATACGAGGAACACCTTAACACGCTGGTAGATGAGAATTACATCGAGTCTTTCCAGGACTTGTCCAGCGATAACAAGATACGGTACATCATCAAGTTCTCGCAGGGTAGGTTGAAGGTACTGGAACGTGACAAGTGGAGTTTCTACAAGAAGATGTTGTTGTACGTTAAGGTTACCAGGGACACGTTGAACTGTCTTGATTCAGACGGGAAGACAATACTACACTTCGATAACCCGTACCAGTTAATAGATGCATTCGTCAAGCGCAGGATCGTGTACTATTCCATGAGGAAGGATAAAACTATCAAACACCTGGAGAACATGATAGACAATACCAGGCACACCATCAAGTTCATCAAGCTTGTTAATGATGGTTCAATCGTGATATCCCGCCGAAAGGTAGAGGATATAAAGGTAGATCTCGACAAGTACTCGTTGCCACATGAATTACTGGATATTAACGTCTCAAAGCTATCACTGGATGGTATAACAACACTCGAGACACTGGTTTCAACATCGATTGAGAAGCTCGAGTACATACAAGGAACGCCGGTAAAAGAAATGTACATATCAGATTTGATCGACATCAAGAAGAAATATTCCGGTATCGAGGTTTTTGAATCATAAAAATTATTTTGATGGGGACACGTGTTTTCAGGTTGAACGAGTTCGTCTTACTAGAGTTGAACGACGCGAACGATGATGTTGATTTTTACAAGGTAATGAACGAGGTGGATGGTAACGTTCCCCAGTTCGAACCTGTCAGCTCTGATTTCAACAAGATCATATGGGATAACGGTGTTTACAAGCACAGGTTGAACAAGGTTTACACAAATGCTGGTTTGTACGTCCCCGGGCAATTAACGGGGCGTGTAAACAGCGTGGAATATTCCAACGCCAGGTTCCTCTTGAAACAGGGGTTCTCCTTTGACGACGTGTTCGGCTTGCACTTCATCATCAAGGATGTTACCAGTAACACCGTCTTGACATCATGCCTTAGACAGGTGCTTGATTTCAGCGTCCCTGCAACACCGTACTTCAACGGTGCCGACCAGTTCACGGCCGAGACCACCATCATGATACCGCTATCATCAAACGTGCTGGTGGCACAGGTCACGACGGTGACGAACGATGATATATCAGATTCAGGTAGCAACATCGGGCTAGTGTACAATTACCCGTACGAGTTCGTTCCTCTCATCGAGGATAAACCAGTACCGGACTTCATAGTTAGCAGCCTTTCACTGGATGATAACCATTACATCAGGGTACAAGTATCAACAACCGAGAACAAGACCGTGGAACAATCGGTGCTAGATTACTTCGGGCTGGAGATAGCTGATATCAATGTTACACACGTCATAGATTACGGTAACGAGGAACTTGGATACAAGTCGTTGAGGGTATCTAACGAGGATAACAGGTATCTTCCCGTCAACGTGGGGTTGAACCTGCTGGAATTCGGTAATTCCATGATAACCATAACATCTACCACGGAGATAGAGGTTGACGGGAAATTGATGAAAAGACAAGCCACCTTGAACACTGATTTATCGGTTATCAACCCGTACCTGGTGTCCTTGATAACACATCCTGACACGTTGTACCCTGTTGAAGTGAACAACTCCACGATCGTGCAGAACACCATAATAGAGACCAGGGAACAGAGGGAAATCATAAAGGTGTTGCAACCTGTATTCGCCGAGATGATTAATGACTCCTTCAAGTTCGAGAGGAAGAACATATACTTCGACCGTCTAACGTCGGCATCCTACCTCAGGATAATAAAGGATGACAAGAATGACGAACAACTAATCGCATCGCAAATTACCGTGGATAACAGGTATTACTTTGACCTGTCACAAGCCACGCCCGTGGTTGCGAACGGCTCGTACCAGTTACTAGACATGAACACCTTGAAGGTATTCGGGTCGGGAACCTTTACCGTGTAACGCAGGATATCACATAATATATTAATAATCTAACATAATGTTTCATGATGGTCAATTCTTCGAATGTTCTAACGGCAACGGAGATCGATAATAACCGTAACAATATACTCATCAGGGTTGATGAAGCTGTCATGAAACATGTTTCCTCGTTTGTCAAGAGGAAGACAAGAGACATACGGGAGTCCTTGAAAGCAGAGTTCCCCGGACAGCCGGAGAAACATGTTGTACCGGTTGAAACAATCGATAAGATAAGATCCGAATACGTTTCCAGCCAGGAAGTTGCAGATTTCAGGGAATACCAGGTTGAATCGCTTAACTCCGAGGTTGAGAACTACATGCAGTTAAGGTCCAGGTTGAACATGTTGAACGACCTTAACGAGTTCTCGGCCGATATCGAGAAGATGGGCATACAGGTTCATGACGGGGAATACATGTCTTACGGGGACTTGATTGAAAAGTTACCATCGTTCAATGATACCTTCGGGAACATGATTGCATCAAGGAAAGAAACCATTTCTACCATGATTTCGTCATTCAAGGGCAAGTCATTGGAAATGGATGAACTCGGTATGTTATTCAGGTTGCACGAGATGTACGCAATCAAGCGTGATCACCCCGACATTGATTTATTCAACAAGTACGAGTTCAACACGAACATAGATTACGCTAACGAGCTATCAAGGTTGTACCTTGCCAGATCCGCGAATGGTAACAACGATTCCAATATAATCAACGACCTGGTTGACAACAGGGGGGTAGCATCGGTTAAATCAAGGAGGAACATCATAGGGAACAAGCTTCTAGGTATGCTCCTATCGAACGTTGACAACAAGTTTTCCATGGTAACTAATAACAGGGTTACATGTTTGAGCAACACCTACGTGACGGATGCAACCGTAGACACGAGGTTCACCACAAGGACCATAGGGGAGTTACTCATGGAGATAACATCCGATAAGAAGGCCAACATGGAGAAGGTTGACAGGCAGCAGGTTTACATGACGTACGATGGTTCGAGACCTGGTACTGATGGGTACCACAAGTGGAACGGTTTACAGGTATTCGACATAGACTTGAAGGAATGGGAAGGTGACGTGAGTTACTTGAAATCAGCATTACACAAGTACTTGTTGAAGTTCCACTGGTACCTTTGGACGTGCAAATCAGCATCTGGAAAGGGTATACACGTTTACACCAAGGTGTCACCGGCCCATCACGTTTACCTTGACTTGGAAGATAACGAGAGGTTGTCGAAATACTGGTACTCGGTTAATTACATGACAAAGGAGACATTGATAAACGATATACTGCGCAGGATACACGACGGTAAATCATCATTGAAATTCGATGATGGCGCGTGGTTGACAAAACATGATAACCGGTTCATAGATAACTCGGTGGGGCGCATAACATCCGGTATCAGGTTATCGTACGACCCTATGCCACTTGTTAACCCTGGTTTCATGGACCTGCACGTTTCCGTGTTCCTCCATGAAACAACAGACGGGGTAAATTCCATGAAGTTTATCAAGGAGGTGTTCAACAGGGCGTACAAGAAAGAATACCAGGTAGAGAGGGTAAAACGTTACGTTGCAATGATAGACGAGCTCTCCATAGAGGAGGACAAGAGGGATAAACCAGGACCTATCAACCTTTCATCATACGTCAACATATCAGGTGACTCAGGGGGCATAAGGCCGTTACCGAGGAACTCGATAAAGTACATCACGCGTTACAACGTCTGTAACACCCTGGCTGCCATAATGGGAAAGGATGGGTTACAGGTAGCACACGTGCTTCTCGACTCGAAGGGTTGTGGTAACGCCAGGGAGATAAACGCGTTCTACTCTTGCGCGCTATCGAACAAGAAAGAACCATCGAAACTAGGCTTGAACATACTCGAGAAGTACGGTGTCATAAAGAACGTGGAACCAGAACTAGAGAAAATAGTGGAGAAGGGGTTCAAGGATGACTTGAGGACCATGATAATGAACGTTAGCGGTGATTCCGTACTGAAGGTAACAAGACACACGATAAACCTTGGTGAAGAAGAATACCTTGGTGATGTGAAGAAACAAATCATGTCCAAGGTAATTTCATCGAAGATCAACATTTTATTATCCCCCGCCGGGTCGGGTAAGACCGAGATGATCAAATCACTAGCCAGGGATGGGAAACGCGTGATGCTCGTGTTACCATTCATATCTGTCATAAAGAACAAGGTGGAGAAAGACCCCGAGATACTGGAATTATTCGCTTGTTACTACGGTTCGAAGGATGTTAAGACGATCGAACCTGGTATCAACGCGGTGACAACGTTCGACAAGTTCTCGAGGGCTAATTACGAGAAACTATCAAGGATGTACGACTACATATTCATAGATGAATCCCACCTGTTGTTCACGTCCAGTTACCGTATCGAGGCAACATCTAATTCAATAAGGAAGATAAAAGACCTGTTCCACGTATCATCGAACGATCCGTACTCCGCCAAGTTATGCTTGATGACAGGCACGGAGACGGGGGAAACGTACTTCTTCGGCAACGTGGCGAACGTTATAACAGCATCGAAGAAATCCAACGGGAAGGACATGGAGTTCATGTTGTGCGGTGACACGCTTGATTGCACGACGAGGGTTGCCAAGCGTGTGCATGATTTCATAAACGAGGGTTACAAGGTATTGATACCTACCAACAAGGGGGAAGTTTACTCGGAGAAGATAATGGGCATGGCATCACACATCCTGGGCAGGGAGGTAAAGTACGGTTACTACAAGAGATCGAACACCGAGCAGGAGATATGCAGGCTGGTGAACGACATGAACACCACGGGTGACTACGAGGTTATATTCTGCTCGAATTACCTTAGCGTGGGGGTAGACATAAACGATGACTGCAAGTTCGCCTCGATTTACCTGGGTAACTTCTCCGGTTACGAGGTAGAGCAGTTCAACGCTAGGATACGCAAGACCGGCATCAAGTCCGTGTACTGCGTGCAGACCGAGAACAGTTCGGGGGAAACGAACGACCTTCTGCTGGCCGAGCCTCAACTGGTGTTGAAGATAACCGAGGCTGACAGGGAAGCGTTCCTGGATGACAAGGAGATAGCATCGGCCAAGCAGGAGTTCACCGGTCATTACGACCCCGTCCTCCACAAGATAACCACCCCCGGTTTCTCCTACCTTCACGGAAAGATACAGTTCAACCTGGAGGAGTACGAGCTAGTGTCATTCGAGACCAAGTACGTGGAATGCATGCAACACCCGGTGAAGGTGGCACGAGAACTATCCAATTACGGTTACAACGTTAGCGTGTCACCAGAGTTCAACGGCATGGAACTAATGATGCAGGCCGAGTTGAAACGCGTGGGCATAGAATCCGCTAAACAGGAGAAGATACGCAAGCACACGTTACTAGTGGGTACTTTCATCGACCTGGTTACCAAGAACAGCCACGTTAACGACCACGGGCTTGAATACCACGGCGTGATTGACTGGATGATGAAGAACCCTGACCTCATCATGGAGGACAGGGACATGGAGCAGCACGTGGAGATAACGTTCGATATATTCTCCACCCCTACTAGTGTCAAGGTTAAATCACGGGAGGCATTCGACAACATGGTCAAGAATGCCAGGTACCTTCTATCCAGGTACTCCCCGCAGAAAGCCGTGTCTATCATAAACCAGTACGTTGATGATAACGGTGTGCTGAAGCAATCGAACTTCAAGAGGTCCATCAACCTCTTGAGGCTTGTTGACGGGGCTGATGCAAACGAGTTGAGCGACCCGTTATCACGCACCATCGAGAAGGTTTACGAGTACGTTGACAAGTTCGAACTCGATGCCAGCTGGCACGTTAGTTACAACGGGTACATGGCACAAGTTGACGAGTGGACAAACTCCTACATAGACATGCTCGGCATAAAGGTAAACTCCGTGTACGGTTACGAGAAGGTAAGGGATTCCATCGTTGAATTGATAAACGACATATCTAGCAGGTCGAAATCCAAGTATGGTTTGAGGTTCATTTACAACAAGATCCCGGACCAGGATTCCAACGTGATACTCAACAAGCGAAGCGTGGATGACATCATATCAAGGATGTTCAAGCTGGGTAATGACATCAAGAAGCAACAGGTTAACAAAACAAGAACAAGACACGTGACGTTACATGACGGGGGGTTTTAAAATCGTTGCAGGATATACATGTAAAACCATTTAATTTTAAACCATATCAAGTGAACCAGGAAGTAATAATCGCCTCGCCGGGATCAAACGGTTTCGAGACACGTTCAATCAACATGCAGGACACATCCACCAACGAGTTTAACATCAACGTTAACGAGATGACACATGACGGTGTTTTCCCCCAGGGTACCATCGTTTGCCTGTCAACCCCTGACATGGTTAAATTCCTGTCAAGGTACGGCAAGCGAAAGCAGTACCACGAGTTGAAACGCTCGGTAAGACAGGGCACGTTCATGATGCTCGTGTTGCACGGGAAGAAAAAGAAGTAGCATGGAAGGGGACGACATCAGGGATGAGATAAACACCTCGGCGTTGAGGCTTGGTGTTACACCGGCATTGACCGAGACCGAGAAAGTACAGGTAATGAGGGAGGTATTCCACCGGGAAGTGTCCGGGAGGAAGGTAGATGACCTGAGCGGGTACTTGCTGAAATCCTTCAAGAAGTTAGACGGTTTCAACTACCGGTGGAACTCGTTGATAACATCTTCCCCGCTGTTATTCGAGGATGTAGACTACACCAGGGTAAGGGGTAACATCGATAACCGGGTAACGGACGAGGAAAGGGAAGCATACAGGCGCGGGGAGTTACGGGAACTCTACGTGACGTTCGAATCGATGTTGATGTGCAACCTGAAGTACTTCGACCGCATCATGAGGTTCTGTACCATCGCATTCAACAAGTACGTGAGGCTGGATGACGAGGAGACCACAACGCAGCACATGGAGGAGTTACCTATCTATCTCACTCTTACACCTACCCAGGCATGGTGTGCCGCCATGGTGGATGCATCAAGCACACCGTGGGAAATAGAACACGGGTGGGGTTTGAAGATGAATAACCAGGTTTCAAACAAGGATAAATCCCCGCTAGAGTCTAACTGGGAGAAGTTGTACAAGAACCCTGTTTTCAACATGTTCGTGAAGTACTCTGATTACATCAACGAGACATCGAATTTCAGGGAGTGTAAGATGAAGGATGTCATGGATAACCGGAAGCTATCAAGATTGTGCCAGAAGTTCACCTCATCTAGCGCGGCCCTGTCGGAGGACCAGTTATCAAGCGTGTTCGGTTACGTGGAGGAAATAGAGTCAATCACCAGGAAACTGTACGATTCATTGTTCGATTGCCTGTACGACATGTTCAACGGTGACGAGACCCAGTTCGCGATATACGTGTACACCAATGAATTCATCATACACAGTTCCAAGTTCTCCATAAAGGTATCAAGGGACGAACACGGTAAGATAATGAAGGAATACACGGCGAACTCCTTCGAGTGCTTCCTGGCTGAAGAGGGTTTGATCCCCTCGATGAGGGCGCAGATAGAATGGGCCAGGTACTTCTCCCCGAACAGGTATAATTACGACAAGAACATACTGGTATCACTACTTGCGAAGATGCTCAAGGATGATTACAAGTCCGTGAACTGTCTGAAGCGAATGAACAGGTACGGTGTCGTGTCGAAGATCACGTTCTCGGGTATATTCAACAACGTTTACATCACGGAGGAATTCCTAACGGACAACAGGGTGATAAGGACTTCCAAGGTATGCATGTCTAAAGAGAACGCCGCCAGGTACGTTGTTAACCGGGGTTACTGGTTGTTCGGCAATTTCGAGGATGCCGTCAAGGTGGTTGATGTAACCAGGGATAACATCGTATCACATTACACCAATTACTGCGTCCCCGTCATGCACCACATGAAGGATGTCTTGAAGTTGTACCAGCAGGAGAAGAACGCCATTATAGACATACTGTTATCGGGTAACATACACCCGAGCAGGTTGTCGAATAAGGACATCAAGTTCTCCACGAGCAGGAAGGTAGACGCGAGGGCATTGATGATGGAGATGGCGAAGAAGGCAGACAAGGACGCGTACAGGAGGAAGAAAACATACTGGCGTGTCATGGAAGATTCAACGTGATGTGCAGGATATTTAAAATAATGTTATATCATGAATAAATAAAACAAGATGAAAATACCATTCACGGTATTCAACCTTAGATAACACGGGTAAACGAGTTGTTTTAAAGGTTAGCAACAAAATGTTGTACGGTGGTGACCCTCTTGTCATAAAGACACGTGAGGATTATAAAGTTTTCAAATTATTAACAAGCAAGATATGAAAAGGAAAAAGAACCCGAACAGGAATTTACTCCTCGTGGAAGTGAAGATAAAGAAATACATGAATAAGGATGTTATCAAGGATATGTTGACGAGCGTTAAAAACAATACCAGTATGTTTGCTTCAAGAGGTTATAATGTGGTGCTCATACCATCTTCCAGGAACATGATAACCATGGTTGACGGATGCATAAGATCCAGGGGCGATCACGAGTTGTTCAAGAAGATGACATTGCTTATGAAAAACAAAAAATCAAAGGTAAGATGTTAACGAAAGAACAGGAAAAAGAATTAGAGTGTTTTAACATTGTACTAAAGAACCGTGCCGGTAACGTGGAGAACGAATACGCGTGGATGTTAACCGACGTGTTGTTAACCGGGAAGGAAAGGAGTAACAGGACAGGTATAAAAACACTGGTAAAGCACGGGAACTTCATGAAGCTTGACGTTACCGGTGGCAAGTTCCCCGTGTTAGCAGGCAAGAAGATGTTCCCCCACATGGCGTTCACCGAGATGCAATGGTTCATGAACGGGAGGACGGACATCAAGTACATGAACGATCGTGGGGTAAGATACTGGGATAAATGGGTGCTACCGGACGGGACTATAGGGAAATCATACGGTCACCAGTTCCGTGATTTCAACGGTGTTGACCAGCTATCGAGAGTGGTGGATATCATGACAACAGACATCGACTCCCGTCGTAACATACTATCATTATGGAACCCTGCCGACCTCCACGACATGGCGCTTGAACCATGTGTTGACAGGTACATGGTAGAGTGTGACCCGGTAAACCAATCGGTTATAGAGGTTGACCTTCACGTCACGCAGAGATCGTGTGACATGTTCCTGGGTGTTCCTTACGACTTCATGCTTGTTACATCATTCATCAACGTCTTGTGCGCACATGCCAGTATGATCACGTCGAAATATTACACCCCGAGGACAATCCACTACACGTTTGATAACTACCACGTGTACGAGAACCAGGTAGATGCATGCATGCAGTACTTGAGGAACGTGGTAGGGGACAAGGATGGTTGTATCACGAGCAATACCGCGATCATGGGGTTAGACGATATTTACATATGTGGGAAATACCCTTCTGACGTTGAACTAACCATCGATCACACCCTGGAAGCCATTGGTGCATCATTCGATTTCGAGAAGAAGACATGGGGGTGTCTGAAGTTACGCAACCTCCCCTCGGTCAACGGTATTATTAAATGTGATGTAGCGGTTTGATACCATGGAAGAAATCGATATAAAAATAAACAAGTCAAAGGTTGACCGAGAGTTGAAGTCATACCCCCGTGGAACAATATTCCCATCCATCTATGGAGGTTTCTGGCATAGGGTTTACGGTGGTTTCAAATGGTGTAACGGGGCAACGTTCCCGGGACCAGGAGGGGACTGGTGCGGGGAGGTGATACTACCATCAGGGTGGTGTTTCATCAACGGTGACAAGTGTAAACCATATGTAATCATGGGTATACACGGGGATAAACTCATGATTTGTCATGGTGATGTGATAATACATACACATGTGTCAACGGTCGAACCATACGATAAAGAGGCGTGTAATGTACTGGAGGGAATAGAGAACCGTTTACATAACCCGCATACGATTGAAACACTGGCTTTTTGTTCAATTTGTGATAAACCTTACGTACTCGGGTTTCATATACAAAACCGCACTTACCTGAACACCTTTCTTGATATGTGTCATAACTGTTCGGATGAGGTATTGCACCAAGGGTAATGATTGATAGTATGAATATTTTGGGATTTAACATTATTTAATAATGGAAGAAAGTAATAAATTCTTGGATGAGTTACAAGGCATTGTAATGAACAAGTTCAGGAGCGTAACCAATATCCTCAAGGTTTTAAACGTTTACCACGTTGGTTTCATGGTGGATGCCAGCGAGTTGTTAACAAGGTACGGGTTAACGGGGTCACGGTAGGGTTGGATTTCCACTATCTTGAAAAATGTGATAACAAGGTAGCATACATGTACAAGGGTATTCCTATAAAACCTGTTGCATATTATAACCGTCCGGACAATTACCGGGAGGTGCCAACACTAGAAATCCTACGCGAGTGCATCAAGCAAGACAAGTACAACCCGGACATCAAACACCTGGAGTGCCCTGGTAAACCCGAGGGTAATTTCGTCATGCACCATCGGGTTTAAACAAATATGCAGGATATAGAGATTGTATTTAAAAATATTAAATAATGGCTGGGACAGTTTACATAAAGGTGCGAGGGGAATATAACAACATCATAATCAAGAAATTCAAGTGCAAGGATTCAACCAGGGCGCAACAGTTATTCAAGAGGGAGAAACGAGCGACAGATTACCGTTTCGTGGATAAACACGGTGATATCCCCAGGTCATGGCTTAACCACCAGGAACCAAGGATAAAAGAAACCATACCGGTCACTCTCGAGGGATTTGAAGCCTTGATGAAATCAAGGGGGATGACGTGGTGAACCGTATGAAAATATAAAAATACATGATATGATTTACATGGGTTCCAAGGCTAGGATCAAGAAAGATATCCTCCCCGTCATACTACAACACAGGAAGAATCACAAGCAGTGGTACGTGGAGCCTTTCACAGGCGGTATGAACGTCATATGTGATGTCCCGGGTAACAGGATAGCGAACGACATAAACCCTTACTTGATATCAATGTTCAAGGCCTGTTTAGATGGATGGAAACCATGTTATATAACGGAGGAACAATACAAGCATATACGGGATAACAAGGATAATTACCGTCCTGAACTAGTTGGCTGGGCTGGTTTCTGTTGTAGTTTCGGTTCTAAATTCTTCGGTGGCTACGTCGGTGGAGTACGATTGATTAAACGAGGAGACGGTAGTTTTGGCAAGCGTGACGACCAGAAAAATTCATACATCAACTTATCACGCCAACTTGATAAATTACGAGGTGTTGTTATTTTAAACAATGATTACAAGGAATTATTTATACCACCAAAAAGTATAATATACTGTGACCCGCCATACAAGGGAACCACTGGTTACAAGGTTGATTTCAACCATGTTGAATTCTGGGAATGGGTAAGGGTTAAAACACTGGAAGGACACCATGTGTACACGAGCGAGTACGATGCACCACCAGATTTCAAATGCATATGGGAAAAGGAATTAATATCTTCTTTAAGATTTGATGGCACTAAATCAACCGAGAAATTATTCGTTTACAATCCTTAAAAATATTACCATGAAGAATACAATAGTCGTTGACATAGACGGCACGATATCGAATGACTCACACAGGAAGCATTACCTTACCGGCAAGGTGAAAAACTGGGAAGCGTACTTCGGTGCTTCTATTCATGATGAACCTGTCAAAGACGTGATCGAACTCGTTAACAGGTTGTGGGAATCAGGTATGAACGTGGTATTCTGCACCGGTAGACCTGAATATACCAGGGATATCACGATAAACTGGATATGGGTTCATTTCCCAACAAGTTTCACGAATGAGATGGAATACTCTTTAATCATGAGACCCAGCGGTAACACCGAGGGTGATGACACGTTGAAAGTGAAGATGCTGGAAGAGGCAGGGTATTCACCTGATGACGTGTTATTCGTGATAGATGACAGGAACAGGGTCGTGAAATCGTGGAGGGAAGCAGGGTACACATGCCTGCAACCGGTGGAAGGAAATTTTTAATAATTTATATTTATATGATGAACAAGGTAATGGTTTTCCTGTCAAACAGGGAAAGACTTGAAAACGAGTTGCTGGAAATAAGACAACAACTGGAAATTGAAAAGAAGATACTGGCTGATACCAGGGAAGAAATCGAGGAAAACAATCCTTGATTTAAACGAGGAATGGTGCATAAAGCGCTCCGAATTCGAGAGGTTGTCATCCAGAGTGGATAACATGGATGAAGCTGTTGACTTGATGGAGCTAGGCAGACAGTACGCGGCGATGACGTACGAGAGGGATGTTGCGTTAGAACAAGTTAAATCGTGGAAATGTGAATATGACTCCATGCTGGACAAGTATATTACAACAGTTGATAACCAGAACGAGTACTTGAAAAACTTGCTGAGAAGAAAACAGTTATTAACATAATGTAGATTGGGTGGTGACATCATAAAACCGTTGATGTATGTAATAACTGGAGGGAATAAAATCATGGGCAAGGAATGCTTCACGTGCGCTCACAAGTCTATTAACGCAACGTTAAAAGAAGAAAATGTTAATTCAAAGGTAGAACACCTTGGTGAAACCTATGAAATAGTCTGACATATACCGTCTATTGAATCTAAATGTGACTTGACCGGTAACACCATAAAACAAATCGATCCCGCGTGTTCCAGGTACGAAGGGAATAAATCAATGGAAGAGATAAGGAAACAATTGTCATTAACGGCCAGGAAAATTCGAGAAGGATCGTGTTAAATACACTGTCAATGACTTGTTATTTTTAAACAGTTATCACATAAAAATATTTTATTAACCTTTAAACGGAAATAATATACTAAAATGAGAAAATTAGCCTCGATACAAAGAATCGGAAATTTAGAGCCGATACAAAATGCAGATGTAATTGAAAAAGCCACGGTACTGGGATGGTATTTAGTGGTTAAAAAGGGTGAATTTTCAATAAATGACTTGTGTGTTTACTGTGAAATTGATTCTATTTTGCCCGAAAAACCAGAGTTTGAGTTTTTAAAAGATAAGAAGTACAGGGTTAAGACCATTAAACTCCGCGGTCAAATTTCACAAGGTATCTGTTTCCCGCTTTCCATTTTACCTGGAAATACAAGGGTGATAGAGGGGTTAGATGTTACAGGGGTACTTGGAATTAAAAAATGGGAACCTTACCAGGATGAACAAAAATGCGTAAGACAAACCGCTAAAATAATGTACCCTGGATGGATGCCACGATGGGTTCAAAGGATAGTACATGAATTCAAGTTCGTTAGAGAATATTATCGCCGAAACTCGGGACAAAAAAGTTTCCCTTCTTTAATCCCGAAAACTGATGAAACCAGGGTACAGGTTTTGCAATCCTTAATTGATAAATACAAGGGTGTAAAATGTTATTACACTGAAAAACTTGATGGTAGTTCCATAACCATTTACCAGATAAACGGGAAGTTCGGGGTTTGCAGCAGGAATATTGATCTAAGACGCGATAAAACAGATAAATTCTGGAAAACTGTTTTAGCACACGATTTAGAAAACAAGTTCAAGAAGTATTTCGCTAATGAAAATATCGCGTTACAAGGTGAACTTATCGGTGAAGGGATACAAGGTAATAAATATCGTTTAAAAGGTCTGGATATTTATTTTTTCAATGTATTTTTCATAAAAAGATACGAATATGGGAACATTAACGATCTTATTGATGTTTGTGAAAAATTACATGAAAAAACCGTACCGGTACTTGATACTTGTTTTGAATTGGTAAATTCCATACCCGAACTAGTGGAATTAAGCAAGGGAACAAGTAAATTGAATGAAACCATGCGGGAAGGTATCGTTATTCGCCCTCTTGTAGAAATAGAAGACAAGGAAATTCATTGCTAACTAGTTAAAAATAGGGTTTCATTCAAAAGTGTCAATCCCGAATTCTTACTGAAACACGGGGAATAACGTATCCCTATTTTAATTTACCATTGAAACAACCATGACAGGAACCCCTTGAAAGTCCCCGTCATGGTTGTTTTATTTCACCCCGCAGGATATGAGAACTGGAACATTATAAAAACATAACCATGAGAATATTACATTACGCGGACGTGCAGGTGAAGGACGAGGGTCACGCACATCTAAGGAAACCAACGTCAACGGTATTGAGGGACATAGAGGACATCGTCCGTTCCAGGAACATCGAGTGTGTCGTCATACCAGGGGACCTGTACGAGCACTGGAAACCAACCGAGGTAGAGAGGAAGATGGTGTACAACCACCTTACCAGGTTACTATCGATCGACACCTTGAAGGAACTGGTGCTCATAGACGGGAACCACGACATACCATCTGACAGGATCAGCACGGAGGATAACAAGAACCACACAGCCCTGTCCGTGTTGAAAGACATGGTTGATTGCATGGGCACGGCACACAAGGACAAGTTACGGTACTTCGTGAACAGCGGGGTATACCAGTCGATAACATCTCCCGAGGTCATGTTCCAGGTGTTCTCCTTGAATGACGGTACGTTCCCGGTAATGGTGGATGACCTGGAGGGTAAATCGGTGATAGGGGTTTATCATGCGATGATGCGCGAGTATGCCCTTGATAAGAAGATACCACTTAGGCAGGATGTGTTAAACTCCCTTGACACCATGGATGTTTTCCACCCTGGTTCGGTGGTAATGGCCGGTGACATACACGAGCCGTGGGAATACTCCAGTGATAACGGTGTCATGTTCCATTACCCGGGATCAACACAACAACACACCCACAACGAGGGTAACTTCGCGGTATTCACCAACGACAAGCATGATTTCTCACCAACCCAAGCCAAGCAAGTACTGTTACACGATGTGTCAGGTGGGAAAGTATCGACATCCTCCATCAAGTTACCAGCGCGGGTATACTACCAGACGGTTGAACTAGACAGGGAAATAACGATTGAATCCTTCAAGGATAACTTTGACATGCTATTTGACACCATCAATGTCATGTCGGAGACGTTGATGCTTGTAGTCATGAAGGTTAAATCATGTACCAGTCTACTGTCAAGAGAGATGGAGATACGGGATCATATCGTAATGAAGTTCAATGGTTCGAAGGTAAGGTTACACATTGAACCATTCGAGTACTCCAAGGTAGTTAGCGAGCAATTAGCATCTACCAATAAAGTCGTACAGGAGATAATGACCGGGAAGGATGAACATGACGACAAGGAACAACAATCCTCTGTTGATTCACTATCGCTAACCAACGAGCAGATAATAAAGTTATTCAAGTCCGTATCATGTGAGGCGGTTAAGAACTTGAAACTAGAGGATGTAAGACAGGCTGACGTGCTAGATATACTTGACAAGACCTTCATAGAGCAGTTATCCATCACGAACACAGGTAACAAGAGGTACTCGATAGAGTTACTAGAGATACAGACATCATCAGGTTTCATGATGCTGGCCCCCGGTAATAATATCACGCTTGACATACCAGGGTTGACAAGGATAACAGGATCGAACGGTCTAGGCAAGACAACAATGTACAACATGCTGCGGTGGGCCATAAAGGGGGTGTTGTACGATTGGATGAAGATGAACAACATGGTGAGGAACACGGAACCCGTATTCAACAACAAGGTCGTGGGGCATGATGTTGCGGATTGCTTGCTGAATACCAGGGTCAACGGCACGATTGTCAAGATACGGCGAGTGGCATCAAGGACATGGAAACCATCTACCACTGACAAGCAGAAACTATCTGACAAGAGAATGAACCATGTTGCATCTATAACAAGGTCACTAACACTAGAGATTCACAAGGTGGTCGATGGGGAGACAAGGGTTAACAAGATCACGGATGATGAAGCGCAGAACTTGATCAACACGTGGTTCGGTAACGTCATCGACACCATAACCATACTCGATGCCCCCAAGCTATCAGCGTTGTTGAAGAAGGAACCAGATGATTTGAACTCCATGGTACTTGACATGGTCGGTGTGGATTACCTGGTGAAACTGGAGAATAACCTACCTGTTGTCAAGAATGAATTGATAGACATGAGTGTTCCGAAAAGGAAGAAGGATATCATAATATCGGAAAGGGACTCGATCAAGCAGGAGATATCTGATAATAATACCAGGTTGACGGGTATACGAGATCACATCGATGAATCATTAAAATTAAAAGGGAACATCGAGGATGAATTACAATCGATCAATGGAAGGTTGATCGATACAGGTAACATAAAGCTCATGATAGATGACAAGGAGAAGGAAATAACGGTTATCGATACTAAAGTTGACTCGTTCGTTACTGTGGAACTCATGACACGTGATGAAACAGTGCATCATGAACCTGTTAAGGATGTTAGTTACTTACATGAGATGGAAGCAAACCTCAAGTCCAAGAAGGCATTGATGGATAGTTTGATTGTCAAGGTTGAATCGAGTATGGTCACACTTACCAAACTAGATCATGACGTACTCGATTCCAAGTCATCATGTGTTAACAAGCTAAATAACATCATCGATAATCTTACCATCAAGAAAGACGAATTACTATCAAGTAAGATATCATGTTTCAATACTGCTATCAATGCTTGTTTAACCATACATGACAAGTTCAAACAGAAGCAGGTTGATAACAACGAATCGATATCCTCTATCAACATGACGATATCAAACATCCGTAATGATATATCAAGACTCGAGAAGTCAATGATTGATGGTGTATGTGACAAGTGTGGTTCGATACTTGATGGTGACAAGGATACTCATGAAGCACATGTCATCAAGGTTAAATCAGACATCATGATGTTGGAACAAACATTAGGTGAATCGATATCAAACGTTACAAAGCTATCAAGTACATCTAACACCATATCATCATACGTTACAACATACTTCAATACCATATTGAGACTTAAGGATCATGATACATCAACATTACTTGATGACATGTTAATACTTGATCGAACAGGTATGAACACAGTTATATTCATCGATGAAGTAAACAGGATTAATCATGATATCGATAATGTAACACGAGATATCATGACATGTTCTACCATGATCAAGGATATAAACAATGGTATCATGATCGATAGTGTGGATAGCATCGATATCATCAAGGAAGAATATGATACCATGAAATCAATGGTATCGAGACGTGATGAGTACAAGGTTATTCATGATGGTATTGTTGAATCAACATCAAATGATAAGAACAAGTTATTGAACGATGTAATCATGATAGAGACAAACATCAAGGAGTTTAATGATGGTCATGATATCAAGGTAAGAGAGTACATCGATGCATTGAACAAGCAATCCGAACATAATACCATTGTTGACAAGCACAATCATGATGCGATGGAATCAAGGATGGCACACGAGGTAAACATCATGCAAGCCTCGAAAGCAAGGGAAGAACTAGTTAACTTGAACGGGAAACTACCTTTTTACCTGGAATTGTTATCATTACAAGAGGGTAGGACAAACCAGTTAACATCATTGAACGCCAGCATCGATCAAACTAACACCCTTTTAATATCATGTAATGACAAGCGTGTTAACGACGAGAACAAGCTGTTAATACTTGACAAGGAGTACAACGATTACATGGAATACCAGGTTAAGAACGAGGTTTACAAGGTTTACTCTAAACTGGTAACAGGTGATTTCAAGGGAGTTGTGTTCGAGTATTACAGGACGTTCCTGAACAACACGTTGAACAACCTGCTAGGTGATGTTTACTTCCGTTTGTTCTGGGATACGAGCGGGGTATTGATGCACCTTGATTTCAGGAACGGGGTAATGTCAAGCCAACCTGTTAACCAGTCCAGCGGGATGGAATCGTGTTTCCTGGCACTAACACTGGTATATACCATGCACTTGTTAAATGTTAAGAACTCCATATCGCATATATTCATAGACGAGATCAGCGGCATGTTGAACGACGGGAAGGGCTTGAAACATGATGCCAGGAATTACAAGGAACTACTGGTAATGGTACTGTCCAAGTTCACCCACAAGAATGTCGTCATAATAGACCACACCATAGAGGAGTTGTTCGAGACGTACAATTACGACGTGTTACCAGGGGAGAAAGGTTCCGTTTACATTGGCAGGTAAGGTAAGTATCAGATAATTTCAAAAATAAAGAAAATGACAAAACAAGTACGAATCCCGGCAGGAACGCTGGGGTATTTCAAGGGTGATGACCTGGCAGCTAGCGTGTGGTACTCCAAGTACAGGACGGGTAACGAGATTACTCCTGACGACATGTTCGACAGGCATGCATCCGTGATAACTTCGAAATTGATCGATAGGTTAACAGGTTCAAGAGATTTCAAGGATAGTGAAACATTCTCCAAACTATCACCAACCGGTAGGGAAATAATAGGGAACATGTGTGATCTGGTTAACTCCGGGGAGGAAGGAAGGTTGAAATTTTTCAATATGGTGAGGGATTTCGTGAACTTCGACAACATGGTTCCAGGGGGTTCTATGATGCAGGGACTCGGTAACACGGGGTTATTCACATCACTTTCAAACTGCTTCGTGGCTGGTCAACCACATGATTCGTACGCTGGTATAAACAAGAAAACCTCAGAGATAACCGAGCTCATGAAGAGACGCGGTGGTGCAGGCCTTGATTTGAGCACGATACGCCCCAGGGGTTCCAGGGTTAACAACCAGTCCGGTACGTCTAGTGGCCCGTGCTTGTTCGCCAACCGTTACTCCAACATAACACTCGAGGTGGCGCAGGAGGGAAGACGCGGGGCGTTGATGCTCACGCTTGACATCAAACACCCGGACGCACGGGAGTTCATCACCATGAAGCAGGACAAGACCAAGGTTACGGGGGCTAATATATCCGTGAAGATCGGTGATGATTTCATGAATGCCGTGGTAAACAACCAGACGTACTACCACGTGTTCCCGTGTGATGTAAAGGTAGACACTTCCAACACCGGGTTCCAGGATGTAATGAATAAACCCCACGGGGAACTCGTCGTGTTCTACCCGTCGGAAGATTACCTTCACGATGTACCGGAAGGATGCAAGGCAGTGTACGTTAGGCCAGTAAATGCCAGGGAACTGTGGGATACCATCATACAGTGCGCGTGGAACACTGCCGAACCAGGCATCATATTCCCTGGTAACTGGGAGAGGGGGGGAACGGATTACCACTACCCTCGTTACAGACCGGTGTCAACTAACCCGTGCTCGGAAATACCGATGCAAGCTTATGACAGTTGCAGGTTGTACGCGGTGAACATGTACAAGCTGGTCGATAACCCGTTCACACCTGGTTCCACGTTATCCATGGAAAGGAGTCGCAGGAATTTTTACCTCCAGGCTTTCATCGGGGACGTTATCATCGACATAGAGGTGGAACATATCAACAATATAATAAACAAGGTAAAAACATCAAGTGATCCTGTTGATCTGGTAGATTCTGAAGTAAAATTATGGGAGAACGTGTTGAGGGAAACCATCTCTGGTAGGCGTATGGGTTGTGGCTTCCTGGGGATGGCTGACATGCTGGCAGCACTAGGTGAGAAATACTCCAGTGTTGACACCATAAAGACAATATTCAAGGCAAAACTTGAATCAGAACTAGACGCTACCGTGGACATGTCCATGATGTTCGGTATGTTCTGTGGTTTCGACCCATCACTAGAAAGGGAGGAATCAAACAAGGAAGGAACGTTCTTGAACATGCTGAGCAATAATTTCAGACCTAAATTTGAACGAATGATGGAACATGGTAGGCGGAACGTGTCGTGGTCAACAGGTGCCCCCACCGGGTCATTATCGCTCATGACCCAAACCACCCCAGGTATAGAACCGTTGTTTTTACCTTACTTTGAACGCAGGAAGAAATGCATACTAGCAACTGACAGGGTTGATTACATAGACCCGAATGACGGTCAGAAATTCACCGTGTTCCTTGGTTTTCACGTTCCTTTCATCGACTGGGCCATAATGACACACGGCGTTAACCCGCGCGAGATATCCAGGAAAGAAGTAGATGAACTGTTCACTAGAAGCCCGTGGTACGGTCAACTTGCCGCTGATTTGAGCATTGAAGAACGTGTAAATGTCCAATCGGTTGTTCAATCACACACCACTCACGCCATATCATCCACCATAAACCTACCGGCAGATGTCAAACCATCCATAATATCCGATATTTACATGGAATCATGGAAGGCTGGTTTGAAAGGAAACACCGTGTACCGTGAAGGTTCCAGGGGTGGTGTCATCGTTAAGACAGGTTCCAACCTTGATACCAGTACAGGGAAGGGTAGACCCATCAACCTTGATGCCCGTTACTACCGTTACAAGGACAAGGTTGTTATCATCGGGTTGGATTCCAACAACAAACCTTACGAGATATTCATACTATCTGCCGAAGATATCAACGCACCGATCATATTCAACACCTACGATTACATAGATGGTTACATAACAAAGGAATCTAGTAACTTCTATTCTTTCACGGCGACAACGTTCGACATACCTGACCTTGAATCCATACAGAACGGTGACAAGCAGTTATCCCTCTTATTGTCACAGATACTACGACACGGTATACCGATCGTGAAAGTAGTGAAGAACATAGACAAGTGCGAGCCGATATCGGGTTCATTCTCTTACTTCTTGAAGAAAGTATTGACTACTTTCATCGAGAACGGCACCGAGAGCGGGGAGAAATGCCCGTCATGCGGGGGTAAGATAGCGTACCAGGACGGGTGTAACACCTGTTTGAGCTGCGGGTTATCAACCAAATGCTAACTGGGATGAAAGTCAATAATAATTACTACGATGCACCGTTGTTCCCCTACGAGTGGAACCTGGAGGATGCTGTTTTCAAGAAGGACAAGGGTAAGGTGTTCTCGTTCTTCTCGGGCGGGGGTGGCTCCACCATGGGTTACGAGCTGGCGGGTTTCGACGTTATCGGGTGCAACGAGATAGACCCCAGACAGATGGAGTTATACGTGGCTAACCACCACCCCGTGCACGCTTACCTTGAACCTATCCAGGAGTTCATCAAGAGGGGTGACCTAGCTGCAGAATTGTACGACCTGGACATACTGGACGGTTCATTCCCGTGTACCACGTTCTCGATGTGCGGGAAGCGGGAGGAAGTGTGGGGGGTAGAGAGGAAGTACGCGGAGGGTAACTACAACCAGGTGCTCGATACCCTGGCCTTCGAGTTCATCAAGGCGATCGACAAGTTCCGCCCGAAGGTCATCATAGGGGAGAACGTCACCGGCTTGCTCATGGGGGATGCCGTGCATTACATCCGGCGCGTGCATCACGAGCTGGCGAGGATCGGTTACCTGTCGAACCACCACGTCGTGAGGGGGGAGGAACTAGGTTTACCCCAGAAGAGACACCGGGTCTTCATCACCGGCATACGCGAGGACCTGGCGGTTTCCTCGGGTTTGTGTGTGAAGAGCAGGTTCATAAGGCAGGTTCCACCTATTGATCTAACGTTCAACTGCAAGCCGGTAACGTACGGGGAGATAGAGCGTGAAGACACGGGTGATACGTCATGCTTGATAAATGATGGGATACAAACACATAAATGGTGGGGATTGGCAATAATAAAAGGCAAACAAATGTGTGATGTTCATCCCGCAGGTTATTTCAGTAACCCGCATATATGTTACCCTTCCGAACCAGTTTCAACCATTATGGCATCATCGTACATGTCCGGGAACCTAAATTACAGGGTTTGCAGGGGGTTGAACCGTGTGGAATTGTGCCTTGCATCATCGTGGCCACTTGATTACGATTTCAAATACCAGAAACACTCCCACGTGCTAGGCATGTCAGTACCACCCATCATGATGGCGAACGTTGCAACGAGGGTTCATGAACAGTGGTTGTCAAGGCTGAAGTAATTCTATTCACAGGATATAATCAAAAATAATTAATCACATCATGATAATAATAACCGTAACCATCTCGATACTAGTGGTGTTAATTTTAATATTATCACTTTATGTATTCGTATCAATGTAACATGTAACGTGGAGAGGTACTTGAACCTTGTTAACATAACACCTTCACAGTTCAAGTCTAGCTTGCACGAGTCAACAATGAAATCTTTAATCTTTAATTTACACAATATGAAAAAGTACATTGGAATTTCTATTCTATTGGTAGTGATCGCGCTGGTTGCCACCGGTTCAGTGGTATTTTACACCAACATGGGTCACATGAAGGAATACTTCGAGAACAAGAGCAAGAAGATGAAGCTCGCCAGTGATGAATCGGTTGACTCGCTCAACTCGGTAATAACATTCAAATGCAGGGAAATAGATTCCTTGCGAGTTGTCATAACATCCGATTCAGCAGCCATAGCGAACTCTGTGAAAGCCAACAAAGAGTTGAAACAAGTTGTCACGAACCTTAACAACGCAATAAACCACCAGAATACCATGGTGAAAACGTTGAGTGAACAGGTATCAAGGTTGACAAGTGAAACAGGTAAGAAATGATACCAAATATATCAAAAGATGGAAAGCCAACAACTAAATGAACAATAATTACTATGATGTCTCTTTGTTCCCCTACGAGTGGAACCTGGAGGATGCTGTTTTCAAGAAGGGTAAGGGGAGGGTGTTCTCCTTCTTCTCGGGCGGTGGTGGCTCCACCATGGGTTACAAGCTGGCGGGGTTCGACGTGATCGGGTGCAACGAGATAGACCCTAAACAGATGTCACCGTATGTCACCAACCTTGATCCAAGATACCCCTACCTTGAACCTATCCAGGAGTTCATCAAGAGGGATGAGCTCCCAAGCGAGTTGTACGACCTGGACATACTGGACGGTTCATTCCCGTGTACCACGTTCTCCATGTCCGGTAAACGAGAGGAAGTGTGGGGGGTAGAGAAGAAATACAAGGAGGGCAACTACAACCAGGTGCTTGATACCCTCGCCTTCGAGTTCATAAAGGCGATCGACAAGTTCCGCCCGAAGGTCATCATAGGGGAGAACGTCACCGGCTTGCTCATGGGGGATGCCGTGCATTACATCCGGCGCATACACCACGAGCTGGCGAGGATCGGTTACCTGTCGAACCACCACGTCGTGAGGGGCGAGGAACTGGGGTTACCCCAGAAGAGACACCGGGTGTTCATCACCGGTATACGCGAGGACCTGACGGTTTCGTCAGGTTTGTGCGTGAAGAGCAAGTTCATCAGGCAGGTTCCCCAGCTTGATCTAACGTTCAACTGCAAGCCGGTTGTTTTCTCGGAAATTGATGATAAAAACGACGATAGCATCGTGATGTACGGGGATAGAAAGGGGAAATTAATTACATCAGTTAAGAATGCAAAGGAATCAGGGTTCAATAAAGTATCGGAATACTTGAAATCAACAGGGAATAAATCATCGTTATTCTCATGGATTATCGTTAAACACGATGAGGTTTTACCAACATTATGCACGTTACATGGAACCAGATATTTTGACAATTCTCTGGTGCATCCCGTGCATGACAGGTGCTTGAACAAGCTGGAATTATCCAGGATGTCAAGTTGGCCACTGGATTACGATTTCAACGGTTTCTCCCCCGCGTACATGATGGCCATGTCAGTTCCTCCCATCATGATGGCTAATGTTGCAACGAGGGTTCATGAACAATGGTTATCAAGGTTATCATGATACGAGGGTAATTGCAATTTTACAGGATATAATGATACAATAATAAAACACCATGAATATAAATGTAACCAACCTCCCATCGTTCAAGGTAACAATCATACCCTACACCGGGAGGAACAAGAACATGACAAACGATACGTTGGATGCGTGGGTCGGTATAAATTATCATGATGCTTCCAGGGGTGGTAATGTCTTGTTACCAATATCTTACAGTGAATCTTTTGGTTGTGATGTACACGAATTAACGAACACTTGTAACTGTTTTTTCTACAACCCGTTCGGTGATGTGTTCGCCAGGGTGTACGAATCCAGGATGGAAGTTCTTGATTTCATACCGGTGAATTGGTACAGGGTGTTACAAGTTGTGGCACTTACCGGTTACAAGTTTAAATACAAGCTAGAACCAGGTGATATCAACAAGTTATCAATACTTGGTGACGAAGATTTAATAAATGCATGCAAGAAGGGGGATACAAGTCCACCCGTGGATGTCATTGTCAAACCAATTTAAATTGAAATGAAGAAAATCAAATCAGTAACGAGCATCTTATTATTTTTAACACTCGCGGTTTTACCCGTGAAGGAAACCCTGTCTTTTAAGATAACTGCCACTAACGACAGGATCAGCATAACAAGGTGGGACATACTGGTGGAAGCGATAGCCACCGTGGAGAGTGACAAGATGGAATACGCCGTCGGGGACTCGATGAACTGGGGATACCTCCAGATAATGCCGATCTACGTAAGGGAATGTAACAGGTTACTAGGACAGGAGAAATACACGATACTGGACGCGTTCGACAAGTACAAGTCAATAGAGATGTTCAACCTGTACCAGACATTCAAGAACCCTGCAAGGGACCCGTGGAAAGCGGCAAGGCTTCACAACCCAACCGCTGGGACATGGTACGCGAGCAGGGTAATGAAGGTTTACAACATGTTGCTCGTTAAGTACGCTGGTGATGACATTTACAGGATAGTAGGGTGAAGCATATTTTAAAAACTTATGAATAAACATCCCAGGTGTATTAGTTTAGATTTTATACCCGTCATACCTGTTAGTGAATGAGGGGCTAAAAGCCAAATGTTAATACAATAAATATATAATAAGTTGATTATAAGACGTAAAAGGTCGAAACGTTATAATGCAAGATGAAATAAATGGCTGCGAATAACGAGCGAATAAAATAAATTGGCGAACCACACAGCGAATTTGCGAAGGATTACTATTATATAACTAATTATGAAATTAAGAAGCGGAATAAAATACAGCTAAAATAAGCCATACGGGGCAAAGATGGAGAAGATATGTGCTGAATCTCACGGAATTCCCGTGTTTCAAAGCTACGAGGAACTTTGTTATCACTTTAAAATAAAGTAAGATGGAAACAATACTAGACTTGGGCAACGAGGCATTCTTCCTCGCTAACGGCTTTTATAAAAAAGTCAGGACAAGTAAAAAAAAAAAAAATGATAAAGAAGACTACACGGATATAGTGTGTTATGACTACCCGATTACCGATGACATGAAAGTTGAAGTCGTGTATTCATTCGACTGTTCAGGTGGTAATTACAATCATAATCGCACATCAGTAGTACTTGATTGCGTGCACACTTCATTCGACATGAAAGTTTCTTCTCAAGTTGAATTCATGGCGTACGTTGGAGTTCTTGAAATGATGTTTAAAAAATAATTCTCATATTATGGTAATAGGATTTAAACAAAGGTTTATAAAACCAATTTTAGAAAAAACAAAAATACACACTTTTCGTGAAGACATTCCAGATAGGTGGAAAGAAGGAAAGAAAATGCACATGGCAACAGGTATACGATCTAAAAGATATAATCAATTTTATTTAAGCACCTGCAAATCTACCCAACTAATTGAAATCATCTGTCCTTCTGACTATATGAATGAAACTATAGTAAAAGTTGATGGACGAGAACTAAATCAAGATGAACTTCGCCAATTAGCTTATAACGACGGTTTCGACAATCTAGTTGATTTCTGGATGTGGTTTACCGATGGATTTAATGGTAAAATTATTCACTGGACTGATTTACGATATTAAAAATTACAAATATTAATTAATAGTTATGGAACTAAAACTAGACAAGAATACAGCCAAGGAGCTGTATCCAACCACGCCACAGTGGTTCCAGAGAGTGCTGAAGAATACCTTCGGCGAGGAGATAACTAGGAAACGCACGTTCGAAGATATCAAGACGTACGAGGATGCAGTGTATGAGATGCCAGTTGACAACGAGAACATCATCCATGACACCGACAACATGGACGTGGTGGCTTACAAGAAGTTAAAACACGTGTTGAAAGTGATAAACGATGGGTGGATACCAGACTGGTCAGACAATAGGCAGCAAAAGTACTACCCATATTACACGGTTCTGCCTTCTGGTTCCGGTTTTTCGGATGCGAATTGCAGCTTTGCGAGCACGTTTACGTCTGTCGGCTCTCACCTTTGCACTGATAGCAGCGATAAGGCCATGCACATGGCAAATAACTTCAAGGAACTTTACGAGCAATTTTTATTAATCAAATAACACAAGTGTAATGACAAAAGTAAATCAAGGGTCGAAATTCGACTACACGACAATCAAAACATTCGATGATGCATGCGCCAAGCTTGGCATCAATCCAGAATCACTACCAGTGGTGGAAAACCTGCCTGACGAGTTCAAGAAACCCGTGGTAGCCGGGTACAAGCTCATGGTTATTTTCAAGGCCATCAACGACGTTTGGACACCAGACTGGTCAGATAGCGACCAATACAAGTACTATCCATGGTTCAGGGTTCTGCCTTCTGGTTCCGGTTTTTCGGATTCGGCTTTCTTCTGTGCGAACGCGCGTACGGTTGTCGGCTCTCGCCTTTGCACTTCCTCAAGTGAGAAGTCAATGTACATAGCCAGGACGTTCGAGCAGGAGTACAAGGATTACTTCTTGATCGAGCAATAACGATCAACAGGGTAGTGCGCCGCGTTGCTGCCAGTTCTGCCTTCTGGTTCCAGTTTTTCGGATACGAATTACAACTATACGAACACGAATACGAATGTCAGCTCTCACCTAAGCTTATTGCGGCGCAGGCCTTACCACTTGGTAAAAAATAATACAATTTAACGGGGCGTTGGTAGCGTAAGCGAAGGCGACTTTTTAAAGCAAAAGAATGAAAAGAACAGGTAACTTGTACTGGAGGATATGCAGTGTTGACAATCTCATCAAGGCAGACTCTATAGCCCGCAAGGGTAAGTTGAAGCAACCGGGTGTTTTGCAGCACGACCGGGAGCGAGAGGCGAATATACAGGCGCTACACGTGATGCTGAGGGACAAGACATACAAGACATCGGAATACACCACGTTCACCATCTTCGAACCCAAGGAACGGCTTATTTTCAGGTTGCCTTACTACCCAGACAGGATAACGCATCACGCCGTGATGAACGTGCTAGAGCCAGTGTTCGTGTCTATATTCACTGCTGATACGTTCAGCTGTATCAAGAAACGAGGCATTCATGCCGCTGCCAATGCGGTTAAAGACGCATTGAAGGATGCTACAGCCACTACGTATTGCTTGAAACTCGATATAAAGAAGTTTTACCCAAGCGTTGACCACGAAGTGCTCAAGCAGTTGCTACGCCGCAAGTTCAAGGATAATGATCTACTGTGGCTACTCGACGAGATAATAGACAGCACGGATGGACTACCGATAGGCAATTACCTGAGCCAGTACCTGGCTAACTTCTACCTCACGTACTTCGATCACTGGTTGAAGGAGACAAAACACGTCAAGTACTACTTACGTTACGCCGACGACATGGTGATACTATCTGGAGACAAGCAATACTTGCACGATCTTTTAAAAGATATAAAACAATATTTAAACGACAACCTCAAGCTTACCGTGAAGGGTAACCACCAGGTGTTCCCTGTCGATGATAGGGGCATCGACTTCGTTGGTTACGTGTTCAGGCACACCCACGTGCTGCTAAGGAAGAGTATAAAAAAGGACTTCGCCAGGATGATGGTGGGCAACAAGAACAGGCAATCGATGGCCTCCTACTACGGTTGGCTTGCTCACTGCAACAGCTACAACCTACTAAAGAAATTCGACATGATTGATTTTAAAGAATTGAAGATAAAAGCCCCCGACAAAGGTTTCGAGGGCGACAAGATAAAGATGCAGCGGCTGGTGAACCGCCAGATAATAGTTCACAAGTACAAGATAGAGGACTCTAAAGTTTACAAGGACAGGGGAACGGGCAAGTGCCTGCAGCTGCAGGTGTCGCTAAACGGCGAGAAGCACGTGGTGTTCACATCAGCGTCTGGTCTCATCGACGTGATAACGCAGATAGAAGAGGCAAATTTCCCGTTCCAGACTACTATAGTGAAAGAGGGAGAGAGATTTTTATTCACATGAAAAAGTTAGTAAAAATAGCAATTGTTGCTCCTTATGCATTGTTGCTAATTCTTTCTAAAGGTCTTGAGTATGCTCATTTATTTTTTTATGATGTAATTTCCAAAATTCCAAAAAACACAATTATAATACCAAATGTAATATTAATACACACATTTAGCATTATAATTGTGTTACAAGTTAATAATTCATAGTTAATGAACCATCACCCACGTTAATGTTTTTAATAATGATACCAGGGAAAATTTACGTGGTCGTTTCGATGTAATACCCACTCATTTAACGGTGAAATATTATTACTACATGTTATTTATGGGAGAAATGTATTACATGTTAACGTGAGACGGTAAAGAAGAACCAGTTCATACATCCTTAGGTTTGAACAACGAGAAGTAAGCAAGGAATGAAGCCGTGAATATATTATCTTCACAACCTTATAATATGGTGATTGATCCTGACACGATTAAATTCGAGTGGGATTACACTTTGTAAAATCAAATAATTATAACATATCATGAAAATAAAAGAGGTTAAAAAATTTGATAGTAAGATAAATATGGAATTTGAATCCGGGAACCTAACCGGGGAATGTTACGTTAAGGGGGATAAATATTTTCTAGTCCGTGATAATGACGTGTTACAGGTGAACAACGATTCCTTTTCAATAAAATTACTGGATGTCGATACACTGGCATTAATACTGAGATTTGACAGACCTTACGGTGGGACATACTCCAAGATCCCGAGGGAAGAATTCAACACAGTCTTGAATAACGTTATCTTGAAACTAGGGATTTCCAGCGACGAGTTTAAAGTGGTTGAAGATACTTCAATGTATGGTGATATAAAGGTTGATGAAACAAAAGGTATTGATGCATATGCCGAATTATTGAAACGGCTTAATATCCAGGCTGCTGAATTATATCGGGAAGAATTGGTACAGGGACTAATGAAAGTAGGGGGTTACACCAAACAATACTCCAGGTTTATAATATGGATTAACAAGTACCGTGAACTGTTTAAAGATGATAAGGAGAAACTTCTTTCACCATCCAACCTGTCTGAATTCATGGACGCATATGGCATACGGGATTACAAGGTATTGTATTCTACAGATGCATTACTGGTTACATCTATCGAGGAAAACGGGATAATACACCACGGATTCATCGGTATACCACCGGATAAAATTGTAGAAGTACTTTCAATATTTCGCGAGGGTGGTAAAAACCTTTTAAAATTCATAGTTGAAAACATGGTTGATGACATTGATAAAACTATTGAAACATTAAAGGTTAATGGTTTCCAGGAACACACCGATTATATCATCAGGAAGGATCCAGCTTTCAAGGAATACTGCAATATGAATGTTGAAGATCGATTTACAATGTTACAATACTAAAGATCATTAAAATTAATTCATAAAATAATGGATAAAATATTCATATACCACTCGAAAGACCCCGACGGGTTAACGTGTTACACCCTCGGCACGTTGATTGAAAATTTTAACTCGAAGTGCGAGTTCATTGGCTGGGACAGGGAACCTAACCCTGGTTGGGAACAGTTCATCAATGACGGTATTAACCCCCGGTTATTCATATTCTGTGACATCGCCCCCACTAGGGAACAGGCGGTATCACTGTTGCAACACGGCAATTACATCCATGTATTCGATCACCACCCGACATCATCGAAGGAATTAACGGGTATTATGATCGATGCGTGCAATGGCGAACCACGCGTGTTCTACCCTGGTTATGGTCTTGATGAAACAGTATCCGGTTGCATGGTGTACTTCAAGCACAGGTTCGAGATACTGGTTAAACAGGTCAACATCCTCGGTGATCTTCATGTTGACCTTATCGACCTACAAAGGAAAGTAGAGATAGTATCATCATACGATACCTGGCAGTTCGTGAACGACAAACCTGGTAGCGTGGAGTTCATCAATAACGTCCACAATTACTTGAACACGCTAGTGATGAACAGGGACGAGTATGCTTCTAACTTCATCGAGTCGGATATCCGCAACATGAACTCCAAGGGTAGTATCGTGTCAAGGAACAACATTATGCTAGCCAAGAAAGCACTAGACAGATCTGTACAACTAGGACCAACCACGGTACTGTTACCGTCTGTTGACGTGACGTTAGAGGTTAATTCAATGACATGGGAGAAATACCCTGGGGCACAAAGGTTCGTAACATTCAAGGTCGAGTTCAATACCAGATTCGAAGCAATAATGAAAGCATCAATACGGTCCAAGGATGGATCGGCAAGGGTAATAGCAGAGAAGTTCGGGGGAGGTGGTCATGATGATGCTGGCGGTTTCTCCATCAAACCAAACGATGTAAGCAAGTTACATCGTTTCATACTAGATAATTACTTTTAAGATTTCACGTCATGAAGGATAAGAAAATACCGCTGGTTAAAGTAATTGAACAAACACCAGGTTATTCTGAAACGGTTTACCTGGATACGAGGAATACCAGGGAGGTTAAAGACAAGTTAGTATCATTGCAACAATTATCAAATTCTAGGAGGGCAAAGGTAGCCTGCATAATGGAGGTTATGGATCACCATCTTGAGGTGTGCTTCCGGTTCAATGGAGTCAACCATGTTTTCCAACATATTTATAAACCAGAACAAAACCCTCTGGAGAGACCTGATGGTGTTAGCCAGGATTGTGTCATACACGCCGAGGAGGATTGCGTTAGGCAGTTCGTAAAATCAAATAAGAATAGCATGTTCCCCAAGGGGTATACCACGCGTTTCACCGTGTCACACGCCCCTTGTATGAACTGTTGCAAGTTAATGGTGATGGTTAACGTCACGGAGGTAAGGTACGTTGACAAGTACCGGGAATCTTTCGATACACCGGTTTGTGAGGGACACGTTACGCCAAGGGAATACCTTGAGTTACACGGTGTCACAGTCAGTAAAATTTAAAACCATGAAGGAACTAGATTTGAAAGTAGGTAACAAGTATTTCTTCACGGGGAAAGTATCCCCGGGGAACAACCTGTTATCGTGTTACGGGATGGTGACAGGAACGGAGAAAACAGGTGATGATACCATGATTTACCTGGGTGATGCTATTTTCATAAACACGTCAATGAAGATCAGGAAGGTAGGTTGTGTATTACATAGGGGAAGTGTCAACCATTTCATAAAACATTCATACCTTCTTGACATAAAACCAACATTATTGAAGGAACCATTGTTTCACGACTTGATGAACAAACCGGAACACGAGGTGCTTAACATCTTGAAACGAGATGATAACCCGTGTGATATCAACAAACCAGGAATTATCCTGTACCAGGGACGGTAAAGGAACGGTAACCTTCCAGGATGAGACAGGGATACTGCTCAGATCGAACGATGTTCAATTCACAGATTTATTGAATCTTAAGCAAGCTATAGAGTACCACCTTGATGGTGTTACTAGAACAAGGGGGAATTACATTATCCAAACGTACTCCGGTAACACGCGTGTGGATTTCAAGGATAATACCGTGAGGTCTGCTTTCACGATACCCTTCGAAAACCTGGAAGAACTGGTGGAATTAATCGGGATGGTGGTTTAAGAATAGATTAAGGCAAAAATAACCTTATATCACCTAAAATAATATGAATGATAAACCTTAAATATTTGGATAATGTATCAATACAAGGAATTTTACAAATTTTTATGTAAAAAGGGTTACGTGAAAGAAATAAGAATCACCGACATGTTGGAACAACAATCATACGTTATAAGGGCACGATCAAGGAAAGGTGGTTACGACAACATCGTGCGCCAGATGGTGATAGCCGCTAGTTTTTACGGGGGAGAATTCTGTGACAGTGTACTGTGACATAATCAATAACGATGATAGTAGTTCAGTAATCAGATATGAAAATAATGTTACCGGGTATATAAAATCATCTTCCTGGTATTAAAATTACTATTGAAAGCGAAAATTTGCATTAACCTTAACATATATTTAATCATGATTTACCAGCAAGGACAAAATTACATACTCAGGGGGAATAACCCAGAAGCTTTCGACGTTGCAGTTGGTTGTTATCACTCGAAAGATACCATCGGAAAATTAATATTCAGTAACATAACCTTCACCAGGAACGGGGAATTGAAACAAGGTGACAACGTTTCCATCGATGTTGATTTCATCGATTCAACCAGGGAAACCAAGCTTGAACCCGGAACCGTTACATTGAAGGAATTGAACAAGGCTTCACTATCCAGGACAGACACGGAGAAGATGTTGCAATTCATAACCGATAACAACATAGACGAGAAAGAATGGATGAAACTATCCCTTAGTGACAGGGTGGTTAAACCAGAATACCATCTTTCATTCGTTATGTTCCTGCTTGATGATAACAGTGACCCTGTAATATTCCTGGACAGGGAAAATATTTCAAAAGCAAGATATTTAATGACTGGAATTTATGGTTTATCTTTTCTCAACGTTCAAGATTTTTTTACCGATACATCTAAAATATCCGCTGAATTAGAAAAATTAAGAAACAATAATCTAGTTATAAATATCGGTAATTTCCCTGGTAATATTGATAAGAAGACCTGCATCGTTACCTTCGTGGCAGCGACGGGAGAGATTATTCTCGAGAATACTGACACGGGAAGCAAGAAGGAATTGAAGCAACGCAGTGGTTCACCTTTTTATGAATCGTTCCCCGCGTATCCTTACATCAAGGAAGATGTTGTTTTCAGGTATTACCCGGAAACAAATAAATTCACGAGTGATCGTAAGTTGGAAGACATCGAGGGTGGTATACTTTACATCAATAAACTGGAAAATGACATACAGGTGAAAAAGAAACAGTTACTTGATAAAGTAACGGATATATTCAAAAATGCCAGGGTGAATGATGGTGAGAAACTACTGGATTACTTCAAATCATCAGCAAACGCGTTGAAGAAGGAACAAGGCGTCAAATCCAAGCTGGAAGCCAACTCTATGAGCATGCAGGAGTTCAAGGAAGCAGAGAGGGTAAAAGCAAGGGAAAAGGCAGAGTTGAAAAAGTGTCAAGTTTCACAAGGTTGTTTATGATAACTTGTATTAATTATTTTCAAAGATAAAACTTTATTTTTAAATTCATCAGGTTTTTGTAAAAATATTTCAGGTTTAATTTCAAACCATTTTTCAATAGCATCAAAAGGCGTTTTCACATTAAGCTCTTTTCTCAAACTACCGTGCCTTCTATAAAGAATGTAATACATCAAAAACTTTAATAGTTCTTCTTGCATTTCATCCTTATTATTATATTCATTTATCTTAATTGTTTTATTTTTTATAATTCCATTTACTCTTTCAACCATTCCATTTGTTTTAGGAGTTGCAGGTTTTGTAAGCCTGTGTTCAATATTATTCTCATTACATACAACATCTAATTTAGATGGCTTTTGACAATAATGTCCAGTTTTAGATTTTATTAATTTGTTAGTAAATTCAAGACCGTTATCAGTAAGAACATGCGAAATTTTAAACGGAAAAAATGCTAAACATTTGTTCATAAAATCCTCAGCATTTTCAGATGTCTTAGCGTCATATACTTCATAATACATAGTTCTTGTGGCCCTGTCTATTGCAACAAAAAGATAGAATTTTATGCCATCAAATTTGGGCATATAAGTTACATCAATATGCAAATATCCAGGTTCATATTCTTTAAATTTTTTGGCTTTGTCTTTTTCTTTCTCCGGTACTTTATTTATTTTCTCAAGAACAAAAGTTCTGTAAACAACACTTCTTGTAATACTAGGATTAGTTATCATAACCATATCCAGTATTTCATCTAAAGACAGCCATGTAGATCGTCTTATTGTGGAAATAAGTGTTTTTTCAAAGTCATTCAAGGCATAATGGATTGTATGCGGTCTTGAACTTTTGTCTTCAAAATTTTCCCTGTTTTTCCATTTGCTAACCGTTGGTTCTGATATGTTATACTTATTTGCAAGTTCTAAATTTGTTAAATTACTCTTGCTAATTTCTAAACGAACGTGTACATTTGTACTTGCGTTTGAGTGATACTCTTGCTTCATGTTTTTGTTTTTTAGAAAATACAAAATTAAGCAAGTTATCATTTATAATGCTACTTCCCCCTTCCTTTGCTTCGTTCCGCTGCGCTCCACTTCGCAAAGGAAGGGGGAAGTTTATCCATTAACAACGTGGTGAAACTTTACAAAAAAGGATAAAAACGAGGAATCAATAAACAATTACATTGAATCCAACAACATACCAGGTTCAATAACGGAATTCAAGGAAGATACAAGGGTGAGACCGTTGAACGACATAACGAAGGGTGACGTGGTACTTTACACGGAGCCGGTGTTCGAGGGATCGTACCCCAGGGTTACATACTCACATGACAGGACCATACTGGCACTGGTACTGAAGGAATCATACGGCACCAAGGGGCAACACACATTCACCTTGAGGGTTATAGACTGTGATGACCCGGCACTAGACGCGGGCGAGAACATAACCAGGAAGGGGAGGAACGTGTACAAGGAATGCAGGGGTATACAGTTATCCAGCCAGGAACAAAGACAACAGAAACATTCACGCAAGGAGGATGCGACGGAAAGCAAGTACTGGGAATGGTACAGGGAAGCCCACGACGAGGGGAAAACGTGGAAGATGGAGAAGATACCATCATGGTTTTTGAAGAAACACGGTTTGGAAAACAACTAACCACCAGCACTTTACGGAATTGATAAAACATAACGTGAAAATTAACCCGTCAACCTACCCATGATTGACGGGTTATTATATTATTACAGGATACATGTAAACAGGGATGAATACCCAGTGATATTAAAGATTTCCAGGCATGGGTTGCTCATGGTAACCCGCTTTTACCAGGTGGCGGTACTGGACGGGGGTTCGAATCCCCCTAGCTCCACTTCCATTTGAAGAACCTGGTGGGTGATAACAGGTTAAACCACCCGTACCGGGGCTAAAAGGATTTAGACATACCGAGGATACTGGTAACGAGTCACGGCCTGGATGCCAACTAAATGGCAAAACAATTGAAATGGAAACAGTAGACGCCAAGGTAGTGTCTATGTCTCCGGTGCATGCTAGAGTAGCATGCTAGTGAAACGGGGCGGGGATTGCTCCCCGCCTTCACCACTGGTAAAAATTTGAAAAATAACGATACGAAGTATGGGAAAGATGAAGAAACTAATAACAGTACCTGTTATATGGGTTACTTGCGTGATGATAATATTACTATCTTGGGTATTCTCCAGGAAAATATCATGATATGGAAGAAATTTTGAAACAACACACCGGTAATGACATCGTGGTTAAACACGACAACGCTTTCAGGTACGGGTTCCCGTGGATTGGTATTCAAACATTTAAATCAGGTAAAATGAACAAGACGTTATCGAAACAAGAAGCCTTAGACCTGATGGGGAAAGGCATAAAAGTTACCCACCATTTCTTCAGTAAAAAGGAATGGATGACACTTGACAAGGATGGTAAGCTGCTTACCGAGGACGGTTGCACCAGGAGCGTGGATGAATTCTACCAGTACAGAAAGGGGAAGGAATGGGAAGTAGGTTACTTCGTGTTCGTTAACAGGAACTTGGAACAGGTAGGGGTTGAAGTACGATAAATGTTGTTTTAAAGATGAATAGAAATGGAAATTGAAAAGGATACACATGAAATAACCCTGCCAAGGGTGCAACTTGAATTGTTGGAATCTACCATCAAGCAACAAGATGAAAAGTTAAAGGAACTGGAGACCTACAAGGAATCAAGAACCACCACGCACGTTTTATGCATATCTATTAACGGGGTATACAATAATATTGATACTTTCGATATCGAGGGTATTGGTTATAATGAAGAAAAACTCAAGTTAAGAAGTGAATCCCAACACCTTTACGGTAATATCATTGCTGATGTCACCGATAAGATGAACAAGTCAAGGGCGTATGCGGAAATACAGGTTAATGATGAGATAAACATATTGAGGCGTCAGTTGATGGAAGTTAAGGACAAACTCCAAAAAGAAAGACAAGAAACAAGGGAACTGGAAAAGAAATTTAACCAGTCTAATCGTGAGATTGAAAAAGTACATGATGCCCTGTCAGAATGTTCTAGTCTTTCCAAATTTAATATTGTGACAATTACATTGATTGGTATATTTTTGGTGGTAAACCATATTACCAACCATAAATCTTTATCCATGATAGTGGTAGCATGTTGTATATTATTCACGGTAATCTCCAACATAAGTATGATCCAGATAAAAACAAGTAAAAATGATGAATCCTAGAGCATGATAACTGATAGATCACGCTAATGAAACACATGAACAAAGAATTTATATTATGCGCTTCCATATGGGTTAACGATGGACAGGAACATGGGCAACAACCTGTAAATATTGATACCGGGTTCGTTATTTGCGGTAGAAGACACAGTAACTGCTACCAGACCATCAAAGATTTGAAAGGGGATGTAAGCGAGTATTTCAAATCTTTAGGTATCCGGAATGAGAATCATAGAGAACACCAGGGATTCATAACATCCCTAGACAGGTATGTTGACCGTAAGGAAGGATGGGTCATCGCGAAAGCAAATAACCAGGTTCAATTCGGCCTGGTTGCAAGTGAAAACGAAGACGATTCAATACTCATATCGGAGAACCTGTATTAAATTTCCAATAATAACTTTTAAAAATGATATTATGAAAATAACGTTAGAATACAAGAATAAGATGAAAATTCGCTTGATATTAATCTTTTTAATCACATCGATAATACCTTGCTCAATCATCAACACCATGTACGACTTGTTACAACAGGTGATCACGAATGAACTTGCCAGGATATTATCTTTCATACTGGTGACGATACCTATTTGTATTATATCGGTTTTATCGGTATCTCTTTTCATGATGGATAGTTATATCAGAAAGAAGTTCAAAAGCGTTAAGAAACCACCTCCTACTTTTATTCGCACAGGGAATGTCATGAGATCGCATGACTTAATCCTTCTCGATGAATACGGTGGTATACACACGGATTGTTATTACATGGAAGAAACAGGGAAAGGTGGAAAGTGGATTAAACGAATCAATGCAACACATGATGAACTTGAAGGTGTGAAAGGATGGTACCTGGAGCCGGAGAGGGAAGTAAAATAATATCATGTAATCAATAATTTTAAACTATGACATATCTAGTGAAAATAAAAGGGTTAGTTGTTAAAAAGGGGAATAAAGGGTGGAATCCCATCAAGAAGAAATGGGAAACTGCTTACACCATATTGAACATGTTTACCGTGGTTAAATACGGGATTGCAGTGTTCAAGGGTCCAAAATACAGGGTAAAAAGAAGTTACGGGTTACGTTTTAAACCCATGATACATCATTTAAAGGTAATGCGTAAACATCCCAAGATTATCATGATAAATTAATATCAAACCTAACATTGATATGTATATGATTAATACGATCATGATGTCCTTGATGTGTTATATGTATGTGTTTGACATGATCATGATCCCATTGATATGTTATTACTCATCATATTCGATGTATGGATGTGATTAAGGTTGACATGATGTCTTTGATATGTATATGTTTATGAGAATCATGATCCACTTACATCAACCTGGTATTGATACACGGGTTACAAACATGTTACAGGATATAAGAGATGTTCAAGATATTCAAAATAAAACCATACCATCATGAATCAATTAAAGGAGAATCCAACGAGCGAGGAGAAATTAAAACGCGAGCGTGAAGTATTCGAGGACAAGGTTTTCAAGGAGAAGATAGCAAGGTTGTCATCCTCGTACCAGGATAACATCCGAAAGTTCAACGATGATGAGAAACGTTTGAAAGAACTGGAGAAACTAGAGAAGTGGGACGAGTGGTTCGCCTTGCGCAACGGGGAATGGAACGACCTTAACATCAAGGTCAACATGGAACACGAGACTTATGACACGTTCAAACAATTCCACGTGCCAAACAACATAACATTACACAGGTGAACAAGGTATCAAGATGTTGCAAAACGACATCAAATTTCATCAGGTGTTTCACCTTCACTATCATGATGTGGTTAATGATAAGATGCATGGTGATATGGAGACAATTCAAGTACTGGTTGGTTAATTGAAAATTTAATATCATGGATAATTTAGATAATATAAGGAAATTACTTACCCCGGAAAAACAAGATTTACTGACCACGTGGGTAGATGCTTACACGGATTACTCCAACGGGGCACAATCCATGCCGGATGCCGTTTTCGATGAGGTGACGAGAGAATTACAGGCGTGTGGCATCGAGCAGGTGGTAACGTTCATCAATAACTCACTGGAGGAATTGGACGGTGATGGTAAGTTGGAAATCAACGATAATCCCGATATGAATTCCAGGTTGATGCTATCGCTAGAGAAGATAAAGTTCCAGGATATGACACCCCGGGAAGTTGCAACCTCCATACTCAAATGGGTTGGTACCGGGAAGAAATACTACATTGGACCGAAATTCGATGGTTGTGCCATCGGGAAGAGGGACATGAAGGTTCTGACCAGGGGAGGACTCGACCTTACTTCGGTCATTGGATCATTAATAGATAAACTACCAGGGGATGTATCCACGGGTGAACTTGTGGTGAAGAAATCAATTTTCAGAGATAACCTGTCAAAGTTCGACGGGACAGGTGAATACGAGAATACAAGAAACTTCGTTGGTTCGGTAGTGAAGAGTCACTCGGTGTTCAGGAATTATTCCCAATATTGTGACATAGTGGGGTTGACGGATGGCAAGAACCCGTTACTGGACTCCACGTACATCGATAATGATGGCACACGGGTGAAGACATGGAACGAGTTAAATTTGGAAGATTTAACCAGGCTGGATAAGATACACGATGGGTATCTAGCGACATGCCCGTACGATATAGATGGGATTGTTATCTCGGTATTCGAGGATGGTCCAAGGAAAGTGAAAGACAAGTACCCCCTCAACATGATAGCCGTTAAATTCAGTGGTGAAACCATAGAGACCACCATCAAGAAGTTGAACTGGGATCATACGAAGACAGGTAAATTAACACCTGTGGCCGATATTGAACCGGTGTACTACAACGGTGCAACCCTTGAGAGAGCCAACTGTTACTCGCTGGATTACGTCAGACGGATGGGTATAGGAGAGGGTTCTAGGGTACTGGTAACAAGGTCAGGCGAGATAATACCTGCTGTCGTGAAGGTGTTAACCAGGTCAACAACCATCCACCTGGACATGAAGGGTAAAGTGATCATCGGGGCACACGTGTTCGATGAATCCGTGATGAACGCGTCTAACACCCCGGAGAAGTTCACCTTGGCATTGAAATTATTACAGCTTGACGGTATAGGACCTGTCAGCTCATACATGATAGGTAACGTTGTCAACAATGATGTGATAAACCTGTTCGACATTTCCTTGAAACCACGGATCAGGGAGGTACTCGGGAATGACAAGTGGTACAAGTTCCAGGATTTCTACAACATCAAGACACTATCGCTGGACCAGGTTATAAACCTGTTGCAGTTCAACGGCGTGGCTGTAACCACGTCCAGGAAACTAGCATTATTGCTGTCAACCAAGGACAAGAAACACGAGGAAGGAATACCTGTCGATACCATCAAGAGGGTACTAACAGGGGATGGTTTCTCCAGGGTTCAAGATGCTGTAAGGAGATTGGCATCACACGGCATCAAGGTAACTAACCCGGTCGAGGTAAACGATACCACGGTAACATTCGAGATGTCAGGTGACTGGGAAGTCATGACCAAGGAAGAGTTCAAGACAAGACTGAAGCACGTGTTACCGAACGCGGTACACACCACCCTTACAAGGACAACAACGTACCTTTTCGTTGACAGGTTAACATCGACAACCGGTAAGGCTAACAAGGCCAGGAAATACAACGTCAAGATGGTTACATACGAGGACGCGTTGAAGGGGAAATTTTGAAATTTTAAAATAATCAAGATATGACAAGGGAAGAAGCAAAAGAAGCTTATGATAAGTTGCAAGAATGCATCAAAGATGCTGGAGAACAAGCACTCAAGTTGAAATCAATCATCGATGGTCGCGATACAGATGAAGAAACTATCAAACGTGCTGAAGAACGTTTCAAAGAACTGATCAGTGGGGTAACTATCCAACCATACGATGGTGGCATAAAATATCACCGGGGTGATGAATGGATACTTGACCAGGATTTCAAAAAGAAAGTAGTTTGCATCAGGTATTCGTTGGTATGGGGTGTTATTGAATCGGAATTTGGTTTTAATGATAATAATATCAGAGAGTTAACCACTACTTGGGTGAATAAACACCTCGGTTGCGAGGGGTTCACAACATATTGTCAATTTGCCACTTTTTAAACTCGGTGAATAAACACCTCGGTTGCGAGGGGTTCACAACAACAGCATTCGATGTAACTAGTAACACGTTGGTGAATAAACACCTCGGTTGCAATGGTTTTACAACCGAGACTATTGAGACCTTGTAACATCAAAGGGTGAATAAGCACATCGGTTGCGAGGGGTTCACAACGTGTATGATAATACCCATTATAATCCCCCGGGTGAATAAACACCTCAGTTGCTAGGGGGTCACAACTCAGTTCTTTAGCTTGTGTATAACGGACAGGTGTATGAGCCGTGTCTGATCAGAATTAACAAATTGTAACGGCTTCTAATTAGCATTGCTTATACGCCATGTTAGCAATCTTTAAAAATTATGGAAATTGAAAAAACATTTATCGTTGAAGGGGAAATTTTGAAATTTTAAAATAATCAAGATATGACAAGGGAAGAAGCAAAAGAAGCTTATGATAAGTTGCAAGAATGCATCAAAGATGCCGGAGAACAAGCACTCAAGTTGAAATCAATCATCGATGATTCCAGGAATAACGAGGAAGAAACTATCAAACGTGCCGAGGAACGTTTCAAGGAACTGATCAGAGGGTTAACTATCCAACCATACGATGGTGGCATAAATTATTACCAGGATGATGAATGGGTACTTGGTCAGGATTTTAAAAACAAGGTAGTTTGGATAAGGTATTCGTTAATATGGTCAGTTTTTGAATCGGAATTTGGTTTTAAATATGATAATATCGGAAAGTTAACCACTACCTGGGTGAATAAACACCTCGGTTGCGAGGGGTTCACAACGGTGAAGTGGTTTGGCAATCGTTCTATATGGTGAATAAACACCTCGGTTGCGAGGGGTTCACAACGCTGATCGACAACAAGAGTATCAAGGACATGGTGAATAAACACCTCGGTTGCGAGGGGTTCACAACCGAATTTGGCGCCGAGCTGAATGCTTATAGGTGAATAAACACCTCGGTTGCGAGGGGTTCACAACCGCCAAGGGGTTACCCGTCAACGGGAAATGATGAATAAGCACATCGGTTGCGGGGGGTTCACAACACGTGATAGACCCTGACAAACTATGGAGGGGATGAATAAACACTTCGGTTGCGAGGGGTTCACAACAAGAGATCATCAATGGACAACATGTTAAATTTATTTTGAAATGAAAACAATACGTTATAAACAAGGGAAGTTAAAGGTACTTGCTATCAAATTATGGTTGGCAACTTACGGGGTAAACGCGTATGGTAAGTACAGGTTAGAACTACGTGCGGGTGACACGGGGTTAATGTTATGCATCTACCAATCCAGGCGGAAACCGTTATTCAGGAACCTTTACGTGTTGTCCGTGTTGTTCTTCCCGTTGGTGTCACTGTTGGTGTTATTCAAGATAGTAGGCATCATCATTTCACATTACGTTAACGGTGCCGTTAACTTCTACAAGGATTCCGCGTGGGTTGAAGGAATAAGGTTCTTCAACTGGATAAACATAATTTTAATGTTTATTCTAGGGGTATTATTAATTTTTAAATGGTAAGTTCCATGAATAAATTTCTTTACCACGTTACCATGGAAAATAACATGACCGGTATCCTGGCTAATGGTTTACTGGTTAACTCGGGTATGAGAAGCCCGTTCACCCGTTTCAGCAAAGATAAGATCATAAGTTCATATTATGAAAAATACGGGATGCAACCATTATTCCTTACGAATGATGTGGAACATACTATTAAACAGTTAGGTAAAAATTCAACCCGGTCTTGCATGGTTTTAAAAATTGATGTGACCGGTTTAAATATGGAAGGAGAATTCGATTACCTTGAAGAAAAATGGTATATGTTTTACAAAAACAGGGAATCGATGATTGATAATATGAGGGGAAGAAGAGGTATCACGTTCATTTCCAAGGAAAATATAAAACCATCGTTAATGGTCTTTTGTCCAGAAATAACGACTATCATTAACAATAGATATTGAATAATTTTTCATTATGGAATTCAAAAATATTGATATAATAAATCATGATATAACCATTATTTGTAAAAAATACCAGGAAGAACGTCCAAGCGGTAGGTGGTATATAACCACTAATGGTTTAAACCAGGTATCTAAAATTCTAGGAGGTAAATACTCGAATTTAACAACTAGTCAGAAAAAGAATTTTAGACAAGATTGTGTAAGTCAAGCACAAGATTCAATACCAATTGAATAACATTTGTCACCGGTAAATAGGGGTTATTTTTAATAAACCTTGATTACAACCACATCATGATAAAATAATAACATGGTTATCATGAAACGAGGGTTTCAGTCACCGTGCAGGATATAAACCTGGTAAATAATACCCGAAATACCCGATTAAAAATCCTACCATCATGGAAAATAACAAGAAGTATAATTTCAAGGAAAACGTGTTCATAGCTTTCGAGGTGGAGGACGTGTACTGTATAGGTTTCACAATACTTGATACAAAAGGGGATAAGGTTGTAAACCTGGTAGGTAACAACGGGAAGACAGGGAAGATAAGGTTCGATGAGATCGAGAACCCGCGTGTACTTAATATCCTTGGGACGTTCGATGGAAAGAAGAAACCCATGAGCCCACCACCATCATTACACGAGGGCAACACCAGCATTGAGCAGATGGTAAAATCCATAGAAAGGTTACATGTCATCAACCTTAACTAGGTTGTTTTGAACCATTACGAGGATATTTGGATAATATTAAATAATTTTTAAATCATGAATGAAACAATAAAAGAGAACAACAAGAGGTATTCCAACATAGAGGTTTGCTTGATGAACCTCGTGAGCAGCGGTAAGAACACGTTCGACGAGTTGAAAGCTGGTTCCGGTGTTAACGACCGCGATTTCAATGTTGTCCTCGAGGGGATGTTAGCCAAGAACATACTATCATACAACAGGAATACAGGGAAGTACGAGTACGTTGAACCACTTGAAGGCGAGATACTGGTGCTGGACGGAAACGTGTTGTTACCGATGACTGTCATCACGTTGGGTAACAGGAAGATAGTTAGCAGGGGTAAGTACTACGAGTTCCCTCTTGATTTCGATGTCAGGCGCATCGTCTGGAATGTGAAACTAGACCCGAGAACCAATTCCACGCTGGTTGACCTTATACAGAACTCGGTACTCAAGGAGAAGAAAGCAAACATAACACAGGTAGAAGCTTACAAGAACCTCGTGAACAAGGTAATACCATATTCCAAAAAAATAGGATTGCTACTTAACGTCGTGGGTGATGAAGCAACTGATGTACACGTTATGTTCAAGGTTCCGATCACAACGGGGGACATAACTTTCGAGTTCTGCAAGTTCAAGGTAAGATCCTTGATATCGACACCCGAGATGATAGATGAACTAAAGAAACCAGCTAACGAGAGGGATTACACGAACATAAAATTAAACAGGATACACGACCTGACGGATTTCACATACGTGAACAACGAGATCCCGGTATCTAGTGGTGATGGTTTCATAACCGTTGCACGTGTTACCGGGATCAAGAAATTCTTGCAGTTAACATACTTCAAGGTTGACACCACCGGTAATTACACCAGGTTGAACACCGAGGAATTACCACCCGATACTTCTACTGATAGGTTCCAGGAACTTTTCAGCGGTTTACCCTCGATGATACTAGCATCATCGAATTTCAACGTGGAGATGACGGAATAACATACAACCAAATAATAGAATTAAACATGAATAATAAACAGAGCATGGATGTTGCCGATAGCCCAATGTTAGCTTTCAACAACATAATTTCAAACCTTTCAAGCAAGCTTCTATCCATTTACAACATACAGGAACAGGAAAGGGAAATTTTCATCGACTCGCTAGTATTCGATGACAACTCCATAACGATATTGAACAGTGCCAGGGTTTACCTTGATAACGGTGATCTGAGATACAGGTTCAACGGTTCTTACGACAGGGATATGTTAGAGGGGTTCGTGTTGAAAACAATAACGAACGCGCATGACATCGAGCATATATTACATCATTACATGTACGTATTGGATCGTATGAAAGATGTTGATGTTAGCATTGATAACCAGTTCGTGAGGGATTTGATCAACATGATGTCACGAGAGGAAGTACCACCTTACCCCGTTTTATTGCCTTACAAGATAAAGATCGAGAAACTGTATGACACTAGTGACCGGTTAACGGACATCATTTACAACAGGTACTCGTACTTCATTAAGTTCCGTGCCGGGAACGGTAACAAGGGGTCTATTGAATACACGCTCATAAAGTGCATCTCATCAGAACTTGACCCGTCGAAATCAATGTTGAATGTAAGGTATGATGAGATCGAGATACTGAAGCAAGGATACTTCAACAAGACAGGTGCTTCCAAGTTCATAGGGGACTTGTTCTTTTACGGTGAAATAGACGAGAACTAGCAAGATAATTGAAATGGATAAAGAAGAATCAAGGAAATACACGGTATCGGATATAACGGCAGCCATTAAAGAATGCCTCAAGGTATCGCCCCAGGTAAAGGCAACAAACGCGGTTGTAACCGCCACGTTCAACATATTAAAAGCAATGCACGTGGACGGGATGAAACACGTGATACTAGAGGCAGGTACCGGCACGGGTAAGTCCGTGATAGCATACATGGTACATTTCTGTTCCGCGTACCTGGAAACAGGGGGGTATCATCGTGACAAGTTAACCTATTACCTGACCTCGTCGAAGATGTTGCAAGAGCAGTGTTCCAACGATATAACCAGGTTCGATTTCCACGATTACATGTACATGTTGAAGGGAACGGTAAATTACCGGTGTCTTGCCGGGAAGGATTTGATGTATCCTGACAGGCCGTGTGCTGGAATGAAAGGGGATGAGCTTTACAGGCATCACGCTTCATGTGTCGATGTGTGCCCGTACAAGATGGCAAGGGAAGAAGCATCCAACAAGGATTGTGCCGTGTTGAATTACGCGTACTTCCTCACGGTGATGAACTCGTCTTTCAACCCGTTCTTCACGAGCAGGCAACTAACGATATGTGACGAGGCACACCTGGTACCTAATGTTGTAACGGGGATGTATAACTTCGAGGTAAACCGTTACCTGGTTAACCAGTGTACCAACTTCTTGAGGGAGATTGAGTTGAATTTCGGGTCTAAAATCCCTAACTTCGAACGCGGGTTATCACTGCTATCGAGTGCCGCTAGCTTGTTCTCCAACCACGGGAGGAACCACGATACGGTTGTCCGGTACTTCAACATCATGGAACAGTACAGGGTTATACATTCAAGTATCATAAAGGCATTAACAGGGGATGGTGGTGCTGGTGGTTATCTTATTAAGGCTAACAAGCTGGCAGAATCACTTGAAGAACTAGGTAACAGGAAGGAAACACTCGATAATTTGGTGTCGAGACCTTCCGATATATCGTTTGAATCAGAACTAGTATCCGATACTGATGGAATGAAGATATACAAGCATATCTTGAGGGACTTGTCGGAGACAAGCATGATACGGGAGAAGTTCTTGAACAAGATCGAAGACGGCTTGTACATGAGTGCAACGTTCCCACCCTTCGATGATTACGCCACGACAATGGGGTTCAATGATGGTGAATGGGTAGGTTTTTCACTACCATCAACGTTCGATTACTCGAGATCACCTGTTTACCTTTGTAACTCCGGTTACTTGAACAAGGCAAATTTCGATTCTAACATTGACAAGTGCATCATGGACACGTTGAAAATATGCACGGAATACCACCCGGTAGAGAAGGGTATCATACATACATCAACATTCGAGATAACCAGGAAACTGGAAGAATCAGCAAGAATGATACCTGGATTGAAGGAACGTTTACTCACGTACACCACCCCTGATGAGAAAGAAAAATGCATTGACTTGATGAAGAACTCGAGCAGACCTTACATCATTGCCGGTCCGAGCCTGTACGAGGGCATTGACTTGAAAGATGACCAGGGAAGGTTCAACATACTGTTGAAAGTTCCATACGCCGGTATGACATCATACGTGAGATCCAAGATGGAACGTTACCCGGGTTGGTATAATGATGAAACAGTCATGAAGATCATACAGGCCATAGGTAGGACTAACCGGAATCATGATGATTACTCGAGTACATACCTGATCGATTCTTGCTTCAACAAGATAATACACGACACCAACAACATCATAATATCAAGGTTAAAGAAAAAATACATCTAGGAATGGAAATAAAATCAGAAAAAGTTTTAGCGGCATTGTTGCTATGCTTGAGACGTGACACCATGAAATTAAACACGAGGTTCACTGTTGAAGGTAACGGTGTATCGATATCGTATGATGTTAATGGTAAATGTTACTCGTTAACATCAAATGTCCAAGGGATACCAAGTAACAACTCGTGGAAACCAAATATCGATGAAGTGATCGAGGTAGAGGAACAAATTGATGACACATCAGAACTACAGGATAATTACACCGAAGTAGTTAACAGGATAAAGAGCATCATACCCGCGGTAGGGTTGAAACCATTACTTGACACCGTGATGAACTTGATGACCTTCGAGGAGAACAAGGGCATTTATTTCAACTTCACGGACATGAAAGGAGTTATACACAAGCTAGATACAACGGACGGTAAAACGTTCACCCTTGATGGTGAACCGTTCGACACGATAATGGCTAACTACCTGTTATCAAGATGTTTCCATGACAGGTTCGAGATAGATTGCATGGAATGGATCACGGACAAGGCAGAACGCAAGTTTTGAGCATGTCAATGGAATTAACGAAACCAGTGGTAAGTTACTGGGGGTGGGGGAACCCTTGTCTCAAGATTGATCAATGGTTACCGCGGTTAACGGGGGTAAACATCATAAGGACAAGGACATTAACCACGGAATTCATTAATGTTTGCCTGTCTAACTCTAACAGGATTTTCCTTCACGTGGTGATAAGCGGGATGGGTAAAACACCATTCGAGCCGAATACACCAACCGTGAGGGAAACGTTCACGATGTTGAAATCACTGTTTGATTCAGGTTTCCCTTCCAGACAAGTTCTCGTGGTTGTTGACCCCGTGATACCAAACGACAACGGTTTGAATTCCCTGAAACTATTATTACGGTTGTTCAGCGAGTTCCCGACACTCAGGTTAAGGTTCATGAGGTTCCGGGTACTGAAGTACGGGGAGGATAACAGGATCAATAATTACAACATACGTTACAGGATGAAAGGATACCCTGCCTTGAGGGAGTACATCGTTAACGTGAATTCATTCAATAAATCCTACAGGGATATCATCAACAAGTACAGGTCTATTATAACCGTGGATTCCGGGGAGGAACCACTACTGGGGTCAAGGGAACTCCTGACACTAGGTTACAAGAACGAGTGGGTTGAACCTGACGGGACGGTTTCGAAAGTAATCAATTATGCGAACGGCAACAAGTACGACCCCATCGTTAACGACCTGTGCCAGGGTAAACCGGTAAGGTGTTCTACAAGGTGCGTGTTGTGTCCTTACAGGTATTGATTGGGGAAATTGCATTAAACATAAAAATTAATAAAATGGAAACAATTAATAAAGAACCTGGTTTCGAGAAAGAATTAAATAAAGCACATAAGATATTTGGGGAGTCATTAGGTATGACCAAGTATGAATTAAGGGTGAGGGTTCGCGAGCATGTCAATGGTAGGAGGATTATGCTAATAGAAGACATCGTAAGTGTGGTAGCTTCCATACGAACCAGTATGAATAACAATATATTATCACGGTGAATAACATTACAATTAAATAATTTTAATACTATGATGACAATTAAGGGAAAAATCGAGATAAAACACAGTTAATAGGTAAACAATTACTGGTTGGTGATGAACCACGCGGTAAAATTATAGATTATGATCCAACAACAGGTGAAATCACGGCCGAAGTTGATGATGTAATCATCGAGTCATTACGGGACAGGTTGCATGAACCGGTTGAATATAACGATTTCATTATCGTGAATTCGTCATTTACCGTGAAGAAACCATACAAGAACGAAACACAATTTAACCAGTAAATAATTAACATCATGAAGAAGTTAAAAGTAACGTACATCGATAATGGTATGATCAAGGAAGTTATATTGTTATCTAGTTCCTGGTGGAGCATTGGTTCTGAAATGAACAATGCTGGTATTTATGACCTGGATAAGGTATTGGAAATAAAGGTTATACCGTCAGAAACAACAGACAGGACAATTGGAATATAGGTTTTAAAACCTCGATTCCCCGTTCTCGGCAGTCATGAAAAACATTAAAAATAATTGGAAAAATATATAAATGCCCGGGGGTATCGACATTACCTGCAGGATATATTGAACACAAGTAATGAAATATGGGAAACACCAGCAACATCACTACGGTAGACACGATGAAGGTAAACTGGAACAAGTTAACACTGGGCGAGTTCATGAAGGTGGAATCGGAATACCAGTTATCTGGTAAGCTGATCGATAACAAGAGTATCAAGGACATGATAATAGTGGAGATATTCGGGAACAAGTACCAGGTAACAAGTACCATTTACAACAGGATCAAAGCTTGCAAGAACAATGATACCAGGTTGAAGATGATGAATGATGTAACCATAACACATTCCCCGCTGGAGGAACTTTAAACAATATAATTTAATCAAAAAAGTAATAATCATGGATGAAAACTTAAGTGAAAGTCTTGGAACAGACCTTCAAGAAGGAGCCGTAACATCACCGGTTAAAAAAGAAAAAAGAATCCAAACCACGGAGGAAAGAGAAATACTCGTGAAAGGCTTGGAAGCAATCAAGAATTCAGGTGCTAGTCCCGAGTTGCTAAAGGTTGCCGAGCTAGCTATCGACTGGAATTCAGACAAGGAAACCACCGGTATTGCTAAAACAGTGTGCATCGAGTCATTCGGTGATATCGAGAAATTGAAAGATTTCACCACGTCGAGAATCGCTTCTGAAATTGATGAATTCAACGCCATCTCGAAGATCGTCCCAGTAATAAACAACATCAAGTCATTCTACGCTCGTCGACCTGGTGTCGGTCCACGCCAGCCAAAAACAAAGAAAATTCCCCTTGTTCAACTCGTGATAGATAACACTACTTACAGCGTTAACAAGTCTTACTTCGAGTCGTTGAAAGATATGCCTAGAGAGGAGAAAAGGGCTGCTATCCTGGCACATGCTGACACGAAGGCATACGAGGAAAACTTCGAACGCTTGTAGGAAACTAAAGACAAACACCATGTGTTTGATGCCTGTCATACAACGCTGTTAGTGCGGGAGTACTTGAATTCCCCCGCTTGTCATTAGCTTTACAAGTGCTACCAGCGTGACAGGTTAAATATACATGGTGAAATGGTGGGTGGTCGAAAACGTGCCTTGATGGCGTTACCACCCCTGGGGTGATACCAATGTAACCGGGAAAGTCACCTTATTTTTACACGGGGTACTGGTTGTTAGAACATGAATGGACACACGTGAAATATTTTCTCTTTTCTTTGAAACTCGGAAATTACCATCACATCAGGCTATTTGAATTAACCACCTTAAAACGTTACCAATCATGTACCAAGTGGGGTTCGAATCCCCACTACCCCACTTTTCCACTTCAATTCTCCAAGTTCCAGGCGGGAACGATCCTAACAGGGCGTTCCCGCTTTTTAATTCTAAGGTAAATACATGATAATTTAAACACGTATAAAATGGATATGAATAGATCAGCATACCTAACATGGAAAAAGAAAAACGTGACGTTGCGGGGTATCAAAAACAAGGAGAACTTGGAGGTTCCAAACAATGTGTACCCATCGTACGGGGCTGGGTTGTACACGGCCTTTTTATCAAATATGAAAATGGCCAAAGGTTACGGGGATGTTTACCTTGTACTGAACGCGAAACCATTGAAACCGGGAGTTGTTAACAACGTGAATGAAG